TTACGAACATCATTGAATAGTTCTTTAGCATGTTTATCATTTTGTTGCATGTGTGAAGAAAGATTACTCTTGAATGATTTGTAATCATTGTTCTGTGCATGATTACGCATATCAGTTCCAGAAACACCTTTCGTTCTTTCACCTGACGATGATACCGTTATCTTTTTGAAATTGAAAGACCCGTGTTTATATGGTCTACCCGCATCATCATGAGTCTTACCATTATAATGATGAAGTAGTCTTTTGTATTCATCCACTCTATCTGCACCCGCAATAACATGAAGATGAGTATAACCTTTAGCATGAGCATCAGCAGCATGATGCATAATTGTAGGCTTCTCTTTACTTGATGTTATAATATTTGTACCAGGGAATGCTCTTTTAAGATGCTTCAGTTTGGTATCTGGAGATAGAGGATTCTTCTTAGCATCCTGTGAGTGAGATGCAATGACCAAATGGTCTGAATTCTCTTTCTCTGCTGTTTTCTTTAGACCCTCAACATTCTCCTCATGACCTTTTGTTGGAGGATTCATACGACCAAACAACATCGTAAGTTTTTTTTGTTGTTCTTCTACTAGTTGTGAGAATCTTTTCATTTTGCTCTTGCTAGACGATTCAATCTATTGAATTCGTTCCTGTCGTTTAGTTTAGAAACTGTACCTTCGTGATTTACGACGAAGCCTTCTGGTTTTACTGACTGTCCTTTGATTTCATGTTCTAATCCACCAGTATGTTGTGCCAGTGTATGAACTAAAACATTCTTTGCATTCTGTAGGTGATGATGTACAGCAAAAACATCTTCAAGGTTTTTCTTATGCACGTTTGTATGCTGAATCAAGTCGGATAATTGATCTTGATACTTCTTCTTACCAGCATCAGTTTTTTTCTTATCTATTTCTTTTGTCAGTTTGTTTTCTATGTGCTTCTGTAGACCTGCAACTGTTGGCTTCTCTTGTGTATCAACCGTTGAATTTATATATGTTTTCATATGCTCTCTAACTGGATCAATAGAGTGGTACATATGAGGATTTTTGTCGTGTACTTTTTGTGCGGCAGCAACATGCTTTGCATATTCACCGTGAGCAGTCTTAGTCATTACAACTTTTGACGTATCATGACCAGGAAGTCTATGATAAACATCAGGATGCTCTGTGAAATTAGATAGGTCTGGACTATAGTTTGCAGTCATAGCCTTTGCTGTGGGACCGACATATTCAGTATGATTGTATATACCAAATTTTGCTTTTTTTATTTTGTCGTGTTCTGGTGTGCCTTTTTTCGCAGAATATTTGATGACATTTGGTGTGAAGGCGTATTTGTCTCCTTCCTTTTTCTTGTCTTTATCTGAGAATAAAACATCACCTTGATAAACACCTTGTTTTGGTGTTATCTTTGGTAAGTGCTGCAATGCAGATTTGAGTTTTTCAACTAGACCTGGTGCGTGACCATGATTCTGTTGAATGTCTTTTTCTGTATAATTAATCTTTGGGTTTTTGTTAAATGCAGACTTAGAAGCAACGAAAAACTTGCCAGTTTCTGGATGATGACCATATACAATAGATGGTGAACCATCATGCTTCATGGTCAATGTTGAATCGTGGGCACCAGCAATAATATGATTGTGGGCTTGATCTAGAGCACCAACGGCATGTTCAAAGCCTTTGGCTCCATCGTTGATAGGATGGTCCTCTAGATGCTCAATGTGCTTGAGTTTTTCGCCTTCCGGTTCTGTAGTTTCTTCTTTTAGAAAAGTCTTGAATTTTTGCATTGATTCCTCAAATGGCAATACCCTGTGATTACCTATTGAGTATTTATACGATTAATTTGTCCATAATATCATAAACTGACTTAGTTTGTACATAGCCCAGACTCTTAATTTTGGTAATATCAAGGACCATGTTTGTGGTTTGTACCACCTTATGAAATGCTGCGGTTTCAATAGTTTCCACATTAGATGATGAACTCAACTTTGTGGCAGCATAGTTAATAGCATCTACCAGCCTGACTGGAACGCCATTACCAATATTATAGATTTCGTTGACTTTTCCTTTTTGCAATACTAGATTAATAGCACGAACCGCATCGTCAACATAGATATAGTCTCTATATGCTTCACCACCATCATACAACGAAACTGTGTTTCCTGCTTTCAGTTCATTGATCATGTATTGCAGAGCATTCTTCTTTTTAGATACCTTGTGGTCAGATTCTCCTAAAACGTTTGCTAGTCTGAGAATCCTGTACTTAATGTTGAACGTTTCACAATATGAAATGAGAAGTTGCTCTGCTGTTCGTTTGGTTATGCTGTAGAATCCTTTCGGATCACAATAAGCAGATTCTTTTGCCGGCAAATCTACATTTCCATATACAAACCAAGAACTAATGAAATTGAAAGTAACATCTTTGTCTTTACATGATTCTAAAGTCTTTATCAATGTTGTTAGATTTGTTTCAATGTCAATATATGGATTTGTGAATACATTATAATTGTCAATTGTAGAGATGAAATAAAGAACTTCATTTGATTTCACTTCATAATCATTTCTATCATTGACAATTACATTTTTAGTTAGTTCAGCATATCTACCACCAACAAATCCAGCACCAAGAACGTTTACCATTTTTGACATACCTTCTCAATATAGTTCAAAATCTTTTCGTTGTATAGAGGAGAGCAACCGATAAAGAATACATTACTTAAAGCTAGATTCGAATTGGGATAATTCTTATAATCATCTAGATGTTTGTATCCTGGATGTAAAAGAATATTCCCGCTAAAGTAGTTTCTAGTTTGAACTTTATTGGATTCAAAATGAGATACTAGCAACTCTTTCATCTCTTGTGATTCGCAATAGATGGGAACACCAAACCAAGAAGGATCTGAGTTTTCTGTAGCATTAATAACTCTTGCACCAGGGATATTATCTTCAATGTATTTTTGAATAGTTTCTTTATATTCTCTGCGTTTACTTTCAAGCATATCAAACTTTTTCAATTGCTCAAGACCAATAGCACCTTGAAGATCAAGAGGTTTTAGATTATATCCGATGTTTGTAAACAGATATTTGTGATCAATAATACCATCGTAATTCTCAAGCCAATTGTCAAATCGTTTACCACAAGTGCCACATTCTAATAGATTGTTTGATCCTACACAGTAGCAATCTCTACCCCACCATGAAATGCTTCTTGCTTCTTTGATGAAATCTTCGTTATCTGAACATACCATACCACCTTCACCTGTGCTAATATGGTGAGCAGGATAGAATGATGTTGTCCATGTATCATAGTAGTCTGTAATTAATCTTCCATTCCAAAGTGAGCCTAGCGAATCACAGTTATCACCAAGTAAAGTAAGACCATGTTTATTGCATATGTCAACAATCACATCCATGTTTGGAGGATTACCCAAAACAGGAGATACAAAAATTGCTCTTGTTTTTGAATTGATCTTTTCTTCAATTTTACTAACATCAAAATTTAATGTTTCAAGTTCAATGTCAATGAAAACTGGTTTCATTCCATTTTGAATAATAGGTGCAATAGTTGTTGGGAACCCGACAGGAGAAACAATAATCTCATCGCCGTCTTGCCACTTGTAATATTTTTTAGCAGCAGTCACCATCACAAGATTTGCTGAACTACCTGAGTTCACCATATGGGAATATTTGACATTGAATCTTTTACTAAAAGCATCTTGAAATTCAGATACTTTTTCTCCAGAAACAATCCATGCACCATTTAGAAGTGCGTCTAGTGCTACTCGTATTTCGTTATGATCCCAAAGTTGACCAGAATACTGCACAAACTGGCCTTCTTGATAATTATCATAATTTTTCACATACTTTGGTTGCACTGATTTTGATAGTGCTTCAATCATTTCATTTGGTGTCATTTAATTTCTCCATATCATAACTCAACTCCATAATGTTTTGCTATTCCATGTTTACCATGAAATCCTAAACTTCTACCTAACCAAGAAGATGACGTATTATGTTCTATGCTAAATTTGTCTACAATGTCACCTTCAGCAAATTTAATACCATAATTTTCTTCAAGTTCTTTTCTATGTATCTTGCAGATAATATTATCTTCAGGAATCACTTTATCACCATATGCATCAAACACATAGTGCTCCGAATTATCTATTACTTCTTGTGAATAATCTGATGTTTTGTACTTAACATCTAGATTCAGTAAAGCATCGTATAGTTTTCTACTTCTCAGACAGAATCCACCATTACCTACCATGCCATTATTCCATCTGGCGCCAATATAATCATAATTTAAGAATTGTTCATCCCATGCACTCCGATTTACAGCAAATCCATCAGCATGAATTATTATGTTGTATGGTTCAGTAACAACATGAGGTACTAATTTCAAGGTTATAAAATTATATTCATCAGTATATCGTTTGAATTTGTTTATTTTTATCCAAGTTACAGGAAACTCATCCGAGATTAGATTAACATCACTAAACCAATATACTCTGCTTATAGGAATACACTTGATCGTGCTTCGTATTGCACGAATTGTTGGTTCGTAATCTAAGGCATCAATACAAGTTAAACTAATCATATGGATAGTGATCTACAAAAGTTCCTGCTGCATGAGCATATTGAAGAACATCATGGCCAAAGAAGTTTCTGTATAGGTCTAGTACATGCACTTGATCTAATAAGTTTTTATCTTTTACAGAATCATACCAAACATATTCTAAGTCTTTTTCGCATCGCCATAATTCATTCATTGATAATGTTTCTCTAAAGAATGCAATCTCAGAAAAATACATCTGAGTTCCTAACGTAATATCGTTACCCCATTTTGCTGTGACCGCTTTCTTATTAGTTTCTTTACACTTCTGTATGATATCATGATAATCTAAATCTGGCTTATTATCATATGCCATCTTCAGTAGATATTTGAAATTTTCAGGTATTAATTTTACTGCATTTCTCATAAGTGTCAACTCTGCGACACCATGATTTGTCGTTCTTTGTGGAACGTCATCAAAAGAAAATCTATTGTCTTTATCATAAACAAATACATCACAATAATTTTGTGTATCAACGTCTACAGGTGAGTGTGTAGTAAGAATAACATAATGACCTTTTTCAGACAACATTTTACAGATTGTCTTAGTCATTTTTCTTTTTTCTTCTTGAAAATTACCTCCACAATAAGAGGTAACTATGATTGCCGTATCGTTCATACTGTTCTGTAAGTAAAGGTTTCTTCCATATCATCTCGGTATGTTTCTGGAGGTAAATACCATCGATTTGTTTCCCCAGGATGCATATCATATGCATTAGGTGCACCACTACCATGCCAACATTCAAGATCAAAACGATGGTGTGGTTGTTCTTCAAATTGTGGCTTGAACATATTTTCTGGTGGAGTTTTTAGTCTACGACACTTCCTTAGATATGATGCTTTTGCCCAGAAAAAGTTACCCGCATAAAAAGGATGTGGCGGGTTATTTAAAAATGCAGCACCACACATGTCATAACCTTCATCAAGCTTTGCAACACAGTCTTTCCATTTCTCTATATTCCAGTATTGCATATATCTTCGCCAGTTTTGATGACCACCAGGACCATGACTTGCTCCTTTGTGTGTCATGAAGCAAACATAAAATTCTTCATCGTTTTCATGACAATATTCTTGCAAATAGTTTACTGAAGTTGCCTCATACCAAGGCTGATAATCTTGATTATAATGTAGAATATCAACGTTCTTTCTGTCTTTCCATCTTTCTTCTAACCAGGAATAGTTATCTCTATCAAAGTGTGCAAAGAAATATGCGTGTTCAACAGCATCAAGCAAACCTGTTTTTTCTAGTAGCTCTGTTTGTTCTACTGTAATATCTTTTCCACAACCAATGTCAACCATGTGACTGAATAATTTAATTCTCATATTAACTCCAAGTTGCTTGTTCAAAGTTATGCCAGTACTGAATGACTCTTCCTTTTCCTAAGGTAGAGTAGAAAGGAGTTGTGTGAATAAGACCATGACCAGAATAGAAATATAATATTTCACCTGGTCCACTTTCTAATGCACCAACAAAGTGACTAGTTCCAGTATCACCCCCAAAGAATATTTCACTTGTCATTATGTGATCTAAATTTTCTAGAAAATCTGTAGATTCTTCCCACCCATCAATGTGGCCTATAGTTTCTTCTGTACAAATGATTTTTCTATAATCCGAATATGCTTCGCTCTTAAATCTCTCAAGCATTTTTTCAAAAATATGTTTTGGCCAATTTCTGTATGTGTTGTATTGGGCATTAAATAAAGGACAGATAACTATCTTCTTTTCTTGCTTTTTATTATTTGGGATTCTCACTAAATCACCAGATAATCCTCTAAAATCCCAAAGATTAATATTTTTCCATGAAAGTTCTTTTTCACCTGCGTTATCAGAGAAATAATCTGTATTCTCTAACATAAACTTTAAAAATTTCTGACAGTAATCTGCTGATGACACAGAGTTAGGTAAAAGATGGAATTTTATATTTTTATCTTCTACTTTTCTAAGATATTCAACGACATTTGCTACAGCAACAATATCACCATTTCTGAGAGGGCCACCAAATGCGCCTAAAGGAACATTAATTATCATACTTAAAATCTCTTATATAAACAAGTTTTGATTTTCTATCTTGATAGTAGTGTAGTTTATAATCTTGTTCTACACCCCAACCTTGCCAGTTTCGTATATCTTCATCCCACAAAATGTAACAATCTTTTTTCATCAAATCGGCAACAATACCTATTCCAGTAAATGTGGTAATAAATGGATTTGGATTATGCTTAATTAGAGAACAATTATATATTAAATCTTTTTTATAGTCAAGATATAATGCTTTTTCTTTTGGTACAATTTCTGCACTTTCTATAAGATTAGAATATCTTCTAGTATCAACATCTGGTGCATCTCTAGATGACCATCTATCACCAATGATTAACTTGTCTGTTTGAAAGTCTATATCTAGTTTTGGCACTTTTAATTCAAAATCATCATCAATATCAAAATCTATTTTGTAATTATCTCTGATGAAATTATAAAATCTATGACATGCTATTGGACTGTTACCATGTTGTTTCTCCTCACCAATATCATCCAATAGAATATATCTTTCAGCAATCATAGTTTCTTCATGCATGAATTTTACTTCAGCAAACATCTCTTGCTGCATCAATAATTCTTTTATACCAACAAATCTTTCTAGCCTATCACAAATGACAAATGAGAATTTATACTTTAGTTTTTTATGTAGACCCGATAATGCTGGGAGACAATGCATAAAATCTCCCAGATTATGAATTCTTGGCGAATATATTTTAATCATATTTGATCATTAAATATTCTAAAGATTCTAAACCAATCGTTTGGATCAGCAATATGTAACTGAAAATCTTGTGGGCTTGTCAGATACGACATGAGCAATAATGTTTGATCATCATCAATTAAATTATTTTGTAATAGAACTTCTAGATTTTTGAGAACCAATTGCTTAAGAAGTTCCCATTTCTTTGTTCCTGCTACAATATGACATCCTTGAATGTAAACATCACCTGTATAGATTATATTGTCAATCGGTCTTTCTTTGTGTATAGTATATTGATTGAAGAAATGAATTTTCTCACGATCAAAATTATAAGTCCAACGATTTGATGCTGGTATTGTTTTATCATCACGAACATAACCAAAATCTATCCATGCAGTAAGATCATTACTTATCAGACCTTTCTCAATTGCATCAGTAACATACCAGGCTTTAAAAATATTGACAAGAACATAATCGGCATGCCAATATTCAATCAGTTGAGGATTCACCACTTTACCATAATATGCGGGATCATCCATTACCTTTTGAACCATAGGTTTAATTAGTTCATATCTTTCGGGTAGGTATGAATCTGCAATAACAACTTTCGTCAGTTCTTCCAACCCAACATTTTTTCTGATAGTTTTAACTTTATCTTCAAAATCGGGTGTTGTGTAAATCACCATTTCGTTTTGAAGTTTAGCTAGGTTACTGAAAAAATCAAAATATTGATTTACACTTCTATGCTGATAGAATGGTAACTCTCTACCATGTTTTACTTTTGGTAGATTACCTCTACCAATATCATAGAATGCTGTAACTACTGAAATATCATTATCCATATTTTTTCTCAATCTTTTCTTTCCATTCTGGCACTCTATTATATTGGTGTACCATTACATATTTCTCGCCTTTACTTGTATACACATACTCCCCATCAAAGATAGGCTCAGGACTCAATAGATGGGGTCTGAATCGTTCTATTTTATTTGGGTCTACAGTAGTCCCACATTCACATGCCCAATTTGTATCGTGGTCATTGAACTTGGTAAGTGAGTGATATGGTTCGATTGATAACATAGCATTAACACCAGCTTGATCTGGAGTTGGATGTGGAATATTGTTAATAGCCAAAGAAACAGCTAATGAAAAGTTTTTAAACATCTCAAACTCGCCAGCCATTGATCCGGCATTGTAGATCGGTCTGTCCTTCATGTGATGATATAGTTGAGGAAAACATTCCATCATGTTTTGATTTCCCCATGTTTCGTCTTTGTACAATAGACCTTCACATCCATAATTTAATTTTTTATCGCCGAGATGATTTTCTAACCACACAGAAGGATCTAGTTGAAATACAACATCAGATATATCTGTAGAAATGACATAACGAATGTCTTTCATTTGAGACAATATTGCCCAATAAAAATAATGTCTAAGCATTGGTACGTGATAAGTTATTCCGTTTGCGTACAAGTATCCATCATCTTTTTCGTTTCTTTGATTTGTTGTTAAGTAAACCTCAACACCTTCATATTTTAGTTTCCTAATTGTATTGTCTGTGATATTAAATGCAACGACTGCGATTCTACCTTTAAATCCGCACTTCTTGATTGAGTTCACCCAATGTTTCATTCTGTCGTACTTGTATTCCGACACGGCACTAATGATCATATCTTGCACAATTCTTCTCCTAAATTTTCAATGATACCTGTGATATAAAATGGGTGAGAAATAAGTTTGAGCTGTTTGATTAGTTTTGTGTTGTCTATGATGAACTGCTCTTTGACAACATCACTGGTACATAAAAACTCACCTTTACCATAACCACGAATTAAATGTTTTGCTACTTTGCCTATTTCAAGACCATAGTTAGAACTTAAATTATATATTCCTGTCAATTTTCTTCTTAAAATTTTATCTAACATACATGCTGATGTAGTCACATCAATAAAGTCTCTTTTTGTTTTTTCGCTAATTGAAAATACAATCTTTTCACTGTGCTTCAATTGATCCATACAGAAGCCCATGAAAGATTGCCTACCCAATTCAAATCCAAACAAATTAGATCCTCTGACTATGACTGCTTTATCCCCAAACTCATTTAGAATTTTATTCTCACAAATCAATTTGTTTTCACTATAGAAGTCAAATGGATTTGTAGGACTTTCTTCTGTATATGTTTTCAGTTCTGATGATGATCCATAAACCTTTCTGGTTGAAATCATTGCATAATGGCAATTATTTTCATACGCAAGTTTTGCTATCTCATAATCAACATCAATTTTTTCATCATATGTTTGAGTTTTAAACACAGGATTCAATGCACAATTGATAACGCCATCATATTGAGAAAAGTCAACATGATGAATATCTTTGTATGCTACAATATCAAAATTTTTCAGTTTAGCTAGTTCATTACCAATAAAACTAGTTTTACCTACTATCAATTGTCTTGCCAAGGAAGTTTTCCTTTATAAAAATCATGCATCACTTTATTACCTTGATCAAAGAATCCTTTTGTCACAGAACCTGCATTACCATCAACTCTGTAGTTGACTGTGTATCTTCTTGTACAATCCCACTTCTGAAAGTTGGTTGCTATTGTATTGAAGAACACTCTATCTTGACCCCACCCACCATGCCACGTAGATGCTAATCTTATCAGGATTTCACGACGAACGCAATAACTATTTGTGTCAATATGGTGTGTATTTGTCCATGCTATCCATTTACCAAGACTTTCACAGTCATCATTACAATAGAAGTTTCCATCTTTGTCGGTAATTTTTCTCAAAGAATACGTCCAATCTAATTCTTTAGATTGAATTGTGTTCACGCAGGACTGAACATGATTATCTTCAAACCAACAATCTTGATCCAGAAACATAACGTAATCTTCATTAACTAAATGGGAGAACGCAGCATAAACTCTATGGCCATAGAATCCATTAGCACCTACGTTGTCTGGCAAGAAACAGAGTTTAATATTTTTATTTGATAGGTAGTTGTCAACAATAACTTTGACTTTACCTCTGAATTGATTACCATCACAGACAACATAACAAGTTGTCGGATAGGTTTGGGATAAAACACTTTCAATGGAGCGTTTTACTGTATCAGCTCCAGTAGTCGGAATAATTACCACTGCACTCATAATAACCTCACTTATCGCTTATGCAATACCCACCTTTAAATTTATAAACACCTGATGTGATTGATATTTGTTCATAGATTTCATTATCATAGCACACGTAAGGATCTCTGTAGTTCTTTGTTACATAATACACTCCATAACCAATACCCGCTAACACCATAATTATTGGAATGTACTTTATGTATTTCACAATCTCAGGCATCATGCCTAAGATTTTGGGTAGCATTTCAAGTAATTGTTTCATTTTCGGTTTCTTGATTTTACTGCATCAGCCAAAAGTGACTTCATTATCAATAGAACTCTTCCTTTTTCTCTTTCTGTCAATACTCTTACGAGCATCTGTTTATCTTCATAACTTTTTGCATTATCTAGAAATTCTTCTGGTACTGTTAGCTTCTTTTTGTTTTTGAATTTTTTAAAATCTGGTTTGATATCGTCTGACATTTCCTATACCTTTAGGTCAACATCATCCACGGGTGAGTTTTAATATCCTCTCAATTTGTTTTTCTATTACTGGCTTTCTGTTTGGCCAATAAATGTATTCTTTGTCTGCTGTTTGATATAACTTTTGTAAGAATGGTATAATAAGTTTTTCTACTTCATTCAAACGTGTTTTATAATCATCTGCTGTTTCTGCTGTTTTGTTTATTACCGAATTGTATTCTTCTTCTGATACGGCAGAGAACCCAAAATCATCAGTAGCATTCTGGTATTCTTTGAATACTTTATCAAAATCATATGATAAACTCATTTTTTCATTCCCATAAATGGATTTTCTTTTTTAGTTTTTGGTGCCACAGAAAATTTACTGTTTGGCATTTTTTTGATTTTGATTTCGGCTTGCACTTCATAAAATTCTGAACGGGTTGCAACACGGACTTTAAAATCACCAGAGCCTTTTAGTAGAGGTATTGACGTATCAAGACCTAAAGGATTCTTGTTTGAAACTCTATAGAAATCATCTCCTGCTTGCATATAGTATGCTGGTTCAGTTTTACCTTCTGTATAATGCTCAGTTACTAGTTTACCTAGATCACGATTTTCGTCATTCGCAATATAACGATTGATTCCTGGTTGATCAAAAAAAGACTTCATGACATGAAGCGGAACTGCACCAGGTTCTTTCAATCCCGACTTCGTTGTAGGAATTTTAATATCTTTTTTTGGTATACCAGAATACTTAGAAATCGCATCAATGAATTTTTTTGCTTCTTGAGACTTGTTCAGAATTTCTACAGCAGCAAAGGCTGTAGGCGTTTTGTATGTTGTTCTCCATTGACCTTTTTCATAATAGACTCTAGGGTTGGATAAATTGTCGGTATGAGACATTTTAACTTCAACCCAAGTCTTTATGTTTTTATATTCAACTTTAACATCGGAGAAATCTGTACCAACTGATGGTCTAGAAGCCTTAATACCTGGTAGCTTGTTGATTTCTTTTGCTACATCTTGTTCAAATTTATCTGATGCTGCACTCATGTCGTTTTAGGAATTAGGTTATAATCAAATATTTATACTTTGAATCCACCAAACTTCTTTTTCATTGATGACATTCGTTCTCTCTCACCAAATGAATTCAAAGGTTTATCGTCAACTTTACCCGCATCAACAATACCATCTTGTGCCGCTTGTTCAACATCATACAGTCTCATCTTTGATTTGTCAATACCAACAGCGAATCTCTTGTGTGTTGTAGGATCGGAATAACGATTCTTTAATTGTTTGACCATAATCTGATTCAATGCTTCAAGTTCTTCTGATGTTATCAAAGCAAACATCAAGTCTGCGGTTGCTGGCAGACCAAAAGACTCACTTGTGTCCTCGAGCCCGGGATCAGATGAAGTAAATCCGCTTCTTGTAGTCTGTGTAGCACTAACGATTGGTACTCCGTACTCAACTGCAAGACCTCGCAGTTCTTCGGCAATGGATTTGACGTAGGTGTATGAGTTGACATTTGCTCCTGCTTTGATTCTTGCAGAGGCGCAAATATTAAGATAATCAATAAAAATAATGTCAGGAGTGAAGCTACGTTTGAGATGAAGTTCATTTAGAAGTGTCCTAAAATGTACAGTAGATGCTGCTGCGGTAGGATATTCTTTGATGATAAGTTTTCCTGTTGTGTTATTTCTTACTCTTTGCACCTTCTTATCATACATTTCTTTTGACAACGATGTAAGTTCATCAATGGTCACATTCAATAGATTGGCGTCTATTCGTTCTGCAATTTTTTCTTCTGCCATCTCCATTGTGATGTAGAGAACATTCTTCCCTTGTACCATACAGCCAGCGGCAACATGGCACATAAAAAGAGACTTACCAACACCGGTACCAGCCAAAGCGATATTAAGAGTCTTAGCTGGAAGGCCACCTTTTGTAATTTTGTTGAAGTATTCAAGATCAAACGGAATACGTTCTTCTTTCCTATGATAAAATTCATATCGTTCATCAGAGTTTTCTAAGTAATCATGTCCAATGTTTGTATCAAAGCCTACACCCAATGCGTCTGCGAGTATCTTGGGAATAGCTCCTTTTTCCTGAGTTTTGTCTTTTCCATCAAGAATAGAAATAGATGCCAAGACGGCATTATAAATCGCTTTTTCTTGACAAAATATCTCGGATTTGTCAAGGAGCCAGTCGATTTTTGAAATCTCCTTTGAAGTTTCAACAATTTCTTGTAGATACGTTTCACATTGAGTCACTTGGTCATCTGTAAGATTTTTCTTCTCTTTGACGGCAAGTGTAATAGCTTCAATCGTTGGTGGAGAGTTGTAAGACGATACGAATGATATTATTTCATCAAAAATTGTTCTTTCGGTTCTGTCTGAGAAGTATTCTGCTTTTAGAAAAGGAATAACTTTTCGTAAATACTCATCATTGTAAATCAGATTCTTTAGTATCGTCTGTTCCAGTTTCATCAATAATATCCTGTTCAAGATTGCCCGACATGATTTGTACCAATAAATCACCTAAGTAATTTTTGAAGTCTATATCTTTTTCCAACTTCTTAGGTGTATCAATTGTAGATTCTAACACATCATAAGCAAAAAGTAAATACACATCCTCATTTTTTTCTTCAAACTTTACTTTACCATATTTGAATACTGTATTTTCGTATTTGCCAGTTAGTAAACGAATGTGTACTGATTCTGGATCATCTTTTGGATAGATGAAACAATAGTCTATTCCTTCTGTCATTTTACACTCCATTTGTAGTTTCAACATCAAACACTTCTTCCACTTCATCATCGGAAATGATTTCTCCATTTGCAATACAGTATTTGCTTTCAATGAATTCACGGAAGGACTTTTGTTTTAATACAGGAAGCCAAAAATCTTTGGTGTCTGTATCTTTCAGCCTATATTTTTTATCTTCATACACTCCATCTTCATCTCTACGAGAATACCAGCCGTTACTTGGTTTTGTTACGTGACCACTTTCGAGTGCAATATCCAATAAACCAGACCACTTGCTAATACCACCGTCAAAGGATACAGAAATAGGTATCTTTGATTTTTCTTTAACATATCTACTCTTTTCTACATTAATTATGAAATTATAACCGACAATTTCTTGTCCTTCTTTTTCTTGTTGTCTACCAATAATGAAGATGTTATCAGCAGAATAATATGATCCTGTACCACCACCAACAATGTCTTTTGGGAACATACCAATCTCTTTATATGTGTGATTCACAACAATCATAGGTATGTCTTTCATAGTGAGATGTGGTGTCACCATACGAAACAAAGACTTGATTTGTTTTGCTCTACTCATATCAGCGACAGACTTTTGATCTAGTGCATCTTCGACTTCTTTCTTTGACGCTAGGTTACCAATAGAATCAATAACGATAATAAGTTTATCATCTCGTTCAAGATTCGTTAGTTGATTCATTATATCAAATTTCAACTGTTCGATATCAGTAATAGGAGTATGGAGCACCCTATCGGTATCAATATTGAATGAGGTAAAATAAGATTGAGGAGTACCAAACTCAGAATCATAAAATAAAAGGGCTGCATCTTTGTATTTCTCCAAATAAGATTTAGCCATCAAAAGACTGAAGGCGGTTTTGAAATGTTTTGATGGTCCTGCCCACATAGTTAAACCAGGAGTTAATCCACCATCTAGCTTACCACTTAATGCAATATTAATAGCTGGTACAGAAGTGGGAATCATATCCTTCTGTGTAAAGAATTTTGATTTTGATAAAATAGCAGATTCTTTAATGCTGCTATTCTTTTTGATCTTATCTAATATGCTCATTTATTATCCTTTTCTTTAAAGGCTAAAGGTTCATCGTAATCGTATTTAGGTTCTAGTTTTTTTGCTACAACATGTTCAACTTTATATAAACCAGGAGCAACATGCGTTTCTACCTTTTCATGCGTAGGTTCTTTAGTGATAGGTGGTATTGATTCACCAGATGCTTCGTCTATGACTATGACATTTTCTTTAGAAACTTGTAGAATCTCATCAGACCTTTTCTCAGGTCTAGGTTCTTCTTTCCTGGGTACTTCTTCATTAGGAGGATCTTGATCTTCCTCAAGCTTTCTTTTCGCTTCCTGTACTTTTTCAAGTACCCTCTGGTATACAGGGTTCTTTTCTCTTTCATCATATGTTTTCTTCGGTGGTTTTCTCTCTAAAGACGCAAAGGAAATATTACTTGCTATCAATAATAGCACAGCAAGAGGATCAAATACAATCATAATTAAAATAATTACCAATCTTACTGCTTTGTCGATAATATCTTTTTCACCAGATCCATAGATAAGTTCAGCCACATATTTAATAGGACCAAAATCAGATTCAGCTTTTCGTAATTCTATTGTGAGAGGTACTTTTTCTTCTGTTAGTTTTGCAATTTCTTTTTGTGTTTTGGTTATTTCTTCATTGAGTTGATTTCTTTCTTTTTGTTGTGATTTTCTAATTTGAATGGATCTTTCTGCTCCTCGTTCTGAATCTGAACGAGCCATAACATTATCAACAGCCTCATCAAGTTGTTTTAGTGTTTTTCTATTAGATTCAACATTCTGTTTTAGAGTTTGTATTTTCTCATCAAGCACTGCAACTTTGTCAGCAACAGGACTAATATCTGATGCATGTTCAAGGTGTGCTTTAGAGAGATACCCAAAGATACCCATTGATGTGATGAGCATCAGAATGGCAACAGCAGAAGTCAAATAATACTTTAATATTTTTGGTGCTGTTTTCCAGTTACGATATAGCCATGATGCAGTTATCAGTTTTGCAGATTCTAAGACAGAACCCATCAAAACGACAGGCCAGAATGAACCTGGAAAGATTGCTGCTAGACCTATTACTGAATAGTATGCAGCAACGGCAGATAAAAATATGGCATTTAATAATGTTAATATGACGATTATCATCCGAAGAAATCCTCAAGTGTACTTTGCTTCTCAATATTCCAATTCATACAATCTAGAACGACTTTAATTGGTTCAACAAAAGCTTTCTCGAACTGCATATCATAATCGATATACTTTTGTAAGTCAAACTCTTTGGGTAGAGTTACTGGAAAAGATATAACTGTTTCTTTGAATGGATTTGGTGTTTTCAAGTAAGAGAACTTGATTTTTTCTCCATCATTGATGAGTGGATATTTTTTATCCAATCCTTTTTGTTTGAGAGCAGTATTATATATGATTGCTCCTTTAACATGAATAGGCGTTCCTTTGGTATACAAAGTAACAGAGTCAGAATATTTTTTGATACCACGAATACCACGAGGAAATGAAATTTCTTCAGGTGAAAATTGCTTAAATTGTTCTCTGAAATCGGCAATAAATTTTTGCACATCTTCTTCTGTGCCATTCATCATTAACTTAATTGATTCTTTCATCTTCTCACGAATAGATGCTGGTGTTGATGATTTCACCATTTCAAGACCCATCACTTTCAAGTCAGGTTCAGCATATTGCACACCTTCATTATTATATACATTCATGATGTATCGTTTCTTTGCAGTCCAGATTGCTTTATCAGCCAAAGCTTCTCTTTTCATCTGCATCTTTTGGTCGTAGGCATGAACATACTCAGCAAGTTCTTGATAACTTTGATCAATATATGGTTGAATTTTATCTTCACATACTTTGTCCATGAAGGCGATAACTTTGTCAGGTGTTTGTGTCTGCGTAAACACTTTATCCACAAGGCCACCAAGCTTGAGATAAATCGAGTCTGTATCAGATGCAATAACATAGTCTACTCCAGTTGTCTTTAATAGATTGTTCATATATTCATTGAGTTTCTTTTCAATCCAACGAATTGACAACTGACCTGCTGATGTAACTGCAAGTGCGATTCTTAAATCATAGAAACGAAAGAACTCATTACCCATCGCACCGTATGCAGAATTCAAACATACTTTTTTTGCAAGTTGTAGATTATTAAACCTTGCTATTCTTTTCTGTATCTCAAAGTGTTTAGATTTGTTCTTCTCATTTTCAAGTTCTTGTTTTGCCTCAAGTGATTTCTTTTTGTATCTCTTTCTATCTTCATACATCTCAGCCATCAGCTTAGGAAGAAAACCTTGTGCCTCAGTTCTGAAGAATTGTCCGTTTGGTGTCAGAGTTACATTGTTCAATCCAGTTGTGTCAATTTCTTTTTTCAATAGATTGTCTACTGATACACGACTGTTGATGACACTTGACATTTCTTCTGTGTAATTTTCAGGATTAACAAGCATCTCTGGTGAAAGATTGTATTGCATGATCAAATGTGGATACAGACTATTCAAGTCAAACGATGCAACCCAATCATGTTTACCTACTTGAGGTTCTTTAACATAAGCACCTTCAAACGCTTCTGATTTGCTTTTCTTTTCTGTTGGTGGAACGATTATATTGTCTCGTCGTAGAAAGTTGTAGATAATAGTATCCCACATACGAACTTGTGTGAAAACATCATCATAGTTTGTTTTACTATCATATGCCAAAGTCAAGGCAAGTTCAATCAACTTTAGTTTATCTTCTAGTTCTTCAATAAGAGAAACATCACCAATGTTATATTCAATAAACTTTTGAAAGTTTAGTTTATAGAGTTGATGTAGATTCTCATATTCAGAATAATCAACCTTGCGTTTTTCTAGTTCAACATGAGCAATATTATCTAGGCGATATGATTCTTGAGATGCACCACCAGGAGCATATTTACGATACAACTCAATATAATCAAGCATAGGTAAACCAACAAACTCATAAACTGTATGAGCTTTTGCCATTAGAATTGCTGTTCTTTCTGAAATATAATTCCAAGGAGAAAGTGACTTTGCATCTTGCTCGGAAAGAATTCTATTGAATCGGTTTACGAGGTACGGGAAGTCAAAGAACTTAATGTTCCAACCAGTTACGATATCAGGATAGTTTTTTGTCCAAAACTCAAGAAACTTTTTGCTCAAGGTATATTCATCACGGCACTTGAAGTATGTAACACTCTCATCATTATTTTCAAAGTCACCGCAACCCCAAACATAAGTTTTACCACCAAGATACTTTACAGCAATAGCAGTAATTGGTTCTGATGCTTCATATGGATCAGGGAATCCATTTTCAGAACCAACTTCAATATCAATGATTGCAATTTGCAGATATGATTGCTCCCAATCAACTTCATTTGGATGTTGCTCAGAGATGTAGTTGTATTCAAAACGAGTATTACCATAAATCTTCTTATTAGTAACGCCTTCGTTTTGTTTTAGATAGTCTCTTGCTTCACGAATCGAATTGAATTTGAATTCGTGTAAGTATTCTCCATTCAATGTTTTGAACGGAGTTTCTTTTCTCACCATCTCATATAGAGTGGGTTGATATTGAAGCTTTTCTTTGATTCGTTTACCGTTTTCTATCCCACGATAGAGAATGTTGTTGCCGAAACATTGAACATTAGTATAGAATGTAGTCATTAGCCAGTGATAAGTTGTTTGGAAGGGGGAAGAACGATTCCTGACCCAAAGATTTGATTATAGTTGTTTAAGTATTCTTGTGCTGGTGAATATTCATATACTACATGTTTTTTTGCAATATTATATTCGCTATCCTTTTCTTGGTCTGCATGTATAGGCCAGGGTGCAAATCCTACGTTCGGTTGCCCATTGGGTCCAGGCATAACAGCGATTCTAACTGGATTGATGACTTTATAACCGAGTTCACCAGACTCAACTTCTGCCATAATATCTTCTCCAGTGACTAGTTTGAGAACTAAAACGTTTACCATGTTATCTCCATAAGGTTAAATGTATAGCATTGTATCATAAATTTTAATGAAAATCAAGAGGTTCTATGGCATAAATAGTAAGTAACCACTAAATTTAAGGGTGAAAATGTACTGGAATCCACAACCCACTTATTCATATACCATAACTGATGCGACTGATAAGTACACGGCTTTCTTATGCGAATTTGTTGATTTAAAGAGAAATGGATATCATCATTTCACCAAAGCATATGATACTCTTACTTATGGGTTTTGGGGACCGTGGTTGAAACAATCTGACCAGGTAGTTAGCAATTTCGCCGATCACCTAAAATTGACTCTGAAGTTAAAATAATACATTAGTTTTCTTCGTTATGCAACATTTTTATTACGGAGAAAATGGATCCATTAACACTATTTGCTTTGGCTAATGGTGCAGTACAAGCGGTTAAAAAAGGTTGTGAACTATATAAGGAAATAGCAAGTGCGGCAGGAGATGTTAAAGGCGTTCTTAATGACCTTGAAGAACAGTTTAACTCACGCCACAAAGACAACCCTCCTACTGTTGCTGAACGCAACCAGTATGTTCAGGAAAAAAACCGTGTAATTGAGTTAAGTAAGCAGCAGCCTAACGATATCTACACTCAGATTGGAGAAGAACTTGGCGTATATTTTGAGAATTATGCCAAGTGTTCTGCCATCTTTGAGGAAGAAGAAAAACACTCTAAAGAAGTTTATACCGGTGAGACTAGTCTAGGTAAAAGAGCGTTACAAAGAGTTCTTATGCAAAGTAGATTAACTGCTATGGAAGCAGAGCTACGAGAACTAATGGTGTACAATTGCCCTCCTGAATTGGGCGATTTATATACCCGTGTGTACGCTATGATGGAGAAAATGAAAAAAGAACAGTCCATAGCTTGGGCTAAGAAAAGAAAAGAAGATAAGATTGCAGCAGAGAAACGTAGACGTAGGATTCAAAAGATCAAATGTGAAGCATGGAAATGGGGAGTGGCAATAGTTGTAATTTCGTATCTATGCCTACTAGTATGGTCGGTAGTTCAAATAAGAATTATTGAGCATCCAGAACTTGGCCGCTGCTTGATCCCAAAAGGAACATGGCCATACAAATACTACAATAATCTAAAGTGGGTAGATTGCGAAATTAAATCCAAAGAGGAAAACTAAATGAAAAAGATTTTACTTATTGCTTTAATGGCTGTTTCCAGTTTTACATATTCGGAAGAAAGACAAAAACCAGTTGCGTGTTATCAACTAAATGAGATGTTGGATAACTTAAAAACAAACTATGGTGAAAAGCTTGACTTTATTGTTGAGAATTATATGTACAGAGAGTTTGTCTCTAAGATTGCTATGTATAGCAATTCTGATACAGGATCATGGACTATAATTGAATTTGGTGAAAATTTTGAAGGTGAAGGTTGTATTATAGGTTCTGGGAAACAAACTAATCTATAACTGGTTGCGGGCCCAAGAGTCGAACAAGGAACTGAGGATTATGAGTCCTCTGTGATACCATTTCACCAACCCGCCATTTATTTAGTGGTGCGAGTAGACGGACTTGAACCGTCACGCCTTGCGGCGGCAGATTTTAAGTCTGCTGTGTATACCGATTTCACCATACTCGCATTGGTGCCCCAAGAGAGACTCGAACTCTCACGCCGAAGCACTGGCTTCTAAGACCAGCGTGTCTACCAATTCCACCATCGGGGCATAAATATTTTTATGGACAACAATTACTACGCTAGAACTCTTTATCGTTACGCCGTCTGTGTATGCACTACAGAGGAAAAAAATTTTATTCCTCTATACAATGAAATACCAAAAGAACGCTATGAGTTTGTACCAATGAGATGGCCAACTTATGGTGAAACTTTTGGTAATATTTCTGGTGCACCGTAATGGATTCGAACCACTGACAACCTGCTTGTAAGGCAGGGACTCTACCACTGAGCTAACGGTGCTTTACTCAAATACTCCAATAACTTCATTGACATTTATTTGATATAAATTATCCATCAATTTAGTTGCTTTGTTCCAATTAATTAAAAGAACATTACCAACTTCAACATCATTAACTTCTGGTCCAATTGCAACGACTTTTGCTTTATCCGCCTCGTCGCTACTTTTGAGAATAATACCAGATGATGTGGTCAATTCCTTTTCAAGTTTTTCTACTATAACATTATTTCTAAGTGGTGTCAAGTTCATTTTAATATTCCTATAATTAATTGGGGTGTCCAACGAGTACCGACCTCGTACCTACTCTTTCACAGAGAGCAATGCTTCCACTACACCATGGACACCATTGTTATGCTGCTAATACTTCTTTCAATCTGTCTGCTGCATAAGAAGCCGCAAATGCTCTTGGCTTTACCATAGGTATCACATTACATGTACCACGAATATAACCAACTGCTTGTTGAATGACACAAGATGATCCATGCATTTCATTAGGATTAATATCCAAGTGTACTTCAACATAACGATCTTCTAATACATCAGCAAGGCTTTGAAACAGTTCTGATACTTTATATACTTCATTCATCAAACGCATAGAAGGACGATCTTTACGTTGATCATAATCTCTTTCTCTTGTTACTTCACCAAAAATTTTGCAGCCATGACGTCCATCTATGTGTACAACAATTGCGGTTGTATAATCTGCATACCAAACACCATTCATATTAAATCTTTCGGAATCTGCACCTAGATAGATTTTTGTTTCTGGTGACTGAGCAAGAATATACTCTTTTACTTCCTCTAGATTTAATTTTTTCATTATAACTCCTGTTATGTTAATGGCCCCGGAGGAGGGAATCGAACCCCCACTAACGGTTTTGGAGACCGCCGCACTGCCATTATACTACTCCGGGTTTATTTCATTAGTAATATAATCACCACATTCATCACTAATTCTGTTCATTTCTTTTAGTGCATCTAACACACAATCTTCTGTACTTAGGATGTCTTGAAAATCTGAAGAACTTTTTTTGATGTTGCATTTACAACTTTCACATTTACATTGTTTTTCTTTTTTGAAGATTTTATCCCAATTGTCATTAAATGTTTTTCTATCTACACTATATGGTCTGGGATTACTTCCTTTACCTCCATCTGACATATTTAACTCCTATTAATTGGTCCTCACTCTTGGAATCGAACCAAGCACCCTCGCCTTATCAAGACGATGCTCTAACCTACTGAGCTAAGTGAGGATAAAACTGGCCGGTCCTGAAGGAATCGAACCTCCACTTGATGGTCCGTAGCCATCCGTAATCATCCATTTTACTAAGGACCGCTGGTGGTAATGGAGAGACTTGAACTCCCAACACACACCGTATGAAGGTGCTGCACTACCATTGTGCTACATTACCTAATACTTAAACTAAGATTCTGAATACGGAGAATAATGTAAGTACGTTGACAGCAAATATTTTTCTCCTGAAATTGGTTTTTCTCCGATATGAGGAAACATCCAATTAGAAGGAAATATTACTAACTTACCTTTCTCTGGTTTTATTGAAACACCTAAACTTGGAAATGCTGTATGGCCGCCTTCTTCTATGTCGTTCAAATATACAAACATGGATAAAAATCTTGATCCTGCTTCTTGAGAGTAAGCATCAATATGCAAAGGAAATTCATCTTCTCCATTGAGTAAATATTTTTTAACTCTTAATTTTTCATTAAGAGGATTTGGTGGAAACGTTTTTTCTAATCCAAGTTCATTTACATATTTGTATGCTTGATCATTAATATCTCTAGCAACTTCATTGGTTATTCTTTCATTTGGTTTCCAATATGGTGTATTGTAGAAAAAGTCTGTATACACGATTTGGTTAAATGTTGGCTGCCATCTCCGATTTCTACCTTCAAATCTTTGAGCAGATTCCATATGTGTATCATAGAAATCAATGAAGTAATCACACATTTCATTAGAAAGAGTGTTTGGAACTTCTTTAATAAAGTTTTTTAAATTCATAGTCAGTTATATGATGGTCTGAGTGGAGAGGATCGAACTCCCGACCTCCTGCTCCCAAAGCAGGCATTCTACCAGGCTGAACTACACTCAGAATTATATTATAATATCCGTTAATTGGTTTTTAGTTAATTCAACATATTGATCTTTTATTCCTTCACCTTGATCTTTGTATAGATCACATGCACAATATGCACAATTTTTTCCAGTTACAAGATAATTTATTACTATGTTTTTGTAGACTTGATTAATTGTGTCATATTTAAATAATTCACTCACATCAACATTGTTCACCCGTAAGATTTCAATAGCATTGAAAACAAAAGACCGATCGTCAATGTGCTGCAAATTATTCACATTCAAAAACTTAAAATATTTTCCAGAATCTTTTTTCGCAAGACTATACAATACAGAATATACTGTTCCTATTTTGTGAGAAAGTGTATTCGAAACAAACAGGTCTGCAACATCACTTACTGTTCCTTTATTACTTATATCTTTAATAGCAACTTTATCCCAAAGGAAATTCCAATCACTAATTATCATGTAATCTAAAAGTTCTCTTAGTTTTTTTGGATCTTCTTCGTCAGTTAAATACGATTTTCTATCGCAATTATAATTCATCAAATAATAATACTGGTCATTCTCTTTATCGTAGTTTATACAATCTAAAATCTCAACAGAAGATTTCTCAAACGACATTGAATTTAGTACTACGGTTCCTTCTTTAACACCGCAAGTTCCTATGAAGTCAGAAAAAAATGGTTGAAATCTTTCTTGAAATATTCCAGTTTTATTTTTAAAACATTTTTTTACAACATAATATCCCGAATAGAAAACGGGATGTTTTCCAATATTCTCATATTCATCGTTATTTACATCTAAAATAGCATGAAAAAAATATGGTACTCCTATGCCTTTGTAATAGCAATTTTTGCCTTTATATACTCTACTATCTGGAATGTACTCAACGTCATCATTGATGATCAATTCATCAATTGCAACTCCAGAAGAATTGTAAATAGGAACTTTTATCATTTTTTAAATAAGTGGAGCGGGATATCAGAATCGAACTGATAACAGGAGCTTGGAAGGCTCACGTTTTACCATTAAACTAATCCCGCATGTTTGGTGCCTCTTGACAGAATCGAACTGCCAATCCATGATTACAAATCAAGTGTTATACCATTTAACTAAAGAGGCTATAATGTTTCAATAATCTTTCTACCTACTCTTTGTACATCTCTAGTATTTCTTTCACCAAGAATTACTATTGTATATTTTTCACCATTTTTTGTCAAGAGCATTGCAAGACATTTGCCAGCAGCATTAGTAAAGCCAGTTTTAGATATCTCAATCTCTTTGTATTCTTTCAGTAAATTGTAATTTGTATTATTAACTACCATCAAAGATTGTTTCTTTTTTCTCTTTGATTGTTTCGTAAATTTCACATTTTCAAGTGCTGCAAGATTTTTCATTGTATCAAAATTGTGTGAATAATTTAACAATATTGATATGTCTCTTGCGGTACTTATATTCTTTCTTCCTATGCCAGAAGGATCTTCATAGGAAGTATGAACCATTCCTAACTGTTCTGCTTTGTGATTCATGTTAGCAATGAAACCACTTCTACCACCTGAGTATGCTTTTGCTAAAGCCTCAGCGGCTTGATTGTCACTTTTAACCAATAGCAACTTTAATAATTCTTCTCTACTCAATTCTTTCTTACCTAAGAAACCTCTGTAAGAAACTTTTCCATTCAATGATGCACCACTTTCAATAACAACAATCGCAGTCATCAATTTTGTAACACTTGCAATTGGTCTTACTCTTTCGGATGCGTATTCATGTACTACTTCATCTTTTGTTACATTATAAACAAAGGTTGTTGCGGATGATACATTGGTTGATAGTAGTAAAGCTAAAGTAAAAACTAATTTCTTCATTTTAATTCCTGTGTGTGTAAAGGAATATTTATGGTGGAGGATAACAGAATCGAACTGTTAATCTCGGCTTGCAAAGCCGATGTTATCCCATTTAACTAATCCCCCTAGTATGTTAATTTGAAGTTTTAGACTGTATCAATTCTAAAATTTTTCCGAATGTGCGTACATCTTTTGTATCATATTCGTCGATCTCAATTTTGAATTGTCTTTCAATGGAAAGCACTAATTCTAGTAAATCAAGACTGTCGGCGTCAAGCTCCGAAATTAAATTAGTACAGGTATCAAGTCTATTATCGACTACCTTGAACTGTTTTGAAATTATCTCTTTGAGTTTTTGTTCTTGTTCAAATTTGTATGATCTATCAGCATCCACTAGTTTGGCAAAATCATCATGACTAATCATTTTTCCTTTAAATCTTACATGAGTAGCTAATTTATTTTCTGGATATAGATGATTTAAATAAGTAATTACTCTTGCCATAGTTCTTTTATCACCATCACTAACATTAGTTGGTCTAGCATGTAATGTAATTTCTTGATCCATAAAAACAATTTGACCATCTTGCCAGTTCTGAGTATATACGTATTTGTCTTGATAAACTTCTTTCTTTAACTCATTCATGACTCTATGGCTTTCTTCTAACGACATGCCAACAAATCCATTAAATGTATGTGATGGAAATTTTATACCAGGACGCCCGGTAGCGGTTTCTCTATACAAATGAGTTTCCATTCCATCTATTGGCACCATGTTGTATTTTAGTAGCATGGTTTGAAGATAGTTCAACCCCGGAGCCATGACTCCATCAACCCATTTGTGTTTTACAATCAATTCCTTCACCATGCTACGTATGTCCGAACTCAGCGATTCGTAAGCATCATGTGTACATAAAAATGTTGTTTGACTGTTTACCGTGTCACTTATACTTTGTAAACCAATAATACGTTGTGCATCATCAAATGCACATTGGTCACTATGCCAATCTAATTCACCGTTACTGAAAATGCCTCGAGGACGACCATCATCATCCTTTTTATAACTTACCATAGATACTGCCGGACTGATGTCCTTCCCTGCATCCTTAGCGATATATCCTAAATTAAGTAATATCTCTCTCCAATGTCTACCTGAAATTTTACGTTGAATAACATATTCATGTATAAGGGCTCGGCTTGAGTCGCCCCATTGAGTCATAATGTTATATACTTGTTCAGTAGGTATTCTTTCATTGACAAAAACAATACATTGACTAGCACAAAGTCTACCTAATTCATCAATTTCTTCTTTAGAGTTCCAGTCTATATCATATGCTTCAAGACCAACACTGGCCCCATAATTTAATCCACGAGTTTTCATTTGGATTCCTTCACTAAAAAATTTGATAATAATTCAAGTACGAATAATGTATTCTGTATATAGCCTTTGATACTTTTATTTGGTGGGTGCCCAGGGATTCGAACCCCGTATGCCGAAGGCGACAGATTTACAGTCTGCTGAAGTCACCAATGCTTCTCGACACCCATAATTGGCTCCGGAGGTTGGGATCGAACCAACGACATATGGATTAACAGTCCACCGTTCTACCACTGAACTACACCGGAATAAATTTGGCGACACTTAGGGAACTCGAATCCCTGACCTCTGCCGTGACAGGGCAGCGTTCTAACCAACTGAACTAAAGTGCCATATAAAAATATTCTGATACAAAATACTTTTATATGGTAGGTGCGGTGAGACTCGAACTCACAACTTATCGGTTAAAAGCCGATTACTCTGCCATTGAGTTACGCACCCATAATCTTACCACTCTTGTCACTATCCATGACAGGTCTCCTTTGTAAAAAAATTAAGGTGTCTAGCTACTTGTTTTCCACGCAAGCCCTAGACTGAGTTGTTACCCTGTCCGAACACTAATCAGCGATTTGCTACGTAGTGTCCACGCTGCTATGTTGTCTGCTTTCGACGGCGCTAACGGTGCCATAGCCACCGGGACAATTCTCGTCGCCACACGCTACTTTCAGGAAAGTAGTAACCGGAAACCATATTGAAGTATACTTATTATGAATATACTTTAATATGGTAGACCGTAGGAGAATCGAACTCCTCTTACTGCCGTGAAAGGGCAATGTCCTAACCGATAGACGAACGGTCCACAGAAACTTCAAATTGTTAAAGAAACTCAACTACAGAAACATCATTGTACATTGGCTCAATCGTTTTGTCAAGCGTGTTGTACAAATACAACATGTTACTACTTTTGCAACTGGAACAACGGGTCAGATTCGAACTGACGGTTTTAAGGTTTTGCAGACCTTTGCATTGGGCCACTCTGCCACCGTTGCATCAACTGGTCCTTCGGTGTGGAGTCGAACCACATCCTGGGTCTTATCTGGACAAATGCTTATAAGGCATCCTGCTCTACCGTGAGCTACCGAAGGTCATTCTTAAACACAAAATAAAGAAGCAAAAAAATGATAACTATAACTATCGCAGCCATTCATAATTACTCCTTTCCTTTTGTTCATTAATTGGTGGAGATAGTTGGATTCGAACCAACGGTACTGTTTAATCAATACGACGGTTTAGCAAACCGCTGCCTTAAGCCTCTCAGCCATATCTCCTACTATTACAGCAAACTTATAAAACAAAAACATCATAGCAGCCACAGTAAAACCCATTCCTATCCAATAACCTAATATTGTTAATAGTATGATTGCTATATCCATTTCTTCTCCTATCTGGCGGAAGCGGTGAGATTCGAACTCACGGACCTTTTACAGTCGGCAGTTTTCAAGACTGCTGATTTAAACCACTCATCCACACTTCCTTAACCATGGCAGGGATACTAGGATTTGAACCTAGACTAACAGAGTCAAAGTCTGCGGTGCTGCCGTTACACTATATCCCAACAGTAAACAAAAAACCCCTAGTTTTTACGCTAGGGGTCTTGTGTTTAGATTAAGATTTCTAGTCTATACACGGACCCCAAAGGCGAACCATAACGCATCTCCACAATTACTTGTGTGATACTCTGGCTGAATTATAATGGGTTTGCGTATGGACAACATTGTAATCTTTCTAACTAAATTTAATATGTTAACATTATATAGTAAACTTTTTGAATTGTCAATGCTTTTTTTGTTGTTTTTTATGAAACTTTCCATTTTATCGGAATTGAAATAATTGGATCATCAGGATTTTTAAATTCATCAAATATGTGCCAAAGACAATTCAGTACCACAAATTTATATAACAACCCTGGTTCTCTACCATATGCATCAATTTCCCAAGGATGATTCCAATAATCAACCTTACTTTGGTCTATCTTTTTATTCTTCCATCTAGACAATACATCATCAGTTTCATTCATGATATATTGTTTGACATGTACCATTTCATGTGCAAGTGTTTCTAGTATCAATCTTGCACCGATACCTGAATGTATTTCTATAAGAAATTCTCTAGGTTGTTTTTTAGTATTGAAACCTGCAATACTAGCATAACCATATTCTTTAATCTTATTGGTAAAGACAATCTTGGTTTTACAGTTATTCCGTATTCTTGTGTTTGGGATGAGTTCTTGGGCAAAGAAAGAGGCTGCCTCAGACACGAAAGGCTTGAAGTCTTTATCTGGACATTTGACAATCTTGAATTGCATGGGTTTTCCTTTATATACCCACTACGCATCAATATTTATCTTTTAACCCTTCTCCGACCCGTCTGACGGCTCTGGGGACTTAATTACCTCTACTCCACATAAAGATAAGAATCTCAGACCATCATTGGATCTATAGTCTTTCTCATAGTAGACCGTCTGAATACCAGCAGTAAATATCTGTTTGGCACAATCAATACATGGTGCATGAGTAAGAAACATGGTAGCATCTTTGCCAGATTCTGTACTTTTAGCTAACTTTGCAATTGCATTGGCTTCTGCATGGATTACTTCAGGTTTGGTTTTGAGTGTTCCTTCTTCTGTAACATCTTCACAAATATTAGACCAACCAGGTGGCATACCATTATAGCCGATTGAGATAATTCTGTCATCTTTGACTATGATGGCTCCAACATGTAGTCGCTTTGCTGATGACAATTCAGCAAATCGTTTTGCTACATCCATGTATGCTCTAATATATTTTGTTTTCATATTATTTGGTGGGCCGGGAGAGATTCGAACTCTCTATCCCCCGATTATGAGTCGGACGCTTATACCAATTAAGCTTCCGGCCCGAACTGGTCCGGCTGCCAGGAATCGAACCTGGATCAGAGGCTTAGAAGGCCACTGTACTATCCATTGTACTACAGCCAGTTAGTCTTTGTAATCTATTTTGTTGACAAATGAGAACTTCCGTTCTTCTTCCCAATCTTTGAGATACTCATTATCTTTATCAAAGACCTTCAAATATTCTGCATCATCTATTTCACGAACGGAAGTGATATTTTCATCAATATGATATTGTGAAAATTCTTTTAAATTATCACGTTCACAAACGACTTCATCACATGCATGTTCTTCTTCTTTGGCTTCAACAACATACCGATGACGGAAAATACTCACAGTTTCAACCAAATATTTTTTCATATTAGTCTTTCGTCAGCACCAAACATATTACGAACAATTTTATCTTTAATCATAGCAGGTACACTTTGATATGGCCATTCAAGCCAAAATGGACAACCGTTTTCCCACTTACTATTACGAATAAAATAACCATATGCAGCTAGGTCTTTTTTATTCGTAGGGTTAAAAATTCTACGGCTGTACATTGCTTGTGATAATTTATTCAGAATCATTTGACATACTCCAGGTTGTCTTTACGCATATAAAAAACTTTAGGGTGTTCAGATACTTCCTTGATGATAGGAAGAAATGCAATACCGTCTATGTCCTTTATAGGCCAATGAGAATAGGTGTAATAGACCTCATCAATATGAAGTCGGTTACGAACCTTCTGTAAGATTTCTTTGGGTTTTTGATAAGGTTTTTTCATAGTGTATGTAGTATATCACAGGCAAACTCAAATGTCAAGAGGTGGGGCATTGCACCCCACCATTATTACCAATTACTTGGAATCGGCTTCTTTAATTGCAATTTTCTTAACGGTTTCTTGTGTTTGGTATAGGTTTTCTAACCAAACTCTTAGCATTCCGTTAACCATTTCAGCATCTTTAATCTCTACCTTGTCGGCAATAGTAAAGGTACGCTGGAATGCACGATTTGCAATTCCTTTGAAGATATAGTTTTCCGCTTCATTGTCGTTTGATTCGCCTTTAATCACCAACTTGTTACCTTCTACGGTAACTTCAATATCAGATTTAGCAAAGCCAGCAACTGCCATTTCAATGACGTACTTATTGTCTTTTACTTTTTTAATATTGTATGGTGGCCAGTTTGGAGCATTCTTTGCGATATTGTTTGCAGTATCTTGTAGTTGGTCAAATAGCTTGTCAAAACCAACAGTGAATGGCTCATAAACGGAACGGGAAGGGAAAAGTGAGGTAAGAGTCATGTAAGTCTCCTTAGTTAAGCGAGTTAATAAACTGTAGACCCCGAAGGCATCTACAGTCATATTTATATCACACTAAGGATTCTCTGTCAATCTTTTTTTGCTTTCTTGCCAATATTGTATTTTGGTACAAGTTGCCAATCATCTTTCTCACGGAAACCAATAATCTTGATTTGCGATAGACTGACTTGTAGGTCCTCTGCTTTCTTAGAATCTACTAGTTTTAGGAGTCCCCAATCTTCTAGTAGCAAAGCAATCGTATTCCTACGTGCCAAATCATTCTCCGTAATATCCGTAGGCTTACCATCTAACGCAAACAATTCTTTGAAATGTACAATATAGTACTTTCCTTGTTTGTGTAGTATGTGGCAAGACTGATAGAGCAGCTTTTCTTTTTTGGATGCAACACCAATACGAGTCAATGTTTCACGAATCTTCAAGAAATCATCTTTCTCATTTAGCGTCACTTCAACCATATCTTCTATACGAATCATTATTTCCTCACTCCGCCTTTATCTGTTTTTGTTTTTATATAAGCGATTTGTTCATCAGATAAGATCCGGAGAGCCTCTTTGGCTTTGCTGTTAGAATACCCAAAATACTCTTTCACACAAGCAAGATTCTTATCTTCATCTGACTTCTGCCACGGTTGAAACTTCCGTTTCATAGGTCTGATAGTATTTAGAAGATAGTGATATTGTAGCTTTTTATCTAAAAAATTATGAATATTCATCTGATTGACATAAGGAACACAGTCAAGATGATAGGACAAAGCACGGTTTACGATAAATGGGTTATAGTCTTTTTCATCGTTTTCCTCTAAGAGAACATCTTTCTTAGTCTGAAGGATTGATGGAACAACTTCTTTAAATATGTCAGCCATTGAAGAACTCCGTCAAATTACTCGATATCGTATAATTTCTCAATTTGATTATACATTCTTGTCTAGTAGAGTCTGAACACTTATTAAATCCATAATTTTCAAATCTAGTTGCTATACATATATTTTCTGGAGTGTATCCTAAATTATTATCTATTCTATCTATGCTAGGTGCTAAAGGATAATGTTTTTTAAACACATCCATTGGATCAATAGGTATGTTCAACCACTTACTTAATCCTTTTTGTTTCTCAAAAATATTCATTATATCTTGTTCTGTTATTTCTATTTTTTTAACTGGACGATTACTTCCTCTTGCTTGATGCCAAGCATTAAAGTTTTGAGTTCCTATTACATTTTTTAGTAATTGATTCCAAGGATTTTTCAGTTTTTTTGTTCTAGTCATGAGAATTCACATTCAACCATCATTTCAGTTAGACATGCCATCAGATTAATTTCTTGATCTGCGACAAAGGCTGCTTGATATTGATACTTAGCCAAAACTAATACGGTGGGAGGTATAGAACTAGACTGCAAATAATCATACATGTTATCGTATAGTTTACGATAGATACGAGCAGGATCATTGTCTAGATTGTTTGTTACCCACTTACGAGCAGCAGCAAAGTCTTTCTCTTTGAGAGCAACAATAAGTTCTTTTGTTTGAATATCAGATACGGATGATAGAATACCTTTATCAATAGTTCCTGATGCAGAGTATCGTTGCAACTCATTTAGAATACGACGATTATCCGGAAAGTGTTTTGTGATAACTGCGGCAACAACTTCTTTATCGTAAGTGATATTTTCTTCACCTAGAATCCATTCAACCCGCTTCATGAATTGTGTAGCTAGTTTAGCTTTGCTACCATTCGTCTTGAAGTCAATAACGGCACAACGAGAATGAATCGGATCAATAATGCGATTCTTGTAGTTGCAGGTAAAGATAAAGGAGCAATTAGATGCAAATTCTTCAATCGCACCACGTAAGGCTGGTTGAGTTGAGTTTGGATTTAGATAGTCTGCTTCATCAATGATGATGACTTTTCTTCCACCAGTAAGACTGACTGATGAAGCATAGTTTTTAATTTTGTTTCTGAGAACATCGATACCCGATTCGTCAGAACCATTGATGATGATATAATCACAACCTACTTCGTCACACAAAGCTCTTGCAATTGTAGTCTTACCTACACCAGCTGAACCAGATAGAAGGAGATTTGGGATCTCCTTTCTATCAACATACTCTTGAAAAGTTTTCTTCAGACTTTCATGAAGAATACAATCTTCTACTTTACGAGGGCGATATTTCTCTACCCAAAGTATTTGGTCGTTCATTCACAATCTCCATAATAAAATTACAAAACAAATTATACGTTAGCAGTAAAAATTCTGTTTTGTCTATCATAAAATGATATCATATTATTCAATTCACCATTCAGTCTACCTACAACTTCATCATACGGTTCTGCAACAATAACGTTACTACCTTCCAAAACTATAATAGTTTCTCCTACATACTGTTGTTCTTCTACATCTTCACTTTGTTTTATGGTAAAAACAGAAATAACCTTATTTGGATTAATAGCTATCGGTTCTCCTGACAGGATTTCTGTAAAAGTTAAAAGCATTTTGCTATTCATAATTATCCTTTAGTCCAAGTTGATGAATCTTTCTCTGTTGCTATCCAATATTGTATGGAATCTTTTTTATTTTTAAAATGTGCGATACCTTTGGAAGAAATCGTTACATCATAACTTCCAGGAATCATTTTCAGATTCTCGGTTTTAAATACAGACATGAATTCCTTTTCTGTTTCACCAATGTCAACAGAGTTCACATTTGCAGCATCATTTTTTGCATCAAATGCAGTAATTTTCAATTTACCATTCTTTCCTTCAATAGCAACGTTTGGTGACTGAAGTACGTTTGCAGTTCTCGTAATCCAATCATAGTCAGATTCATTGAGTGTGAAAGAAATATCTTCAGATGGCATAACGACTGGCTTATCGGGTGGTGTTACAATCATACTTTTGTCTGAAAATCTGTACTTAATTGTGCTTCTACCACCAAGTGATTTGATTATAATGTGTTTATCATCAAATTCAATTTCTGGATTCTCTTTACCTAAGGAAAGAACTGAAAGGAAATTATTTAAATCATAAACAGCAAACTCTTGTGGCAAATCTTCTTGCAGAGTAGCTTGTGCTAAAACTGTTTTAGATGAAGATACTGTGGAGAGTGTTTTTCCTTTTTTGAATAAAATTCCAGCATTGATGCCAGAAAAGTTCTTCAAGATTGTCATTGTTTCATTTGAAAGTTTCATTTTGTTTCCTCATTATCAAGTTCAACAGAATACATTATATCATGTTCATACAGAAACATCAAGCAGCACATAGCATGTGCCAAGTGATGTATGCCAGACTCAGGATCAAGTTGTTCACCTTTTTTCCATGCCCAGATATGACGTTCCATTGCATCAAAGTATCTGCGTTTAGAATCAGGTACTTTTTTCCAATTATCTCGTTCATACTTCTGAGCACCAAAAGTAAGAACCTTTACGGTTTCTTCTAAAGCTAAAGGTGGAAGTAAACCAAACTCCAGTTTACCTCCATCAAACTTACGACCTTCTCCCATTACATTTCTCCAACAAAGTTTGCAATTGCTGGCATATCACCATGGAAGTGATAAGTTCCAATGTGAGATGTTTTCATCCATGGACATAGATAGATTTTGCCGCCGATGTTTCTCCACCATTGACAGAACATGTAATCTTCAGACAAGTAACGATGTGATGCCTCTTTTTCTTTATCTAGAAGTTTTTTTGCTTCTGATTCTACATCTTCTCCTTTTGCTGCTCTCTGTAGTAATTGATGAGCATCTTCAAATGTATACCCCTTATCAATTACAGTATCAAAGTATGCATGAATCATTCGTGAACCGTCAAAGTGTGCTTGACCCACATGATCTGGTTTGTAATTAAGATGTGGATACGCATCTGCAAATTTTGCAAACACTTCACGTTTCACCATCATGAAGCCAGTACCAATTTCCATAACTTCAAGTGGTTCTGTAACACTAAACTGTGCTGTTCCTTTGACAGGATTAAAAACAAAATCACCAGCAAGTTTTTCTAATTGCTGTGGTTCCATTTCTGGATGTTTTTGCATTCCAGTCCTAATGTTTTTCCATTTGATAGCTTTTTTTGGATATGGACCACCAATAACATCTTTATCCAAAGCTAATAATGCAATAACATCTCTAGGGTCAAAATTAATATCTGAGTCTAGAAATAGTAGATGTGTGCAATCTGAACGACTTAGAAATTCATCAACAAGATAGTTTCTTGCTCTTGTAATCAAAGATTCATTAAATAGAAATGAAAACTTAGTAGCAACACCATATTGCATACACATGCCTTGCAAATCTAGACATGCTTTCATATACATTCCATGATTCATACCACCATACATAGGTGTGGCAATGAATATGCTTTTCTTTCTTAGTTCTTCTGTTTTAATTGAAATTTCCATTTTATCCTCATGGGTGTAAAAAAAGGAGACCTACTTTTGGTAGTCTCCTTCTTTCTTTATAGGGGATTAGTTAGCAAAGCTAAATCCACCTTTGAGTGCTGCTTGAACGAGTTTACGAGTAGGTGTACCCATTTTGTAGTACTTGACTTTGCTGCCATCGTCAAGTGTTTTTGTGTTGGTATAGATGCAATAACCTTCCTTGCGTAGTTCTTCAATACGCTGAGAAACATTTTGCACACCAAAGCGGCGTTGTGCTTGTGCTACTGTGAAAGTATTGTAGCCTTCAGTTTGCTTGAGAGCGTTCAACATACGTTGTTTGGCTGATAGCTTTTGTGCCATATCATGATCTCCTAATAAAAAATAACAAAGTTAAAAAAAGCCTTGCGTGATCAGCAAGTTTTCACATCATATCATTATGTAGTGTGTGTGTCAAGAATTTTAGTGGTAAACTTAAGGTTTATAGAAAACGAATACCGGTTCGTATTTTAACCACATACCATTTACTTTGCAGAAGTTCTTTGCTTTTGGTAAACCAGTCTCGGTATCAACTCTATTGCCGCCTGGCATTTGAGCTAAAGACATTTTAAGTTTGCCTTTATATACCATACCAAGTTCTTCTAGAATTTTTCTGCTATCTTCTTCAAGAGGTAACATATCACCTCCAAAAACAGCATCGGCAATATTCCACAAAAGATAACGGTCAGACTGTAACCATTCAACAGCGGTTTCAAGTGTGGGTCGTAAAAAACCTTCTCGCCATTCTTGATATTGCCCAAACTTTTTATATGATTGTGTTGGATCTTCTGAATATGCTTCCTTAGCAAAGTAAGGTGGTGATGTAAAGACCAAATCCAGTTTACCTTTATGCTTTTGGAAGTTTGGATCATCTCTTATAACCTCTGATCCTAGTTGATAGATTTCTGTTTCTGTATGGGAGTGTTCATCTGCCCAGAGTCCGCCTTTGTTAACATTCTTACGATAGAAATCAGCGACTTCATGATATTTTGTACGATTAGAAGTGGTGTTATGATCAGTGTTAGGATCAGTCCCAATATAAAGAATATGACGGTCATCCCGAACAGACATAGCACCGAGAAGCCTCCCAGACCAACCACTAGAAGGATCATAAATGCGGATAGTAGGTTGTCCAACCAAGTGCTGAGTAAATTTTTCATATAGGTACTTTGCTGTTAGTGGTGGAAAATTTACAGCATACTGACAGAATGAAACACGAAAAGCTTTTAGTCCAACTGGAAATAATTTTTGTTTAAACTCATATGGACGAATTTGATAATGTTCTGATTTGCTATAATCAACATTAGTTTTACATTTTTCTGGTATATCTAATTTCTCTATATCATCTTTATGTATAATGAGATATTTTTGATTTTTTAATTCTTCATTGTAACCAGTATACTCTTTGTCTATGTCTTTTGGTTGGAGCCAATAGTCCCATTTTTCTTGCTTCCTAAACTCCTTCTCGAATTCAGTAATCCATATAACAGCGTCATCGGATACAGGAAGATATCCATAACACTCAAGCTGGTTCGATTTAGCAACAGAAGAATAATGGTAAAAAGAATCACGTTTAAAATGACGGGTAGCGTATGTGATAAAAGTTCCAAGTAATTCATCCTTTGCAAAAAAATCGTAAATTGATTTACCATCATCTTTTTTCGTATAGTTAATACGAGTTTTCATCATGGTAGGAAACCATTGATTGACGGCATTACCTACTACACTTGTGTTTCTAATTACATCTTTTTCGCCTGTCAATTCATCAATTACTTCAAACTTATGTACAGGGAAAGAATGCATCTGATTGAATTGTTCTATGATTTCTTGTTCATCATAGCCAACTCTTGGCGGAAGATTATGATTATCCCACAAATCTACAACAGTCCTACGAAGGTCAATTACCCATTGACGAAATTCGTCTTTGGACATCCAAAGAACTTCTTCAAAGTATTTATTGACTGATGAATCTAATAGTTCACGATTTTTTTCATAAAACCATTTCATGATAATATTGTCTCTTTAAGATTTTTGTCTGTCACTACATCAACAACTAGATGTATTCTATCTTCATCGCCTTCGTTGATGACCGTGTGTGGTTTTCTCGTATCAAGTACCCAACACTCACCAACTCTCATGTTTACTTCTTTTTTATTTCCTGTTGGTTCCCAGACCCCGAATTTAACTTTTGAATTAGTTCTGATAGGGAAATGCAACCTAGACAAATTATTGATATTAAGACCAGAATCTGGATCCACTTGGTCTGTATGGCGGGTAAGCTCACCACCGCCAGGAGTAAGGCGCATAAATCTAATACGATGTAATTCCGCATCGCCCAAGAAACTAAGGAGTTTCTCAACTTCTGGAAACTCCTGGCGAAGGAATGTATCTTGTAAGTAAAATTCTTCATCTTTGTGTTCCTCTTTCCATTTCTTACTCATCTCAACTGGTTTTTCAATACGCATAATATCTGGTGTATAGCCACGCAGAGATATTGCAGACCAAGATTTTTTCTTGTTGTAGTTGCTATAATGATTTTGGAATTTAATATTTAGGTTTTCCAACCTAGCTGCAATTTTTTCTATAATATCAGAATTAACAGGAACACGCAACTGTTTTATGGCAATCTTTTCTACTGGGTCAACAAATGGAAATGTTGTTGGTATTAGTCCTTGTTTAAAATAGATACCATAGATTTCTCCAAATGTTGTAATTTTACTACCGACATAATCAAAGTAGTTTTGTGCAATCATTCTGGTAGTTTTATCTTCAGCCCAAACATATAACCAAGTATTACCTTCTGCTTGTTTACAAACATCTTCAATGTAATCGTCAGTACCACGAAGCTTGGTAATAACACAATCACCTGGTGTTTTGGTTCCAATCGTTATGTTTTGGTACATAGTAATAGGAGAAGATTTACTTACTTTAGTTTGAACGTAAGAGCCATCTGCATGTATGTGCAAATGTCCTTTGTGTAAATCTTCTGCTATGTTATTTTTCTTGTATTCAGCAAAAGGTGAATCTGCAAACTTGTTGTATGCTGCGTAAAGAGATTCAACCGATTTGAGGTAATCCAGTTCGTACCCGTGCTGCCAATCTTTCATTTGCTTTCCTATAACGGTGAATTAGTTTGTCTTTTTTCTTCTTAGCTGTTTGTAGTGCTAATGGTTTTGCTTTACTCGTATAACGAACACCATTCATGTGGTCAAGTTCATGTTGAAAACATCTAGCAGTTATACCCGAATATGTTGCTGTCTTTTTTTCACCATTGAAGTCTTGATATTCTACAGTAATACTTTCTGGTCTAGTAATGTGAATGAACAACAATGGATAAGATAAGCATCCTTCTTCCATATGTGCTTTTTCTTCAGACACACTAACAATTTTTGGATTGAAATGTGCAACATAATCATTACCTGCACCCATCACAAATACTCTATATCTTAATCCACATTGATTTGCAGATAGACCAAGACCTTTATGATAAATGCAAGTTTCTACCAATTGTGATGCGAGAAATACTGGATCAGTAGGTGGATTACTGAAATCAAATTCAGGCATTACTTCATCTAGAATAGAAAATTTTTCTGGTACAAGTTCTAATACTTTAACCTGTTGTACTTTTGTGCCAGATGGATCATCTGTGCTAATTCTAATAATATCACTCATTTTGCTATCCTCGAAAAATTGTTTTTCTTCTCGAAACGAATCACGCTTCTAAATTTATCAAATAACTGATCACCTTTATGCGATATAACAAATACGTTGGTATCTTGTCCAACGTCATACATCAACTTCAAAAACTCATCAGTACCTACAGTATCTAGGCTAGAATCAAACACTTCATCTAATATCAGCAGATTGGTGTTGACACTATTCTTCAACTTTGCAATCTGTCTCCATGTGAACAGAATAGCTAAGTCAATTCGCATCTTTTCACCTTCAGAGAAATTATGATAACTAAAATCATCTCTATGGCGAGATTTGATTGTTTCTTCAAAATTTTCATTCAGATTAAAGTTAATAAACGAATCCATTGCTGTCAGATACTTGTTAATTAACTTATTCATAATTGGAAGATATTGTTTGATAATCTTTGTTTTGATACCAGTATCTTTCAACAATGTTCCAGCAAATTCATAATACTGTTTCTCGTCTGCTAGTTCTTTTTGTTTTTTAACAAGGCCGGCAAGTTGTTCTCGTAACTCTTTAAGCTTTGCGTTCTCATCCTCAAGGTTGTCTTTTTTGTTTGAGAGTTCCGTAATTTCTGCATTAAGTTTAGCCACGTATTTGTTGATTGCTGTAATTGACGCATTATGTTTTATCACCTCTGAATTATGTTCACTAATGTGTTTCGAAACTTCCAACATTTTGTTTATAATATTGTTTGCATCTGCAATCTTTTTCTCAATATCAGTTAGTGCTACTGATATATCTCCTTTTTTAACCTGCTTTTCTAGTATTTGTTTTTCTTTCCATTCTTGTGTAATTGTCTGTTTGCAAGTAGGACAGTCGTGGTTATCTTCGTAGAACTGAACTTCTTTATCCAGTTTTCTTAAATTATTTGATAACTGATTTTCAAGATTTGAAAGTTTAGTTCTTTTTGTCTCTACTACATCTTTATTTAGGATTTTTGAATTTAGTACATTGATGTGTTTCTGAATTAATTCAATATCAATCTGTAAATGACCTATTTGTGTTTCGCTTACAATGATTTCTTGTTTTTTCTTTTCGATCTCAGCATCATTGTGTTTCTTGTGTTCTTCAATGTTTTGTTTCTGTAGTTCTATTTTCTCTGCTGTCAGATCCAAATCATATTTCAATTGAACACTTTTATCTTTGATCTCACCCATCTTTTCTTTTACCAAAGAGTTCATAGAAGAAAAAATTTGAATGTCAAGTAAGTCCTCAATAATACCTCTACGGTCTGCTGCTGATAGTTGCATGAAAGGAGTAAAAGATGCAGAGCCGAGAATAACAATCTGTGTGAAAGACTTAAAGTTTAATTTGAGAATGTTCTTTTCTAACACTTCTTGATAGTCTTTAGCTGCTGCATCCTGATTCAGTAGTTTACCGTCAATGTAGATTTCAAACACATTAGGCTTGATACCACGAATAATCTTATATGCTTTTTTACCTACAGAAAACTCTATTTCTACCACACATTCTTTTTCATTGATAGAATTTGGTAGTTGAGGTTTGTTGATTTTACGAAAAGGTTTACCAAACAAACCAAAAGTCAATGCATCAAGAATGGTTGACTTTCCTGATCCATTTGAACCTATAATAAGTGTGTTTGGCGATCTTTTTAGGTCAATTTCAGTAAACCAGTTTCCAGTAGACAGAAAGTTTTTCCATCTAACCTTTTCAAATATAATCATACTTTTTCTGTGTTTATAGCTTCTAGGTAAAGTTCTTTGAGAATAGATTTCAGTTTATTGTTGTCCAGATTATCTTCTTGGATAGCATCCACATAATTGTTTAAAATGGTAAGAGTATCTTCTGCCTGGTCAATTATATCATCACTTACGCCTTCTGTCAAGTCTGTGAAATCTTCAACGATGGTAATATCGGCAGGATTTGATTGGTATAAGTTGTTGATGAACACATCAAACAAATATGGATTAGTTTTATTCAAGACAACCACCTTAACATATTTACTTGTATATGGTGTCATATTATGATTAGATAATTCTTTAATCTCTTTATTCTTATCATCATAGACAACTTTATGAAACATTACGTTAGGGTTCTGAACAAAATCAAGCTGTCTAGTATCAAGATCAAAAATGTGAAAACCACGAGAATCGTTGTAGTCTTGCCAGGTAAGCTCATACGGGTTACCAAGATAGTAAATCCCATCAGCAGAAGATTTATGGTGATAATGCCCACTGAAAGTAAATTCGAATTTTCTGAAAATATTCCTATCAAGTCCTTCATCTGATGGCATTCCTTTGTACATTGAAAATCCTGCAATTTCAAAATGACCCATACAAATATCAGATGTTGATTCTTTGATAAAACTCAGACATTCGTCATAATTATCTACACATATCCATGGTATCATACAGATTAGATGAGAGCCAACATATATGTGTTCTGGTGAGTCTATCACATGAATATTACCATATTCTTGCAATAACAAATCTACAGAGTTTACTTCATTTGTATTCTTGAAGTATGTATCATGATTTCCTGCCAACATGTATACTTCAAAACCTTCTTCGTGGAGAATATCAAAGAACATCTCTTTGGCTCTTTTGAGACTATAGAAGTTTATATACTTTCTTCTATCAAAAGTATCACCAAGAATCAATACTTGCCGTATACCTTCTTTTCTTAAAGTTGGAAAGAATGTTTCTTTGTAGAACTTCTCATAGAAGTCCAAAAAAACAAGAGCGTCATTTCTAGCACCAAAATGCTGATCAGTAATTATCGCCACTTTTGACATTTATTGTGTCCTATAATAATCCAACTTTAATTATATCACTATTCCAAAAAGTTTTCAATACCTTTAGGCTTGTTTGCCTCTTTTTTCTTCCGCTTGCCTTCTTCAAAGTTTTCAATGAATTCGGAAATATTATCGTAGAGTTCAAATTGTTTGGTAGTTCCATCTTCAAACTCTAACATTTCATATTCATCCAAAACACCAACTTGCTGTGTAGCTTTATACTTGATGTATAATTGTTTCTTTTCTTTTTGGATACGACGAAGAAAAGCAAAATAAATTATCTGCGTAAAGTAAGCAAATGGATTTTTAGATTTTTCTGGATTAAAGTTTTCAAAATACATTAAACAGTTTTCTATACCATCACCAATCATCTCATCACGATGTGGATAGTTGATAAAGTTTGGTTTATGAGATAACCCTTCGGCAATCTTCATAAAGCATTCACCAATATATTCAGGTACTTTTGGTTTTGGTTCTTTGTGTTTAATCGCTTGTTTACAGTCTTTTTTGTACTGGACAAGTGCTTTGAGAAAATCCTCATTGTTGACGTAGTGTTTCTGTTTACTCATAAGTTTACCATAAAAAAGTGTTGACAAGGTCTTGACACACCGTTATACTGAGTATGTCCAGAATGATGCTAATAAAAGGATTAATTACTGTAAGGTATGATATTCTTTCTCTTCCATTGCTTCAATCAAATTAGTTATTTCATCATCATTAAGTTCATCTGCGTCTTTCTTAGCTTTAGCTAAAGCAGAGATAGTTTTCAAAGTACCAATGTAATGTTCCACAAAAGTATCTGTAGGATCAAACTTGGTTAAAATATCATTGTCTCCAATAACACATTCATTGTTTTTTATGATTGAAGAAGGAGCCCAATTAGCAAGGGTTAAGACTTGTTTTTGATTACGAAGATCATCGTGTATTTCTATGATCATAGCATCTTTAATGTACGTTGAGTAATTTTGCTCAATGATAGTGCCTATAATATCAACTCCAGTTTTAAGACGGACTATTTTAATTTGTTCCATTCTTGAGTCCTATTTTATAGAGTTTATAAGGGAATCCTTCATCATTATATATCTTTGTTCTTTCCACGAAATGCCTCAAAGTAAAGTTCATGTGTTTGCCGACTCGAAGGTCATCGGCAATATCAAAGAGGACTGCTTTTTCTTTTCCTGCTCCTTTTCGAAGTCCTCTGCCGATTGATTGTAAATTTCTAATTCTAGATTTGGAGGGAGACGCAAAGATAATGTTATGTAAATTGCGTATATTAATACCGGTACTAAAAGTACCAAAAGAAGCCACAATAATTGCATCTTTTTCTTCCTCCATAATTCGTCTAACTTGTTCTCGTTCTTCTGCATCAACGCCACCGTGAATAAAGAATACTTTTCTATTGCCTATATTCTTGGCATTGGCAATCCAATCATATAACAATTGGCCGTGCTTGTCAACATATTGATACAAGATTAATGTATTATTACCGAGTGATAATGCTAGATTTTTAATGAATTTGTTTCTAGCTTCACAACCAATTAAATATTCTATTTCGTCTTTATATTCTTTTTTCTTTAATTCTTTTGCCGTTTCTTCAGAATGCTTGAGTATTAGACACTTGATATTGAATTCTGCTAATTGTTCATTTTCAATTAGCTTCTTTGTTGTAGTAACTTTTTCTACAGGCCCAAATAGACCTTCTAAAACTAGTTTGTGTGTCTTTGTACCATCTAATGTACCAGTCAAACCAATACGGTATTTTGTATTAGTGCAGGAAGTCATTATGGTAGTCAAAGACTGAGCTTTGAATAAATGAGCTTCATCACCAATAATATAATCAAACTGTTCAAAATACTCTTTAGGTAATTTGTACAGAGATTGCCATGTAGAAATAATCAGATTCTTCTCTGATACTTTATCTTTACCTTGATATACTCTATGCACGTTAGCTTCTACATCAAATGCATTTTCTGTAGAATAGTCTACAAAATCAGTATATAATTGTTCTACTAGTGATGTAGTCGGGACTATAATTAACCCTTTGTAGCCTTTGTATTCAAGGAATTGACGTACAAATAGATATATGATGAGGGACTTGCCTGATGCTGTAGGAGACAATAATAATGCTCTCCTATGACGCATACCATGAACAAAAGCTTCTAGCTGATAATCACGAACTTGTATTTGTTTTCTTTGAGAATGTAGATTTAGTTCTTCTACAAATTTATTAGCAAGATATATTGAAAAATCGTCTGTTAAATCTGGTCTTGGATCACCATACTCAATATCGTATTGTCTTTCACTAGCGAATTGTTCTATGTATGGTAAAAGACCTAGATAGATATTATTATTTCTTTGATCAAATAATCTTATCTTACCATCCCAGATTCTATTTCTGAATGCTGGCGTGAATTGATAACCAGGTACAAAGAATGTGAAATATTCAGATAGCTCTTTAGCTAAATGTTTTTCACATTCTATGTGTGCATATACTTCATTCTTTTTTGTGATAACTAAGTTATCTTGCTCCTTGGATGAATCGCTCATGTGTCATGTGTTCACGAAGCTGCCATGTTCTGTTTGCTAATTCTTTAAGAATAGCAGTACAGACTTCAACGACTTCTTCATGATATACCTTCTTCTCTAAAAGTTTAATTAAATCACCGTCACTCTCTAAGTATGTAGACACATCAGATTTGAGGGTAAACCGAAACGGTTCCCAACCGTATTCTTTTAGTTCATCTTCATCCATCTTACCTGTGTAGTATTCCCACTTGACTTTCTTCATTCTGTGGTAATCAAATGTAGCTTTCTTGACAGCAATTCTATGCTTAGTCATAATGTTTAGATATTTGCTGTGAAGATTTGGAATGCGAATGATCTCTCTAGATGGCTCTGTTTCATCCACTACAGAATCAGTTTCCCAATATTTCAATACTTGTTCTAAGTTTTCCATAATAAAAAAACTATAAAAGTTAACCAACTTTGATTATATCATAACCAATTAATTATTGTCAAGCTTTACTTATATCATACCAAGAATATCTGAAGTTCGCCGTGGCAGTAATAGTTGGAGTGTCGGTATCAGTAGCGTTAAATTGAATTGCAGATAATGACGTTGGAAAAATATCAGTGAATTGTACAGTTATTTTTTTGTTGTTCAATCCACTCAGTATATTCAACATACCATCTGAGTATTGTGGTTTTGGTGCGTAGTATGCTATTGGAGATAGATTCTTTAGATTTTGGTATTCTTCAAAGTTTGTAGGGAATGTCATTCCTCTCAACCAATCATGAATTTCTAACCATGAGGACATATCTTCATTGACAATAAATGTCACATTCAATGGCTCATATACTAGTTTATCACCAGGTCTGTATAGATCAACAAATGGAGTTGTCTGTGGTATTTCTGATGTAGAAACGCCAGGCAAATTAACTTCTTGACAGAAAAATTGTGTATTGCTTATTCTAGGAAAAGTCAATACAAATTTTGTAGACTGTAAGAAATTTGTATTCTGTGGTTGAGGTACTAATTGTGGCATGTGATCTCCTTATGGAGTATTTATATAAAAAAAGAGGCTCCTTTTGGGAGCCTCTCTTAAACGTCACTCTATGGTGACTTCATCAATTACATCAGATTCTTAACACCGAAGATTCTGTAGTATACATTGCTACGAGCATCTAGATTACCATTGCCTTTTACGATACCTTCAGCAAATGGGTTAGCTACCATACCGTAACGAGTCTTGAATCCAATTTTTGGTTGGAATGTATACTGGTCAACAGCACGAACCATTTGTAGAGGAACGTATGGGCAGTAGAACAGACCAGCGTCATAAGGAGAAGAACCCTTATATCCAACTGTTACTAGTTCTTGGTTGCTTGTGTATCCACCGAAGTATGGATCGATGTACACTTTGATACGTCCATGTAGCATACCAGCAAAGGTATTGCCTGTGTCATCTACTTGCAGATCAGCTTGTAGAGCAGGTGTGTATTGTAGAACACCAGCCATAGCCATAGCTGAAGCAACGTCTGAAGAAACGATCAGAACGTTACCTTTTCCTCTACGAGTCTGCTTTGCAATAACGTTTGCATCACGCTCAATTTGGAAAATTAGACCTTTGAAACGCTCAACTGACCAACGGCCATTTGAGTCTGTGTCTAAGTCAAAGTAACCAGCAGTTGTTGTACCATACTGAGCACCAGCAACAGCAGTGGTGTAGATTGTACGAATAACTTCACGGTTGATCTCAGCTAGAATTTCTGTTGACAGAATGTTGCTTAGTTCTGTCTCAGCATCCAGACCATGAATTGCTTTCAAGTCTTGTGCTAGTTCTAGTGAGTATTCAGCTTTCAGGGCACGTGATTGAGCAGTTACGGAAACTTTCTCAATGCTAAATGCCATTTGCTGGAATACAGCATTACTGTCTGAACCCAAGAATTCAGCAGTAGCAGTTGGCAGTGCAATACCAGTTGTGTAAGCATTAGCTGCTAGACTTGCAACAGGGTTAGTGCCAACGTCAGTTGCTGGAGTACCTGCAAAACCGTATGGGTTGTTTTGTGAGCTAGTACCAGAGAAGATTGTGTTAGCTTCGTTGTAGAAAGCTTCTGAACCATTTTGGTTAGCATATCTTGCTCTCATTGCAAAGATCAGTCCTGTAGGACCTGTCATTGGCTGAACGCCAGCAACATCATATGCAATCAGGTTAGGCAATGCACGACGAACTAAAGAGATCAGGATTGGGTCAAAGTTCTGAACACCACCTGTAACGTTAGTAGGACCTGGAATTGCTTCGTTTAACAAACCAGCGTCTTGTTGCATAGCTTGTTGTTGGTTCTCAAGAACCATGGCTGTAACAGCCTTCTTATATGGGTCCTTAATTGCATCTAGTTCTGGATGTTCCAGAACAGGAGCCCATTTTTGTTTTAGTTGTTCGGAAAGATACATCTAAGTCTCCTTTTTGTTATTGGTTTTTTATTTATTTTGCCAAAGTTTTAGTGATAGCTTGAGCGTAAGCATTCATCATTGGATCTGAAGATTTGTTACCTTTTTTATCTTCGTCATCAATTTGAATTTCTTCGTTCAGGTCAGACGATTCGGCAGCTTTAACTTGACTTGGAAAATATGATTCCTTGATTGTCTCTAGTTTTTCTCCAAAATCTTCTTCAGTAGTAAATTCAAGACTTTCTGCAAGTGCTTTGACTTTTTCTACTTGAGTCTGAGTAAGGCCTTCACATGCTGCGTGGATAGCCTCAATTTTTTTGTGTTCGTTAATCGCTTTTTTGAACTCAACATTCTTTTGAATTTCTTCGTTTAGAGAGTCTTCCAGTTCTTCAACACGACCAACTAGTTCTTCTACTGCATCAACTTTTTCTTCTGGAATATCAATGTATGATTCTACGAATAGATTGCGTAGTTTGCCCATGAATTCTTCAACGATTTCGGCACGTAGGCCTCTTTCAATTGCGAGTTCATTTTGTTGCATCCATTCTTCAACCATATAGTTTAGATATTCATCTAGCTTTTCTGCTAAGTCTTCCTTGATTTGCTCAACAGCAACTTGGAATTCTTCTGTCAGATTAGTTTCCATTGCTTCAACAATAGTTTCTACTCTTGATAGAACAGCAGCTTCAAAAATAGTTGTTGCTTTGTTTCTGAATTCTTCAGATAGGTTCTCACCTTCTAGCAGAGCAGCAACATCATCAGTCATATCAATGCTTTCGTGATATGATTGGAATGTAGCACCTGGATTCATTGACATTGTTTGTGGTGCCAATTTACCAGCGATACGATCACGGATGTTAGCCATGTCTGTAGCATCTGATTGCTGAATTGTTCTTAGATCACCACGACCCATTGTTTCTTGTGGTTGACCTGATAACTTCTTCATAGGCTCTGAACCAACAGGAGGAGTTGCACCTGGAGGAGTTGCTGTAGGAACTCCTTTTGTATAATCAGGTAGTGTCTCATCTGTTTTTTCTGGATCGTCACCGATTGAACCTACATCTTGTGTACCATAAGCAATGCTTGATGGTAGCTTTGAAGGTTGATCTTGACCACCTCTTTTAGATGCAATAGATGCGTCTAAAATTTCCTTAGCGGCTTCAGAAAGATTAAATTTAGGCATTTTAGAAATCTCCTTGTTTTTCTATATTGGATATTTATAATTAAAGTTTTTTTATGAAGTTTTCAAATATGCGTAGACTTACTTGTTCAATCTCTTTTCTACTCGCTTGTTTGATTTGCTGAATAGCATGAGTTTGATCTACCTCTGTCCATACGCCCTCTACTAACATCCATTCCTTGCCTTCCATAATACCTTGAACAAAAGCTCCAGGTGCGGAAGGATCTGCTACAATATCAGCCGCTGTGGCAAGATAAAAGTCTGGTTGAACCACATTAACACCGTTTACATTTTTTAGAGAACCCATACCTCTAGAGGAAACACCTACACATCCTCCACCTTCAATAAGTTTTCTAGCAATGTTACCCATTGGTGTGTCCAACACTTTTGCTTTACCAATCCACTGAGTACCATCTTCATGCAATCCTTTGATAAGAATAGCAACACGGTCTAAGTTGATTGTGGGAGAATCTGGATGTCCCAGTTCTCCATAAGCACGATTTTTATTGATATAATCTTCTGTATAACGATGAACTTCTTTTTTCATCGTATTGAATTCATACAGGCGACCATTTTTGTTTTTCTTTTCTGAGACAAGAAATGGCCCTTGAATGTATAATTGTTTTTGTCCGTCTGCTTCTTCTGTGAGATATTCAACAGTTTCAAAAACTTCTTTGATAAGTTTCATATTTCTTTCCTATTATGGAGTGATGCTATATGGTGGGTAGTTAAATGCAGCAGGATCATTAAACTGACCACGCTGATAATATGCATTATCTTTACGCAGTTCTAGAATGATTGTATAACTTGCATTTGCGACTTGCCCACGGGTGTGAATACTGATATCACCGTTTGTGTTGGCATTTACACTAGGATTTCTAATAGTAATCCAGTTCCCTGCACCATCATACTCTCCATTACCTTGCATGAATAAAATCGGCACACCAGAATCTGGCTCTGCTTGAGGGCTATTGTTTGCTCTCCAATACAATTCTACTGATCCTGATCCCGTGTCTGTATCATACCAGCAACGATTAATAGTTAAACCATAATATGGCTTAGCAGTATTACTTACACTTAATCCACTTCTTAATGGAACATTATTTGCATCTAATGCACCATATAGTGTGTTTGCTTGAATTCTAGCAATGTTTTCTTCTTGTCCAGATCCATCAAAAAGACCAGTTAGTTTAATAACTGCTGATTGTGTATCATCTTTTAGAACTTGATATGAAAATGCGTTAGCCATTTCTTAATCCTTAACTTTTATAAGTTACATGTTTCCATGCAAAATCTGCTACTTTTTTAAAATGGTTTTTACTCTTATGAGCCATTTGAGAAATCTTTTCTTTGTTCTCGTCGTTTACTGCACCATGTACTTTTAAAATAGCATTTGCTGTTTGTACATCAACTTTCATTGAAGAACCATCTTTAAATTTGACTGGCTTAGCTTGACTATTGTCAATAATGTTCTTCAAATGATGCATTACATTTTCTTCTATTGGCTCTAATTGTAATTCTGTTTCTTCGTTTGCCCATTGTTTGACCTGATATGGTATAGTAATATACCTATTTAACTTATCAACCTGATATAAGGCAACACGTTGTCCATTTGGAAATTCACGAATAGATTTTCTACGCATAATAAGAATCTGTGGAGGATCTGATGGCTTTGATGTAAACACACCAGGCATGCCATCAATATCTTCTTCTAGCTTATCTCTCGCAATAAAATCTTTTAGTGATTTCATTCTTCTGTAATTCCTTCTTCTGTTTCAACAGAAGCTTCAGAATCTTCCTCTTGTGTAACTAGTCCGTGTGCAATCTCTTGCTTCTTCATTTCAATATGTGAATGTACTCTGTCTTGAATTTCAGCATAAAGAGCATCACGCATTGCTGCGGCGTCATCTTGAATTGCATAATCTATAATTGCTCTGGTATTCATGATCTTCCTTTATTTAAAAAATGAACAAACATTATTTATAATATTCTTGTCAATCTTCTTACTATTGAATCTTCAGATAAACTTAAATCGGCAGATGAATTAACCGCTTTAGGTTTTCTCTGTTGAGACTTTTGTGTATCAGCAGCAGAAGTTTGTTCTGGCTCTTGGGTATTATTTTGTTGTGCTGCCATATCTTGCTGTTGTGCCATCTGTTGTGATTGTGCATCCATTTGGATGTCAGTCATCATCTTTTGTTGTGTGACAGCATTTTGCACTTCAGTCGGCACTTCAAAACCAGCTTTCTTTTCGTCATCAATTTCTCTATCAATGAGTTTGATTTCTTCATCATCCATGCGTAGAACATTTCTACGAATCCAACCCATTGAATAATAAGTTCCAGTATAAGGATCAACTTGTTGCAAAAGACTTAATCTGTTTGCCATCAATTCTGCTTCTTTAAGTTCTGAGAAATTATTATCTTTGATGAAGTCATAATACATGTGTTCTTTGAATTCTGTAAATTCAGCATCAGTACAGATACCTTTTAGAACACATTGTATTCTCAATACTTGATCAAATAATTCAGCAAACTTGTTACGCAGTCTATCAATGAACTTTGCAAACTTTAATTCATCTCTGGTAATTTCAGATGAACGTCCGATAGTGAAACCGGAAGATGATTCTAATCTAGAAATTGGCACATTGAGTGATTTATATAATTTCTTTTCAAAATATTTTACATCTTCTAGTTCACCAAGGTTTTGACCACCAGGTAATGTGGTGATCTCTGTTCCTTTGCCACCTTCTCTACGAGGTAACCAGAAATCTTCCATCATTGATAGGAACTTACGGTCATCACGAACTTCACCTGTATTGGCATCATAAACAAGTTTATTCTTGTACTTGACCATGATATCACGCAGATATTGTTCTGCTTTAAGTTTTGGTAAGTTACCTACATCAATGTAGAAAATTCTACGTTCTGGTGCTCTTGAAATACGATAGATGACAGTTGCATCTTCAATCATACGCAACTGATTCAAAGGCTTAATTGCCTTGTGTAAGTATGAGAGAACAACTGCTCTACGAGAATCCATCAAACCTGAATTAATATTGACGATGGAGTCTTTTGTAATTCTTGTGCCTACTGGTCCATAGTTTGACTGAGTACCAGTAATTGCTTTGTCGTTATAAATGTAATATTCATTAATGACAGCCATGATTTCTACGCCAGTTCTCTCATCTTTCTTTTTTCTTAATTCACGAACCTTGCGTATTTTTCTTGGGTCAATATAACGTAATTCTTTGATACCACCAATAGGATTTTCTCTATCAATAATAATATGATAGAATAATCTACCATCAATATAATATCTTCTGAAAATATCTTGAGCCATGTTACTATAATTCAGTAGTCTCAAGACAGTATTAAATTCTTCCAATATTGCTTTTTTAATTTTCTCCGGTTGCTTTAACGCATCCATAATTAACTTGACATTCCTACCATCATCGTCTTGTACAATAGACTCATTGATAATGTCATCAATAGCAGATTCAATCTCCGGTTGCATAGCCATTTCTCTATATCGAGAAATTAGTTCTACTTCATTTTTTGCAGTACCATCTAAATCAACATATGTACCATAATAGGCCGCAGAAGTAATCGTCAATGCGCCATCATCGCTACTCGGTGGAGCGAATGATTGCTGAACTAACGAATCTTCTTCAGCCTTCTGTCTTGATATGGTAAAGCCAAATAGGTTTAGCGCCAAAATGTTTCTCCTTGCATTATAAAATCAAAATAACATGAGGAGAGCCAGAGGCTCTCCATTATAAATCAAATTAAGTTGTTGTATCTGCTTGCCACCACTGATATGCAAAAGTAGCAGTATATTCTTCAATCGTATCGTTTGATCCCCAATCTAAATCAATTGGAGCTACATCTACTGGGAACAATCCAACAAATGTATACTTCTTAAGAATATTGCCTGTTTTTCCATATTGTGTAACTTCAGCATCAACAGTATAACCTGCTGGATTTGACGCTTGTGCATTACGAACGTTTCCTGCATGACTGTTGATTGCATTCATCCATGATTCTAAAGAATTTCTGATTGAGAAATCTTCATCATTGATGATAGTTAGTGTCCAATCTGGGAATGTTCTGTTTCCTGCAAACTTCAATTCACGACCAAAATAAAATACAGGAACAGTTCCCACAGTAGAGCCAGGCAGTTGTGCAGACTTAGCCATAAATGTTGCTCTAGATCCTGCTGCGGCACCATTTGCTGCTATTGTTGGAAAGATTAATGTCACAGAAAATAGATTAGGACGGGCACCGTCCCCAATCATATTTGCTCTGAACTCTGATACATTAAAAGCCATTCTTTTCTCCTTGTTCTTTTATTTATTAGATAGCACCAGTAACTTCTGTGAACTGAACTCCTGTTCCAACTGCAATAAAGTTAAGTCTGATAAAGTTGATAGAACGAGCAGGCTTGATGTAAATATCTCCAACAAATTGATTGTTATCAATAACTTGTGGTGTGTTGTTTGTTGTATCGCAAACAACACGGAAGTCATAGATACCACGACGACCTTGTACATCACGCAGGAATGGAGCAACAAGTGCTACAAATTGGGCTCTTGTAAAGTCATCGTTAAATTCAAACAACGAGAACTTTGCTGCTCTAGAAATTGCTTTCTCAAGAGTAATGAATAGACGACGAACATTGATTCTATCAAATGCTGATGGTTTAGATTGCAATGTTTTGTCACCATAGAGAACTGTTCCTTGTCCAGGGAAGGTAACCACTGGGTTAACACCTAAAGGATATAGAATATCTCTTTGTGTTTGATTTGGATTCCAAGACAGCTTAACAGCATTCTTAATTGCACCACGATTGAATCCTGCTGGTGAGAACCATGGATCACGAACTTGATCTGTAAATGCACATAATCCTGCAATGTCACCATTTAGTGGAACATAGCGGTACACACCATTATACTTGTCGTACATGTATTTCCATCCGGAATCTGTAACAGTATAAGAGCTTGAACGAGCTAATGTTTCCAACCAATTTTTAATATTATCAGTTTCTCCACCAGATTGGTTTACAACATCAGAATATCTTGGAGAAATAACATTAATATCACCATCTGTTAGTGCTGCTGTTATGCCACCAGATAGATTTAATGTAGTATTTACTGCTGCTGTTCTTGCAAATGTAGTATTTGCTGCTGTATCACCCCATGTTGCATTTGTATTAGCATAATCAACAGCATCCATACCATAGATGAAGTTTGAATTTGTAAAGATTACATTTTTCCAATAGGTTGTTTGATTATTTCCATCTACTGCATCAATTGCTTTTGAAACATATGGGAATACTTCAAGAACACTTCCTTTTGTACCAGTGATTGCTCCAGTGCTGTCTGTGACAACAACATGGAATTCATCATTAGCTCCACCAGCAGTGCTTACATAAGTTGAAGTTCCTGGTGCACCATTAACAACACTTGACCATGCTCTTGAAACACCACCTGAAGTAATGTTAGTATTTGCAAATGTAGCGGCTGATGCATTATCGTAAACGTTTACTTGAATTGCATTTCCTGCTGCGCCAGCATATCTTGATGCAAAAGCACCATACGCATTTGCATTGCTTCCTTGTAGATACTCTGTTTCATAAACATCTTCGTTCGCAATCTGAACTGATGCTGAAGAATTTGCTGTAGCAGTTCTTGTGTCGGTGCTAATTGCACGAACTACACGCAGATCATTTGAATATGCTAAAAAGCTTGCTGCGGTAAAGAATGAGGTATATGTATTGGAATTTGGGGTACCGAAAACACTAGCCAAAGTGTTCTCACTATCTACTGTAACTCTGACACTTGCTGGACCCCATTCGAAATTTCCAACAAATGCACCAGTTGATGTGGAAACCGAAGGAACGACAGTTGTTAAATCAACTTCGGTAACGCTTACTCCTGGAGATAACTGAATTGCCATCTTTTTCTCCTTATTATATATGAATTTGGCAGGTATATAAAACTATACTCTTTATTTAGAATATATCAGTTTCTCATTATTTCTCTAAAGTATTCAGCATAGACTTCACCTTGGTTCCCTGTAACCCAAACATCTCCACCCTCAACAAGAAATGGAACATCTAATCCATCATTTATGAGTAAGGCGGCAGGAGATGTTTCTTCGTCTGTCTGACTTAATTTTTCTAACTGTAGTTGTTTCCTCAAGTCGTGGTTAACAACATCTTTGAAATACTTCTGAGTTGTCATCCATGCGAACATTACTAATGACATAACCATATCATCAGTTTTACCTTCTTCTGCTCTCCACGTTACTCCATCTGAAATGAATGAGGTAAACTCTGAAATGGTATCAAAATCTTTTACTATTAGTTTGTCTGTTTCAATGAGTGTTTTTAAGTTAGTACAACCAATTCTTTTTACTTGGGTACTCATCTTGACCCCAAGTTGAACTCCTCTACCAAATCCTGCTGAAATTTGTTGTGCTTTTTTATTTCCTGTTTGAACCTTCAGCACGTTTTCATATTCCATTTCACCATGTAAAATCTCTGCAATCTGTGGAGTATTATTAATCTCTATCAATACATATGCATTGTTGTAATATTTGGCAGTATTATATATGATAGTGGGAAACAGAACCGGAGAAATAAAAGAGCTGGCATATTTAGCTACTTGCCTATATGGTGTCTCAGATATGTCTATGACTGACAATGCAGATAAATCCATATGCTTGCCTTCTGCTACATCCACACAAATAGCATACACATGATCTTTTGTAATTTCTCCATCACCTATAACAGGCTGCTCGTAGATATCAAGTATTTCTTCTTTGGCTATTCGTTTTCTTTCTACAGGCTCAATATAAACAAGTTGTTGTAGTTTTGAACCAGAAATAAGTGTGTTTGTTGAACCTAAGAATTCAGTTTCAAATTCTTGTTGGAACTGACGTTCAGAAGTGTTACGAATAGTTTCTTCACGCCATGCTTCATCTCTACCTGGAACTTGTGACCAATGAATCTCAAATGTTTTATAGTTGTTCTTTTTGTCCTTTGCATCCATCCATAACTTGTAGAACAAGTTCATACCATTCGGAGTAGATACAATAATGATCTTTGTAGATTTACCAGACGAGATAACAGGATAGACTGAATTGAAGAATTCGTGTGCTATATTTGAAGGAACGAATGCGAATTCATCTAAGAATACTACATTGAAAGATCCACCACGAACTGCTGATGATGAAGTAGCAGCAGCAATAACTTTTGATCCATTTTCAAGTTCAACAGAACCTTTATTCCATGTGATGACACCTTGCTGTAACCACATAGGTAAGTTTTCGTATGCTAGTTGATATTTTGAAAGAATATCTCTAGCTAATTGTCCTTTGTTGGCAAGAACAGCAATATTTTGTGTATCTTGAAAGATAGAAAGCCAGAGTAGATATGCAACCGTAGTAGTAGTTTTACCAACCTGACGAGGACACTTGGTAATAGAGAAACGATTCTCATGATATGTACGAATCATATCACGTTGAAAATCCCACATTCTAAACGGCATCAAACCTTCGTCAACGTTGACGATTTGAATATATTTTTCCGCAAAGTAAATAGGATCTTTAGAACACTTGACGTATTCTTCTATTTGCTCCTGAGTATATTCAATTTTTACTCCTGCTCTTTTGAGCAGAGGATTATCACGATACGAATCTTTATTAATAGACATTATCTTCCAGTTGTTTTTTTAATTTCATCATCTTTCATATACCAAGGAACAGTAACTTTTCTTTCTGGATGAGTTTTCATATGATCATGTGGATATGCACTTTTTGCTGCTAAACCAAATGTGGCATGATGCGTAAATCCATCTTTATCTTTTTTACTTGATGCAACTTGAACTTTCTTTACTTTAAAACCATCATACGATTTAGTTTTAACTCTATATCGCAAGTGTCCAGAACCACCATGTGCAAGATCATGGTTCATTAATATTCCATGTTCTTTGCTTTTATGAATTTGCTTATGTGCTGTTTTTGGTATATGTTTACCTAAGTCAGAACTTGACATCCATTCGGATGTGTGCTCCTCTTCGGCTTCATTTATATACTCTTTAAACTTTTTCATTCTTATGCTTTTGTTGTAGTTACTTTCACATGTCCTGTTTCTGGATCATGACTAACATGGTGTGCATGAAACTCAACATCAGGATGATCATCTTTTAGTTTTTTGAAGTGTTTCAGATTGGCATGAGAATCATCATACAAATGAACTTTCTTATAACCATGCTTCTTAACTAAATCACCAATGACTTTATGTTTTGCTTCTGCTGGAGAAGGTGCACCAACATTACCAGCACGACGAACGTGAATGTGGTGAGGATCAATACCGTGATGCTTTAGTGTTTTCATAAAACCATGCTTGTCATCCATATCTGATCTTGCAGTTACAATCTCAACATTTTTATTATTCTTGTGTATCGCCTTCAGTTTATTAATCATCTTATGAATAGGATGAGCAGACTTCTGAAACACTTTGTGTGATTTAAAATCACTATAGTCATAACTGTGACCATGTTTCAACTTATGGTCATTATATTCTGTGTTAGTCAAAGACTGAACTCTTTTACCGTGCTGATCTTTAACATGAACTTTTAGTTTAGAATGATCGTGATGAAACAATACTTCATCCATATCAAATGCATGAAGTGTCTTTGATTTTGTATCTTTTCTTTCTTGAACTTCTTCTCTTAAATGTTTGAAGTATTTCATTCCTTACCTTTTAACATTTTATTTAAATCTGCTGTACTACCAACGAATATGGCTTTATCTATTTTAGTGCTTGTTTGTGGTTCTTTTCCTGATGCTCTTTGTATTTCACGCATCTGTTTCTGTAACATAATTAACTTTTCGTTTGCATCTGCTACGTTCTTAATCATGGTAGCTGCAACTTCAAATGCTCTTGGATGCTCAGATTCTCTGGCTATCTCAAGAATAGAATCTATGGCATCAACTCCTTTGTTGATAATTTCTTCATAGTTCTGACGGACTTTATTATAATCTTTTTCTAGATCATCTTCTAACTTAGAATCAACTTGAACGACAGGTCTTTCTTCTTTAACTATAATATCTGTACTAGCAATTTGTTTTGGCTCTACTTCAAAGATATCACTCATATTTTTTTCAAATTTAGTCACTGTTGTACTCCGTCACTGTTGTCACAATAGTATATGCTGAGTTAATGGTAGCATTTGCTGGGTTCACATAAGAATTAATTGTTACCATCTTATTATTTGCATTTACACCTTCAACTGATAATAGAGTATATTCTGCAAAAGAATCTAGTCCTATAATTTCTGTATTTGCTTTAAACCCACCATTTATATCTGTAATTACCATTTGATCTGTGGTATTACTATAGTATACAACTGTACCAGTAGCACTAGCTGTATCTAATGAATATCCTTGATAAACTGTTTCTCCTTCCTTGTATGTTCCAAAACCGGAAGGACTCATATTAAAAGTAACTTTTCCATTATTGACAGATGAATCTAAATCTAATATGTTTACAAAAGAATCTTTGATTATCTTTGCTTGAGATATTGCTCCATATACAAAAGCTTTTACTGTAAAATTTAAAGTCCAAATAACTACCCTAGCATCAGAGTCTTGCAATCCTTCATACTCAATGTCGTAATTTACTGAATTTAAATTAATTGGTACTTCTTTTGTTACTCCCATCGTAGGAATAAGATTTAGTTTTATTGTATACTCAGGAGTAAAAAATGGCAATATGTGTTCTATTATTTGAGTACCATCTTCTATATTTCTGACATAGATGTATAATGAAAAATCAAAGTTATAAGGCACAGGAGTATATTGTGCAAGTTTTACGTTAGGATTTCCTGATGCTGCTGTAGTCTTTAAATTTGTTATTTGTTTTCTTGATGCGTCATATTCCATGCTTATCAAATCAAAAGACATTCTAGGTAATGTGATTTGAACTTTTTTATTTAAATCTGGATCGCCTAGTAAACGAGCAGCATACTTTTCTTTTGGTGCATAGATAATAGGCACCTTGATTTTTCTATCTTCGGTGCCATCTGTTTTGTAACGAGTTAAGGTAATGTTGTCAAACAAACTACCAAAACCAACTACAAGTTTACGAATGATTCTGTGATATGTTGCCGACATTATATATTACCAAATGGATTAGTTTCTGAAAAATCAATAATTGAAGTTCCTTCAGCATTGATTATTTTATTGTCATAGTCTGCATAATACTCTGCATGTTCATATATGTTGGTAGATGCAATAGTTCCTCTTGCATTTGATGTTGCTCCTCTAGCCAAATTACCAACAGAGAATGTTCCTGCTATTGTATTAATATCTAAGTTTGCAGTTGCAGAATCATAAGCTGCAATGATACCTGTTGTAGTTGCATTTGCTAAAGTAATATCTGGACTAATAAAAATAGTTTCTCCTATAGCAAAAACACCTGAAACTCCAGTTAACGTAAATCTTTGTGCGTAAGCATCTTTTTGTTGAACGATATCAATATCAGGTATACCAGTATCAATTGTTTCATGTGAATACTTGAATTTCTCCAATTCTAATTCATAAAAATATGGAACTCTACGACCAAGCATAGCCATGTCCATATCTTGATTAACGAACTTAATCTCATATAGTTCACCTACACCATTAAGAGGAGGAATATAAATTAAGTCTCCGTCTTTTGGTCTACCATAATCAGGATCTACAGGAACTCTTTGAGAGAAACTTCTTTTTGACATTACTACAGTTATATGGTTTCTAATCTCAAGACCAAACTTACTAAAGAAATCTTTATCTCCTTTATAATCCATAACATCTTTTGGATATAACTCAATAGGATATGCTGTTGTAAACTTTTTCAGAGGATCTTCACCATATATAAAATCTGTTGGATTATTGTAAGTGGTCGGAATATAATAACAAGTCACACCCATTATTTTTATGGATTCAACAATCAAATCTTCCACTAAACGTTGTTCAGTGTATTTGGCATTATAGTTATTAAAATAATGGTTAGTTGGCATCTTAGTTCATGAACCACTCTAGCGGTGCGCCGTAATTGCTTTCCATTTCTTGTTCCAGTTGTTTGATTTCGTCAACTGCATCTTCGTAGATTTTGTCACCGTTTAGTGTAACACCACCTAACAATTGAACGCCTTGAAACTTTTTGAGGTTGTCTCCCCAATTGCGTTTGATGAGTGCTGTAGCATATCGTTTGAGCCAACGATCATCCCAGACAGCATGATAAACATCTGGATTAATTAATGCATAACACTCAGCAACAACTATAGTACCAACAGGAGCCTCAGAAGCACCCCATGCCCAATCAATAAACAATTTATGCATATGTCTCTGAAAACGAATAGGTACTTCACCAGTAAATAATATTTCCAGTGAACGCAGATGTTGCATTGTCAATGTGTAATTGATATAAGATGCTGAAGTGAAGTCATACAATTCATTTAAACGTAACTGATAACGCAGGTCAAACATATTGATTGTTGCCTGAGAGTCTTGAATAGGAAAGATTCTAGTTACACCAACAATATTTAAAGAATTGTTTGATGCATCTTTTGTGACAGATGGACGCATATCAATATAACGCTGATTGATATCTTGTTGTGTTACTGCTTTGATATAGTAGACTTTTTGTAGGCCGTCGAAATGATAGTCTTGCCAGTATTGCATGGCATCGTCAATTCTGTCCTCTATCTGCTCGTCATCGATATTAATATCAATTACAGGAAACCCTAAACGACGAAGGCAATAGTCTTTAAATTCTTGTCTGTTAGTTATTTGGGCCATTTTTTTATTATAGTTGGAGTTCTCTAGATTATTATATTTATGTTAAAATAAAAAACCCAAAAGAATCTTCATTTGCATGAACTATCTTATTTCCTTTAGAAAAACGAATTTGTGCAGGAGAATTAAAAGTACGATCATCAATCTGCAAAGAACCTGATCCTAAAAATAACTTTGAATCTTTTGATATGGCTTTATTTTGTCCAGAAAGTATAGCAAAAGGAGCAACTTTGTCTGTTATCTGTGACGTTGATTCATTCAAAAAAGGACTAACACATAGACTTTCTGTATCTTCCATAACCTGCATTCTCCACTCTCCTTTTGAAAAAGATTTTGTTAGAGTAGATTCACCTTTTCTCAATTCAACAACTTCACCCGTAGTTGTCTCTGTACATACCAGGCGTCCTTTACTTATCATCCAAACATAATCAAAGCTGGATCCAACTGTGAAAACACCATCTAATATAGGCTCTACAGTTAATATGGCGCCAGAAAAAACTTCAGTTTTAACTACCAGTATATCAAATGCCTTTAATACCTTAGGTGGGAATTTAAACATTTCACACCTCTATAACAAATTCGGGAGGAGTAGTTGGTGCCAAATCTTCTATAGAATATGAAGATACCTGTCCAATCATGTCTTTATACTGTTGTATTTTTGCTGAATCTGCAACAAATTTTTCTTCACGCTCTTGCTGCTCGGCGTGATACATTCCAGAAATTGCAATTCGTTTTTTTATTTCTTCTGGGTCATTTACGCCTGGCCACATATGTAGCGGCTGATAAGCATATGCTGGATATTTATCCGGATCTTGATGTTCTGTCGTATCTGAGGCAAATGATACTATCAAAGAATGACTCTGTTCTTCAAATTGATGTATTTTCATATAAAGTGTGTTCATATAAATCCTTTTTTTTATTAGGCTACGCCACCTTGTCGGGTACCTGTTACTGGCCAAGTTACGAATGGATTACCTACGATATAATTTCCAGCCGCTCCTCCTGCGCCGCCGAGGCCTAAGGCTGGGTTTGGTGCATACGTTCGGTTTGTGCCAGCAGTACCGGCAGCACCTCTACCACCACCAGCTCCACCTGCACCTCCAATTGCAACCCCTGGAAGACTTGTTCCTCCAGTACCACCAGTACCACCAGCAGGACTGGTACCTGGACCACCTACCGTTGCTGACGTTCCTGGAAATGGGCCAGGACCTAGAGGACCACCTGCTGATGGTGGTGCACTTGCTCCTCCGCCACCGCCACCACCAAGTGCATATCTTGGTCCTCCTGACTTGGCCGGTCTAGGAACGAAGTTCGCTCCTCCTCCGCCACCTCCGCCACCTCCAGCTGCAACAGTACCATTATTAGTAATAACTGTTGGTCTATTAACAAATATTGCATTACCACCAACAGCACCGGCACAGGACGTTGAGCTTGAGCCAGTACCACGACCACCAGCTCCTCCTTTACCTTGAATTAGACCATTATTGATGACAGTTATAGTGTCAGCAGGAGAAAATTCTGAAGGCACCGAAAATGCATAAGCAGGAGTGCTTGAGCTTCCTACAGTTACTCCTGGATTTATTGTGACTGTAATATCAGAATTACCAGGATTATAAGTTGGTCCACGACTCGTATATACATTATAGTTGTCGGTTGACGCTGAAATCACTAAAGGTATTGCAACTCTTGTTGTAGCTGAAGTATTATAAAAATCTGAATATGCTATTGTTCCGCTCGTAGGAATAGTAGCAGTACCGGGAGAATTAGGTACTAAAGCACCCCCACGATAATATTCACTAATTTCATGCGGTACCGTGCCACCAAACTCAGTAGCAATTGTAGTTATTGGTAACGATTGACCTGGGCCAGGGATTGGCATTTGTACTCCTTATCCTACCATAAAAAAATTCCGACAATTTGAAAAATTATTTAGCATTTCGTTTCAACTCATCAATCTGTTCTTGCTGTTCTTTAATTGCTTGAATTAAGAGAGGAATTAATTTTTCATACTGTACAGTTAGATAATTTTCTCCAGATTTCGAAAATATATTTCCATTTTTATCAAAGTCTGTGTCGAATGGAGCAGGCTTAACAGCGTGTGGTAACACACTTTGAATTTGTTGTGCTATAACACCGACATGTTCGGATGTGTCAGTATAACCGTATGTTCTAGCCAATTCATTTGTATTATAGTATACACCAGAAATTTCTTGTATCTTTTCTAATGCATTATCAATAGGTTTGATGTTTATTTTCAATCTTTCATCAGAGAAGAATGCAGTAATATTGTTGGATGCACGAATATCACCACCAGTTGGAGATGGTGCTGTTCCAACACCTAAAGATAATATGTTAGCAGAAGATACAAATAGTAATGAAGTGGAAGGATTATAATTTAAATTTAAGTTGGTATGAAGTGATTCAACTAATGCGGTAGAATTATTAGCGTCAACAAAAACTGGATAATAACTAGCGTCTGTTGTTATTCCTCTAGTTGGTGGAGTGTTTGCTGTATTATATGCTGCATTGGCAGTAAAGGCAGCCATTTTAGCAAAAGTATCAGTATTATTAATCCAAGTGTTTTGGTTTGGAGTTAATGCTCCATCAAAGGCAGTAACTTCAAAAACAACATTATCACCTGCGTCAGCCGCAGGATTTAAAGTTATAGTTGTTGGATTAGTTTCAGCATAATCGACAACATTATTTTGTCTTACACCGTTAACAAATACTCTAATTCTATTTTCTCCTACAACATATGTAGGAACAGTAAATACTGTTTGTCCACTATTGGCAATAAAAGACCTAACGTCAGATATTAATGTTGTACTTCCACCTCCACCACCACTTGCTGTCGAATTAATTGTAATTGTTTTTGTAGTGGTACATGCAGATATTGTTATATTGGTACCAGGATTAATTGTTAAGGTGTCTGCATTATTTGCTGGTGTAATTGAAACAGCATTTGCAGATATTGTTGTGAACCCTGTTTGTACTGCATCATTTGCTTTGTTGAATCCTGCTTGAGCAAAGGTATTAACACTAGTAATATTGGTATTCTGTAGATCATTAACTGCTTGTAAGTATACAGTATTTGATCCTGCGGTGTTTGCTGCTTCAAAGGCAGCCGTTGCTAAAGTTACTCCTGCATTTGCTGAGTTATATGCTGCCTGAGTAAATGTATTGACTGAAGTAATATTGGTATTCTGTAGATCATTAACTGCTTGCAAGGCTACAGTATTACTTGATGCATTATTAGCTTGAGCATAAGCAGCGAATGCTACAGTATCACTTCCACCACCTCCAGTATTCGCCTTATCATAAGCTGCTTGAGCAAACGTATTAACAGCAGTAATATTTGTATTTTGTAGGTTATTAACTGTTTGTAGGTAAACAGTATTACCTGCTGCGGTGTTTGCTGCTTCAAAGGCAGCCGTTGCTAAAGTTACTCCTGCATTAGCAGAATTAAAAGCAGAACCAGCAAATGTGTTTACTGATGTAATATTAGTATTTGTGGTAGTCATCTGTGACTGTAGAGCCACAGTATTACCTGCTGCGGTATTTGCTACCTCAAAAGCAGCAGTTGCTAGAGTAACTCCAGCATTAGCACTATTAAATGCTGATGCAGCAAAAGTGTTTACTGAAGTAATATTAGTATTCTGTAGATCATTAACTGCCTGTATAGCTACAGTATTACTTGATGCATTATTAGCTTGAGCATAAGCAGCAGAAGCTAAGTCTGCTGGAGAATTGATAAAACTTAAATTTCCAGAACCATCAGTAGATAATAATTGACCTGTACTTCCTCCAGTGATATGAAGATTTGCAATGGGTCCTAGAAGTACACTTTTAGCTAAACTTGAATTTACATTAGAACGAATACTAATTGTGTTGCTTGAACCGATGATACGCATCTGTTCATTTTCTGTATTCATGCCGCCTGCGGCAATTATTACATCATTTTGGGGTAAAAATGTACCTATTACAAGATCACCACCACCAGTAGTTGTGTTACCTGACACATAAAGGTATCCATCGTTTGGTCCAACCAAAGTATAGTCTGAAACACTATGTTGACTACTACCGATACCTGCGGCAATATATGTATCATCTTCAGTACCATTATCAGCAGTTGCAACCAAATCACTAGATGCATCAAGTCCACTATTAATATTTTGAATGTTTATCTGTGAATAACCATCGTGATTTGCAGTCCATTTGATGCATAACCGAAAAACTGACCACTGTTACCTGTAACAGTTACAGAAGTAACATTTCCGATAAAATTAACATTACCCAAAACACTCAAATCATTTTGAATTGTTACGTTGCCTGAAATTGTACCACCAGATGAACTGAAACGTGTGTTTGCAAAATTATATGCCGCTTGTGCAAAAGTATTAGTATTTGCAATCCAAGTATTCTGCGTATTATTAATTTCACCTTCAGCGTTAGCTTTACCATATGCGGAGGTAGCTAATGCTACTCCAGCGTTTGCTGAGTTAAATGCAGAACCAGTAAAAGTATTTACAGAAGTGATATTAGTATTCTGTAAATCATTGATTGATTGTAAGTATACTGTATTACTTGATGCGGTATTGGCTTGGTTATATGCTGCTGCCGCTAGAGTAACTCCTGCATTTGCTGAGTTAAATCCTGACTGTGCAAATGTATTAACACTAGTAACGTTAGTGTTAGTTGTTGTCATCTGTGCCTGTAATGCTACGGTGTTACCTGAAGCATTATTGGCTTGAGCATAAGAAGCGGTTGCTAGATTTACTCCTGCATTTGCAGAATCAAATGCGGAGCTAGAAAAAGTATTAACCGCAGTAATGTTGGTATTTTGTGAATCGTTAACTGCTTGTAGATATACAGTATTTGACCCTGCGGTATTTGCAGCAGTAAATGCGCCTTGTGCTAATTCTCTAGCAACAGTATCTTCTACACCACCAGTTGCAGTAGAGTTAATTGTGACTGTCTTGGAAATTGTATTTGTTGATATCGTAACATTATTGCCTGGAACAATATTTAAGATATCTGTTGGTGTTGTAGCAATGATAAGAGAGTTGTTAGCATTAATCGTTGAAAACGTTTTTTGGTTTTCAATTGACTTAATACCAACACCATTCTTATAGAACAGTTTACCGTCAGCATAGTTAATCGCCAACTCACCATGTGCTAGGTTAGCTGGCGTATTACCTGTTTGTCCTGATTTTCTTAACTGTATTGTTGTATTTGACATTTATTAAAAACTTCCGCCGTCCTTGATGATTTCGTCCGATACTACTAATTCTTCCAATTCTGCACTAACAACTACTGTTTGTGCGGCCTTAGCCTCATCAATTTTTTTTCTTTTGGCAGGAGTTAATTTTAAATAGTCAATTTGGTCATTTAGTTCTTTAATTTCAGAACCATATTTTCCATGCACACTTGTCAATTCTTCACGGGTCTTATTCAATTCATTTGTAAATGTATCAATATGTTGTAACTGATGCTTTACATTTTCATACTCAGACTTAATAATTGAAAGATCAGTTATTTGATTTTTTAAATTATTAATCGTATTATTTAATTCATTATTTGCATTTTGAAGTTGCTGAATTTTAGTGTTATCATTAGCATTTTTATCTGCTTTTGTATTTTCTAATTCTTTTTTTGAAGATTCAACAGAAATAGTTAATTCTTCAACTTTTGTTTGCAACTCCTTAATAATATTTTCAGTTAATTTTAAATTTGCCTGTAGAGAAATGCTTTTGACGATGCTATCTTGCAAGGTCTTAGACATTACATCCACATAATATTCAATATACTTTTCCTGACTCATTTCAAACTCCTATCATTTAGAAAATTATATAATCATTGTATTTAGAAGCTGCCTCCATCGAGAACATATGAGTAACGAATCTCTTTTGTATTTGAATTATAGAATGCAAGTCCATCATAAGTAGCATCTTGTGTTTCTGTATAACGAACTGGATTAACAAAGAATCCTGCTACTGTAGAACTTAGATTTGATCCAGAAGCATTCAAAATAATACTACCAGCAGCAGCAGTTTCAAAGCCAGCAAATTTACCTATTGAGATAGAATTGATTCCGGCTGCACTTGTATTACCTTTAGCAGCTTGTTCACCGATAGCAATAGAAGATGCACCTTGTTGTCCTCCACTATCATAACCTAATGCAATAGCGTATTGTCCTTGTCCCCCACCAGAAGAATTACCAATCGCAATACCATAAGCACCTTGATTGGTTATACCGGCATTGATACCAATAGCAACAGCAGTTTGACCTTGATTAACGTTACCAGCACCATAACCAATTGCAACACCATATGCACCTTGATTATTATAACCAGCAGAATCACCAATTGCAACTGCTTGTAATCCTTGAGTTATTGTACCAGCATTCTGTCCAAAGGCAACTGCGTCACCCGCAGTATCTTTGATGATTGCACCATTAGCTAACTGTAACCCTGCACCATTATGTACTAATAATCCATCTGTACTTTGAATTGATAGTGAGAATGCACCATTAGCAATCGATGTTGGGGTTAGTGCATTATCGCTTGCATAGCTAAATCTTCCATTTGCAGCATCATAGTAAACTAGATTTGCTGTTGCACTATTTGGTAAATTAGGTACAAAAAGATTCGTACCAACTGTTACAGTACCGTTAGCAGTTGTATTACCACTAAATGTTGTTTGTATGGAGTCAACAAATATAGTTCCAGTAACACCATAAATTTCACCACCGTTAGGTAATATTAGTTTAGCATCATTGCTAAATGTCCAATAATGAGAATTTGCAGTAATATATGTTTCTTTGGCATTATCACTCACTTGAACATTAGTATTTTCACCACCTAAGAACAATTCAGCATTAGAAGAATCTATTGCACCACCAGCACGAAGGTGTATGTGATTTGGTGCTGTTGGATCAACAATAATGTATTGATCGTTTACTTCGGGTGCATAGTTGGCACTTGGTACTAAGTAGAGAGTGTTATTACTTAGATTGCCGTAGATACGATTGGCGACATATAGATTTCTTGATGTTTCTATATCACTATTGACATATAGAAGATTTGTATTAGCACCACCATCGTTGTAAATATCAACTATTGCGGAGTTATCGTTATTCTTTAGTCGTAAACGCTTCGCTGAGTTGATAACTAGGTTATCATCTAATATTGCTCCCGCATCGAAATATGGAGCATTTGCAAAATATGAAGAACCATTTGCATACAACTGAGAGCCGGACTGAAGTGTTAGAACATTTAGTACGTTAGACGTATTTGCAGTTAAGTTTGCTCTTAATGTTGCTAGTACAAAGCTATCAGAGAACGGCGTAATAACGTTTGATGTTGGTTCTGTCGTATAGTTATTGAACAGATAGTATTGTTTGTCTTGTGCATGACGATAGAAACCAGTATGTCTCTGTACCCCATCATAGTAGTGACCAATAAAACCAATATCAACTACGTCAGAAGTATTGTTTGCAGCAAGTTGAATTAATGGGTCATCAACTTTAATAGTATCAACATTGATGACGGTTTCTGTGCCAAGAACTGTTAAGTTCCCTGCGATTTGAACGCTAGAATCAATGTACTGTGTAACAATAGGAGTATTTGCACGGAAAACAGTATTATCTACATTAAACGTTACTGTATTTGCTGTGACTGCTGATGTTAAACCGTCTCCTCCAGCAAAGGCAAGAGTTTCTGTAAGTAGATTAATTCCATCAGTTCCAGTATCACCAGAAATATTAAGCGTACTTGCAATTGCAGAGGTAGTTACATTGGTAACTAAACCATTTGCCGAGATACGCAGGACTGGAATTGCTGTGGTGGAACCGTATTCTCCGGGAGTGATATTAGTGAAATTTTTAAATCCACCAATCTGTAATGCATTTGTACCATCTGCCGTACCGATAAACAGATTATTAGAGGTGTAAGAATAGGCTAATTCACCTGCCGCCAAGTTCGCCGGAGATGCCGTAGAGAACGAGCGTTTAATGAGAATTTCGGTATTAGAGGCCATGTTACGTCCTTATTATTGTTATCTTTTTATTTATGTAAATATGCCACCGTCAATAACTGCACTAATTGTGGCTGAATTAGCAAATACGAGATTACCTGTCATTGTATCACCAGACTTACTTACTTTAGTATTTGCTGTGTTATAGGCTGCTTGAGCTAATGCTAAAGCGGTATTCGCTTGAGCCGCAGCATCACTCGCCCCAACAAATGATGCCGTGCTGTAAACCGTTTGCTGGTTTCCTTGATTAACTCTAACACTAATCTGCTGTACGGGATTAACAATTACATTTGGCATTTTAGTTTCTTGTTACAGATGGTGAAACAAATATTTGACCTTCAAGAACTCTAGTAACTGATCCTGTTGATGTTTCAGTAATAATTACATCATATACTAGTTTTTGCATAGTGGAAACATTTGACGTTGTTGCCGAGTTTGCAGACAATTGAATAACACCAGAGTTTGCACTATATACAGTTGCAGTAAAATTAATTGCTACATTTGACGAATAATAAGAATTTCTTGCTTGACTTCTTACTGTAAAGCCTGTAAGATTATAAGGTGCACCAGTATCATCAGCAAGAGTCATCTGCGTAGTAAATGTTGTACCTTGTTCTAGAAATAAATCTTGATAACCTGCAGGCATATTTTTCCTCTATGTTTTTAATTTATAAAATATAATTACCAACTCATCACTTCTAGCAAAACGTTAAAATAAGCAAACGAACCTACCGCTGGTGAGGTTCTATTTCCAAGTCTAATTGCAACAGAAGATGTACCAGTACCTGCTATAAAAGCTTTACCTCCATTAAATACACCAGCAGGAAAGTTAGTACCATCTGAATTGAAACTAGCTGTTAATGAACCACCTTCTACTGTATAAAGACCTGTGCTATCGTTGTACCATATTCCAACTAGCCATTCTTTATAAAGTCTTGATTGAGCTGGAGTTACTGGATTACTAGTAGGCCAATATGCTCCATGAACTTTTACTCTTACAAAGTTATATGATGCAGAACTATTGATTAAATACGGCCATATATCAATATCTTGAGTTGCTGTTGCCTCAGTAAAACTGGCATTAAACATGTCTTGATATAATTTTCCGGCAGCGGTTGTACCAAGCTGAAAAGTAGCAAGACCAGATATGTTACCACCTGTAATATTCACTGAAGCTGCTGATTGGGTACTTATAGTACCTAAGCCTAAATTGGTTCTAGCTGTCGGCGCATCAGTAGCACCAGTACCACCACCAGAAATCTGCACGGTGCCTACAGCATTATTTGTTGCTGAAGTAATTCTACCTTGTTGATCTACAGTAAACGAAGGAATTTGTGACGCACCACCATAAGATCCTACTGTAACCGCAGTATTAGCTAACGTAGAACTTCTAACTCTTGTTATCATTTTTTAATTTATTCTTCTACAGGACAATCTTCAAAGATTTTTTGTGCCCTAAAAATTTTATCATCAAGTTCACTCCATGATACAATAGCTGCAATCGCAGATGCTTGATCATTTAAGTCAACTTGTTCATCAATATCAACCTTGTTTAACACACAATGGCCAGAGTTCTGAGGATTTATAATTTGTACCTGAACTGATTTACTGTTATGATCAACAAGTATATGTAATTGATAATTTTTATAGGTATGCTGATATATTGACATACCGTTTGCTTGTAAAATATTGTTATTTACCATTTTGTTATCTCGAATAAAGTATAGAAATAAGTTGACGAATCTGCTGCTGGTGATGCTCTATTTGTAAATCTATACACAAGAGAAGTTGTTCCAGCACCTACTATAGCGGCTCTACCAGAATTCCAGGCGCCCGCAGCAAAGTTGGTGCCATCGCTATTAAAAGCAACTAGGTTTGTACCAAAATCTACTGTATAAACACCTGTACTTTGATTATACCATATTCCAACAGAAAAGTCTTTATAAAGTCTTGATGGGAGTGGATTGACCGGATTAAAAGCATTTGGAATATATATTCCCTGAGTTTTGATTCTCAACACTGTATAAGAAAAGGAACTAGAGAGTATGTATGAACCTAAATCCACATCTGCCGCTGGACTACTAGAAAACATACTTGTAGTTGACGCAAATGTTTCATATTCTCCTGTTGTTCCACCATATATCGAAACCGATCCATACAAGTTTGCATCAGAGAAACCACTGGTTGAAAAAGTACTAAGTGATGCTATTGCACCTCCTGTGATACTTACTCCTGTACTATTTTGAGTACTCATAGTACCCAAGCCTAAGTTGCTTCTCGCACCTCCAGCATCAGTAGCTCCTGTACCACCTTTGGCTACAGGAACAGTGTTCTCAACTGCAACGCTACCTAGACCCAAATTAGTTCTAGCTGTTCCAGCATCAGTAGCACCAGTACCACCTTTGGCTACAGGAACAGTATTTTCAACCGCAACAGTACCTAGACCCAAATTAGTTCTAGCTGTTGCAGCGTCAGATGCTCCAGTACCACCATCCGCAACAGCAAGATCAGTAATACCAGTTACCGAACCACCAGTAATATTGACATTACTTGAATTTTGAGTTGCCATAGTACCAAATAATATAGCAGCATTTGCTGCTGAAGTAATTCTACCTTGACCGTCTACAGCAAATGTAGGAATTTGTGTTGTACTACCATAAGTTCCAGGTGTAACGGCAGTATTAGCTAATACTAAACTTGTTACTTTCGTTGTCATTTATTATCACCTTTGAGTGTGTTTATTTCTTGCTTTAATTCTTTGATAGCTTCAACTAACAATCCAATCATATTTTGATACATGACTGATTTTCCATTTTCGTTTTCTGAAACAAGATAAGGAAGAATTTCTTCAACCTCTTGAGCAACTAGACCCATACCTTTTTCTCCAGTATCTTTCCAGTTATACTCAACACCTTTCAATCGCATGACAGTATTCAACGCATCAGAAATTCCTACAATATTTTCTTTCAGATTTTTATCTGATGTTGCTGTCATTATAGTAGCAGACAATGTTCCAGTTGATGGAACAAACGTCAATTTGGTGCTTGAAACATTAGAACTGAAACTTGTACCAGAAGTTTGTTGAGTAAATGTAATATAACTGGTGCTTGAACTTGATGTGTCATCGGTTACTGTCATACCGATGGGTCCTGCTAATTGTGCATTTGTAATTAATCCTACAATACCTGTATTAGCAACAGAGCCAGCAGAACCAGTAATGCTTGCAGTAAATGTTACACCTGAGTTTGCTTTATTATTGACAAATGCAGTTGTAGCTATTTGTGTATTACCAGAAGGACTATTAATTGTAGGTGTTGGTGCAAGTACAACATTAGTGAATGTTTGAGTTCCACCATTCGTGTTAGCATAATAAGTTGTTAGTTTAGATGTTAATCCATCAATGGCTAATTGAATACTATTCGCTGTCGGTGAGATATCTGAATTAATTGTGTATGCAATATTGTTCGCATAATATGGGTTATTGATATATCCATCAACTTCAAAAAGAATATTAATTCCACTTGTTACAGGAGTTGTAAACGTAACGCTAGTGTTACTTGTTTCTGTATAGCCTGCGGCAAACTGTCTAACACCATCAAAATACACTCTTAATTGAGCCGCTCCCGGTATATACGTTGGTGTCGTGTATGCTGAGGTTACACCATTTGCAATATATGATAGACGAGAGGAGCTAATCGTTGTTCCTGGAGTGGTTCCACCTCCACCACCTCCGCCACCTGCTGCCCAATAGAAACTTCCTGGACCACCAGTAGTCAGAATATATCCAGCAGTTGTTCCTGTCGGAAGAAGTGCAGTAAGTGCTGATGCTGCTGATGTTGATCCAGTACCACCTTGTGAAATCGCAAGTGGATTGGTTAAAGTTAAACTATCGAATGTTGGGCTTGCTGTACTTCTTAAATCTTGTGATGTGCTAATATTAAGTACGTTTGATGAACCGTATATTGTAACACCATTATTACTGCTGAATGAAATAACTCCAACAGAACCAGTAGCAGCACCAGTCGTTCCATTGAAAACACCATTGTTTGCTCTATTAAATGCTGCTTGAGTTAGGCTATTGGTAGCAGTAACATTAGCATTTACAGTAAACATTTGTGACTGCAATGCTATTATGTTACCATTAGCAGTATTAGCACCTACCCATGCTTGGTTAGCAGTAAATGCACCCATAGAAGCAAAGGTATTAGTATTATTGATCCAAACATTTTGTGTGTTTGACACATTCTGTAAGTAATTTACTGTTACAGAACTTGCAATATTATTAGAACTTGGTAATACGGTGGAATCACTAATTAAGTTTGCTGTTAGTATTTTAGAATAGCTAATAGGATTATTTACATCTTTAAGCTCCCACCAATCATTAATCTCATTCCATTTTATTTCAGCATTTGATAATGGTCCTCTAGCATTAATAAAGCTTCCATTTGAAGCAATAATTTCTGCGGAATTAATTGTAAAGGTAGGTGAGTTATATGCAGTATCACCATTAATGAAGAAAGTTCCTTGAACTACTACAGTATTCGAAACAGTTCTATCAGCATATATAAATGCTTGGTTTGCATCTATCTTTGATGTTACTATTAATTCTGGTGTCGTTGCTAATACATTTGCTGTAATTAAATTACTAGTGACAGATGTGGTACCTATAACGACAGGAGATATTACTCTAGTATTTGCTGATATTATACTACTAATAACATTACTTGAAGCTACAACCGTAGGTGTATTAATCTGCGTGTTTGCTGTAATAAAATTACTTGTGACAGATGTGGTACCTATAACGACAGGAGATATTACTCTAGTATTTCCTGATACTACATCACCAATAACATTATTTGCTCCTACTATTATAGGCGAATTAACAGTACGACCAACTATTAGATTATTCGAGAAATTAACATTACCATTAGCAACATTTAGTTTGAATGGTCCTGCAAATGCTGAACCAATATACACGTTACCGTTGCCATCAATTACAGTTGAGTTTGCACCTGCTGTACCCATTCCTCCTGGTTGAGGATTAATTCTTAATACAAGTCCTGAACCAGACTGAGTAATATTAAGTATTGTGTTAGCATCATTTGCAATAAAGTAATTGTTTGATGCTCCTATGATTGAACCATCAACCTGAATATTTTTTTGAATATAGGCAGATGAACCAATACCAGAAACTTGAAGTTGTCCTTGAACAACAGCATTGTTTGCTACTTGGAGACCAAGAGTGGGAGAACTAAGAAATAAAGTTCCTGTTGATTTTACATAATTGTTCGCAGCAAGATCATTATTTTCTTGTATGAGTTTATTTGTAGTAACTACCCAATCGCCAAAAGTATTGGCATAGCTCAATAAAGTAACTGTATTAGCCATTTTAGCCTTTTTCTAATAGTTTTAACATCAAAGCTTTTATTTCGTTCATATCTTCTTTGATGCCAGCAATTTCTTCCTTAACTGTATTTATTTCATCTTTATGTGTCTTTAACATACGAATTTTAGCATAATACTCATTTCTTGCAGTATTATCCGTGTTTATGAGAGCCATATTATTAGTGTCTCTCACAAACTCTGATCCAGTAACTTTAACTAGTGCCATTTTACAATCCTGTTCCAGATGGTAAAGCTAATGCTCGTATGTCAGTCACAAAAGGTATATTTGTTGTATCTTCTGTTGTCATAACAAACTTGATTTGGAACTGATTAAATGAATTGTAAGTTTCGGTTCCTTTTGTATATGAAATAAAGTTATCTGCTAAATTATTGACACCAGGAGCACATTCATATTCAATTAGATTTTGTTTTGATAGTGAATATGATATTGTACTTGTCTGAGTCATTAATTGCCATTCTTTATCATCAATTACATCCGTATCGTCCGAATTCAGAATCTTATAATACACATAGATTTCTGTTCCTAGAGGTTTGTATGCTGTATAGAATACTCTTAAATCACCAGATTCATTGTCTGGAGTTAATTTTACTACTTTTGTCAAGTATCTTGCGGTTGTTAAATTACCTCCACCAGATGAAGTCTCTCCACGAATAAGAACGGTAGCAGGAGTTGTATTCGCTCCAGTAATTGTGATTGTAGGAGTTTTAACATACCCAGAACCAAAGGTTGTCAAATACACATTGGTAATTACATTTGAAGTTAGAACAACTCCACATGTTGCAGCATCACTACCAATATCAGGTGGACTTACAGTAGCAACTACGTTTGCTGGATGATACCCTGTTCCTCCATCTACAATTTCAATCATGCTGTTAGACAGTTCAAGATTGTTAATCACATATCTAATGTTATACAGACTTACACCATCATCTGCGATAATTGGAGATGTGTTAGAATCTGCTGTTGCCATGGTTGCAAAAAGTCTAAATGAGTTATTTGCATCTCTAAGCAACGCTCTTGGTCCTCTTCCATCATCATAATCAACATCATCATATGTTGGTGATCCAAGTCTTCCTGGGAACACAGGGAACTGTCCAACAACAGTATTTGCACCATCATTTAATGTTGCACTTGCGGTGTACTTAATTACTGCTCCTGTTGGAATAAAATCTGTTGTAGTGACGTTTACTGCATCAGAACGCATAACTGGTACCTTTTGTGCAAAGTTACCATAAGTATTATTGATGCTAGCCGGACTGGTTGTATGAACAATATCGTTGAGAACATCAATTGCTCTAAATGGTAAACCAGAAGGTAAAGAGAATTCCAAAGTTTTTGAGTCTGATGTGGTGAATACACATTGATCAATTACAAACATCATTTGTTTAGTTTGATCAACTTGCCAGGTGACAGCGTTTTGGGATTCGAATAATCCACCAACATATGGAGTTGCTCCAATTTTCCCTGGGTTAGCAGGATTAGGATCGGTTGGCAATGCTTTTGTTGTAGAAGGCACGGCAACAGCGTTTTGTTGTCCAAAGTATACTGTGTAGTCAGGACTATGCGAAAATACAACAAAGGCATAAAAAATACTATTTTGAATGTAAACAGGAGCAGGAAATACGAATTCCGTTGCTGTTTCTGGATCAAGCCAATGTGGATTATTTGAAATTTTAATATCTTGAGCCTTCACTCTAGCTACAGAATAATCTAAATTTTTTCCATTAGGGTAACCATTTGTCGTTCCAACAACATACACTTCAACATCAGGAGCATTAGGTCCAGTTGGTTTTGATTGGAAGAACAACTTAACTGAACGTAAGAATGCTCCATTTGGATAATTGTCTTTAGGAACAGCGAACGTTTGAGCAAGAGGATCTTTATTGTGTACTAAGATAAACTTGTCACTACCTTTCAAACGTACATGATATGTTTTGTTTCCATGTAGTTTGAAGTTATAAAGTTGTAGATCCGGAGCATCTTCTTTGAATTCAATGCTGTCTACTGTTAACAATGAGCCATCAGAGCATATGATTTCATCTCCAAGCTGTAATTGAGTAATGTCTATATTTTCATTCTTCAAGGTTTCAGCGTGTAGAATCTTACACATTTCTACTGTAGGTGTTCTCCAACCTGAAGTTGTTTTGATCATGTGATCTTCAGACACGGAAAACTCTGAGTTATTAATAGATGCCAGTCTTAGATTATGTGGTAAGATGTGATCATTGAGTCCTAGTACAGGTCTATGAAACTCTTTAACCATATTTTCAGCACCATCTTCACCAAGTAGTATATCTCCAAGTTCGACTTCTTCAATATTTTTCCAAGAGCCATCATGCATCAATACTTCTGTGCCTGAAGTAAAGCACTTGTTATGCACTAGCATGAACTTCTCTGCACCTTTCATACGTACATGGTATGTTTTGTTTCCATATAGTTTGAAATTGTAGAGTTGCAGTTCTGGAACATCTTCTTTAAATTCAATAGTTTCTACTTTTAGTAGTGAGCCATCAGAACATATAATTTCATCACCAATTTGCAGTTGAGAAATATCAATGTTGTCTCCTTTTAGAGTCTTAGCATGAAGAATCTTACACATTTCTACTGTAGGTGTTCTCCAACCAGAGGTTGTTTTGATCATATGATCTTCTGAGACAGAGAAGTTTGATTCATTAATTGATGCCAGTCTTAGTTTATGTGGTAAGATGTGATCATTGAGTCCCAGAGTTGGTCTGTGGAATTCTCTTACTCTATTTTCAGATCCGTTTTCACCAATTAATACATCATTTATTTCAACATCTTCAATGTTCTTCCAAGTGTTGTCCTTCATGAGGACTTCTGTGCCTGAAGTAAAGCACTTGTTATGCACTAAGATAAACTTATCACTACCTTTCATACGTACATGGTATGTTTTGTTTCCGTACAATCTAAAGTTATACAATTGTATTTCTGGAGCATCTTCTTTAAATTCAATGCTTTCAACTCTTAGTAGCGAGCCATCGGAGCATATGATATCGTCGCCAAGTTGTAATTGAGTAATGTCAATATTCTCAATCTCTAAAGTCTTGGCATGTAGAATCTTACACATCTCTACTGTCGGTGTTCTCCAACCTGAAGTTGTTTTAATCATGTGATCTTCAGATACAGAAAAATCAGAATTGTTAATTGATGCTAATCTCAGTTTATGAGGTAATATATGATCCATAAGTCCTAGAGTTGGTCTATGGAATTCTCTTACTCTGTTTTCTGATCCACTTTCACCAATTAATACATCATTCAACTCTACATCTTCTATATTCTTCCAAGTGTTGTCCTTCATAAGAACTTCAGTACCAGCAACAAAACACTTGTTGTGAACAACTAGATTATTAGCAATATAGGTGTGGTTTCCATTTAATGAGAAGTTATAAACTTGAAGATCATCTCTGTCAGAATGTTCAGACATAGTTTCAATTTTAAATCCTACACCGTCTACAGTTTCAATGACATCACCAACTTCCAACTTACCTATGTTCCAGTCAGAAAGTTTTTTATACTTTAATTTTGTCGCAACTGGATCAAAAGATTTCCATGTGCCATCTTTCATGTAGACTGGATGATCATTGGTTATGAAAGGAGTGCTATCATTTAGAGAGATTAGTGTTCTTTCTCCCAATACAGGTCTGACATACTCAAGCACTGTATTAACAGAACCATCTTTACCAATCAACTCATCACCGATTTGAACATCTTCAATATTTTTGATAGAACCATCAGCCATGGTAATCTTTGTTCCAGCAATGAAACAACAACCTCTAAATCCTTGTTCTGCTATTACTTGCTGAGTGACAGTTGTTTGTGTCGCAGTACCTATGAAAGCACCACTTCTCTGATTGGTTTGTATAAAAGTTTTACCACCAGCATCAACTGACGGAGCAAATTCTAATTTTTGTCTAGAAGATGATAATCCAGAGGCAGTAAATGTTGCTTCTGCATAACATGTAGCAGTTAGAGGATCATTAGATATAGTTCTGTTATCAAGTCTAAAGAGTCTTTCACCAGTTCTGAATCTATTTGGACGAATCTCAAATAAACCAGTTACATTACCTTGAGCATCACTAGAGAAAGTTGGTACTGTAGTGCCATCTATAATTGCTTCTTCTAAACTAACAAGGTTACCTTTAATACTGTATGTGGAATTAATGTTTCCAAATAATTGATTATCTCCTAATGATAGATTGACTGGTGTATCTAAAGTCGCAATTCTTAATTGACCATCATAATCTATGATATTTGCGGTGTATGTTTCTATGCTTTGTAGAACATATCCAGTTCTTCCATCAGGTCCAACATAAGTTCTGCTTCCTACAGTAATTCCTCCATCTCCTGCGCCTCCAGATGTAAATGGAACAGGAATTTGTAGTGTGCTACCATCAGACAGATAAGTGTACAGATATTTTGTAGTTATGGTTATAGTTGAACCAATATAAAAATCATCTTGTTCACTTGCTCCTGCGGCCAAAGAAACTCTTGTAAATCCATCAAAGTATGCTCCTCCTAGAGGCAAGATTATTTGAGTTCCGCTTGGATAATCTACTGAAGGTGGATATAAAGCATTGAATACAATGTTTCTTCCTGGTGTTCCTACTGGTTCTGTTATAATACATGCAAGGCCAGATTGAGTTGCTACTGTGGCAAGTGGTGTACCAGAACCATTTGCTGTTATTCTTATTGTGTGATTTCCAGGTGTCAACGAGATTGTCTTACTGACAGTTCCCGTTGGAGTCGCATTATACAATTCAGTAGCACTTATTTGAACAGTTCCGTCAATAGTAATTGTTGCTGTTCTATTCACAAATGGTGCTGTAGTGTCTCTCCAAGAACTAGCAGCTATAACATAGTTACCACCAGTGTTTGCTGTGAAAGTATATGTTGCATCCCAACTACGATATGCGGTAATATTATTACCAGTTGCCCACATACCATTTATTTTTAAGAAGTCGCCCCAAGTAGCATCAGTCTTTGTGGATCTAAAAATTAAGTTCGCATTTGTATTTGCATTTGTAATAAGTGATCCTGCAGGACCTCTAATTGTTCCAGACACGTTTAGTGGTGAAACTCCAGATGATAGTTGTCCACTAGCGGTAGTAGATCCTGAAACATAAACTCCATTTTCATCGAATCTAGCATTTCTTAGCGTAGCTGCCGCTAGGTATTCTGGTGCACCATCAATATCAAATATAGCCAAATTATAAGATGTTGATGCTCCTGGTACCTGTGTTACTCCCAACACTCTTCCTACAGGATAAAACACATTAGCTATCTCGAAACCTACAATATCATCTTCTCTGAAAACTCCAGATACATTATCTACTCTAATAATGTTAGGACTTACAATGTCATTAGATACATCTACTCCATCAAAGAATGCTTTTAATTTAGCATTAGCTAGTAATCCTGATGCTCTAAAGCGGACTCTTTGTGGACGAATGTATCCAAGTATCCCAATATTTGTTATATAACCATTGTTTAATCCAATAGTTGAATTAATTGCAGAATATCCCGAATTAATAACATTTTGTATTTGATTACCAAATACATTAAATGTTTGTGTTGTCGTAGTTGTTTGTATGTTTCCAGTAGTGGTTACGGCTGTGGAAGTACCAGCAAGAGTTTGGCTTGTTGTTCCTGGAATTGTTTGCCAGTTACCAGCATTTTGAATGAGATTTGTTCCACTAGCTTGAAATAATTGTAGTCTTGGATCCACTACTAGAATATCAGGTGCTTGTTGATTATCTACCCAATTATCCATAGGAGGACATAATTGCATAGATCCTTCATTTCTGATAACACCAAATGGATTTACAGATACTACGCTACTTGCTAGTGTTTGTCCAGTAATAAATTTGGTTGTGTAGGGTAGAGTGTATATATTTGTACTACCGGCAATAGTATGAACATAAAACGAATTTGTCTGTTTTATTGTTCCCAATGAATTTAGAACTATAGGATTTTTTAGTGCTAAATTATCTACAATACTTCTAGGTGTCAATTGTTTCTTCGCAATATCAATTTTAGCATTAAATCCTTCAGATAGTCGTGTATCTGCTGTTGCATATGAAGAAAAGTCATCTACAAGAATACCATTCTTAAATCTGTTCAAACCATTTGAATCTGGAATTTGTAGTGACTGTGCATTTTGTTCGAGCAAACTTAATGCAGTATAGTATTCGAGATTGTTAACACGATCCTGTAAATCAGTAATATCTCGTTTGATCCAATTTTTATGTTGTACTCTTTCTATACTATAATTTGTCTGTTGTGTTGTCGAATCTTCACCTGGAATATAACCTGTATATGGATCAAGAGTCATCTTTGCAAGCAATAGTGCTCCGTCAGGTTCAGCCGGGAATGTAGGATTAACAGAAGGTGTTCCTAGAATAATATCAATTGTATTATCTTTTGTTATGACAAGTTTATCTTTTCTTCCTAAGTAGTATGCATAATCATGTGTAAAGTAACTTAGGTTTTGAGGAATTAAGATACCACTATCGTCTGGTGCAGATGGATTCCCAGTATATTCCAAAGTAAATGGAACCGAAGAAACACTACCAGATGGTGCCTGTCTAACTGGTCTAAAATCTAAACTGTCAGTAAGTCTGTAGTTGATACCCGCTTTACTTGTATATTGACCAATTTCTCTATATTGATCTGGTGAAGAAGATATTGGGGTTAGATAAGAATTTACATCAAAGTATCCATCTCCTCCAGTATGTGCATAGTAATCAAAAATAACCAATAGATTTCCTAGTGGTCTAGAAGCTCCAGGTTTCAATCTAACAGCAGAAAAATCATAATAGTTATCTCTTTGTCCATTGTCTAGCAAGAACAAACTAGTTACATCATATGAAGAATCAGACAACATTGATGTTGTTGGTACTGTTACTGACGATTTTGTACTAATAATTTTTCTAATTTTCTTAACATCAGAAACATATAATGATGTTGTTTTTCCTACCGCAGATTCTTTAATATAAATTTGTCCATTTGTCAGATCAAGATAGGTATTAGCATCAACAATCGCTGTAGGACCAGCATAACTCACTATCTGAGTATTTCCTACTACAAGATTTTTTGCCTTTAAGACTAACGTTGAGTTATCAGCATTTCCTACAGAAACTCCAGCAATAACATCTACTGTTGTTGTACCATAAACAGGTGTTGTGAATGTTGCTGTTTTTTGGTCGGAAGAAATAACAACAGTATTTCCAGCAGATACAAAATCTAGAATTTGTCTATTATTTGCCTTATTAACTACAGTAAAGTTTTGTTTAATGGCATCTGACGATAATGTTCCTGTTCCAATAAATTTGATATTTGCAGTATTAACAGGAAGCGATAGAGTCATTACAAAATTTCCACCTGAGCTGGTGAAAGATTTTGATCTGAAAACTTTTTGTGAAATATAGCTACTATCAGAAATATTTGATACGTATGGATAACCAACAGTGAACAGCAGTTCCGCTTGAGTAGGATTATATAATATTGTATCACCAGTAAACAATCCGTTAAATTTTCCTGCATTCGGTATGTTAGCCGATGCAGTTCTAACGGTAGGTGTTGCAGGACCATTTGGCACATTAATCAAAGACTCAATATCTGTTGTTGAAAACAGTAAATTAAATTGAGTAGAATTTGTAGGATTTAATGTGAATGGTGAATCGACCGTTGCTGTTTTTGTTGTTCCATCATACGATACAATTTCTCTAACATCAGTATAACCAGAAGTTAATGCGGAAATTTTAACACCAAAATATGCGTTTGCTACAGCAGAGAATTTTCCATTAGTGTCATTAAATTGAATTGTTGTTGGGGATGACCCTGCTGCTAATGCTGTACCACTTAAAGTATTTGCACTTACATCAGTAATATACATTTTGTATGAATATGACGATGTATCTGAATCTGATACACTACTTTCATAATCAATATTTCTTAAGAATGCAGAACCAATTAAAGTAGCAGAATATGTTACTGAGTTTGTTGAAACAATATTTGAATTTGCTACACAATGCAAATCAATCTTTGGCATTGTAGTAATATCAAAGGTACCAGAAACATTATTTGCTAACACATAAGAACCATAATCAACATAAACTTGATTGTTATTAATAATGTTATTTGATCTTGCTCTAGGGGTAGAGAATGTTATGTCTGACTGATTTTCTACTCTGTACCCACGAATATATGCTAATCCTTTACTAATTTTTAAATCATAAAGATCCGGATTTACAGTATTTGCAGTTGGTGTAAAACTAAACTCATTAACGATGAAATCACCATCTGTTTCGTATGTGCGTTTTGAAATATAATCATTAATAACTGAATATACTGTTCCGTCAACTTGTTTTAGAATTTTACCATTTTCAAGTCTGACAAGTTCAATAAATTGATCATCATTTCCTGGTGTGAGAGGTAATACAACTAATTCCAATGAAATTTTATATCTGTCTGCACCAGGTGCTTGATAATTTGATGCTCCTACAGCAGGATCTAAAAGTGAAGTATCATCAATATAATCTACAATTGTTTCTGTAATTGAAAGTCCTACACGACCACTTGGATTACTAGCATACTTGTCAAGAATAATTGTCTGAGGTAAAACACTTACAAAATTACCAATTGAATATCTGTTATATGTTCCATCTGGGTTCTGAACATTTGAAGTGTTATAACCATTAATGATGTAAAAAATACCCTCTGAAATTGATACTGTTGAAGATGCACCTGTGCATGTTTCAGCCGATGTATTTGTGCCTATAGTAGTGGCAGAAAAATTTGATCCATCGGTACAAATAATTGTAGATGCGTCCTTAAATTTAGCTCCAGTATAGTAGGTTACAACAAGAGTAGGAGGATCAATTAAAGTTCCTTCTGCTACAGCAATAACTCTTGCTTGAACAATTCCATTTACATCTTGAATATCTTTGTTTAGAAAATTATTAACGTCAATTTCAACACCAGAAAATTGAGTTTGTAGCTTTACGTAATAAGCTCCAATATTTCCTATAGCTGCAAAGTTAAGTGAAACTCTTCCACCAGAGACTGGAGTATTTTGACTAAAAATGGCATCAGCAAAATTACTAATTTGATTTTGCAGAATAGTTTGAGATTGTGTTAGTTCTCTTGCTTGTACAGCATATCCTGGTTTGAAAAGTATTCTATGAAAATTCTTTGATGGATCAAAATCATCATAATATGGGTCAACATTAAAATTTAGGGCCATTTTTTTTCCTTAATATCCTAATACAAATCGTAATTGTTCTATTCCATCGACACTTCTTTGAATTGAGCTTCTATTCTCAACAAAAATTATGTGTCCTGAAAAAATATCATAATCTGGATTACTTATTGTTAAAGTTGTTCTTGCGGTACCAGACGTATTTCCAAAAATTGTAGAGTTAGGTACTGGTGTTCCTACTGTATTTATCAACCTAAGCACACCGGTTGCATCATCAAAACTTAAAACTGTTGCAGTAAATGTTGCTGTTGATAAGCTAGATCCTTGATATACAGTTTCATCGGCTAGATATGTTCCAAGTCCACTTACCAAAACTAAATCAGTGGTTGTTTTGAATATTTCGGAATTTGCAACATCAGGATAACTTCCTTGTGAATATGGATTTACTACAAGTCCAATTTGACGAAAATCTATATCTGTAGGAATTAATCCATTTTCATTTCCATCAAATTCTATAGTAAACATTACACGGGAACATCCTAACTCTGATATTGGATCTGTTCCATGTCCTGATATAGGGGAAACAGGAGCTATAGCTGCTGCACCAGAACCTTGACTTGAAGTTATGGTTACATTAGAATAAGTGTAATTACCACCAGGATTAGTCACCACAATATTAGTAATGACATTACTGACTACGGTTGCTGTTCCTGTTGCACCTGTTCCATCACCTGTAACTGTTATTGTGATTGGATTGTTTGCTGGATTATATCCTGAACCACCATCAAGAACATTAATCACATCAATATTTCCCGAACCTGCAGGAGTTGTTTGCCATGGTGGAGAATATAATGATGTTGGTCCTGGTCTACCAATAGGAATAGGAATCCAAACGGTATCCATAAACTTCAGTTTTGCACCAATATCAACGGTGTACATGTATTTCCACTTGTAACCGTCAGTACCTAGATACAAATTGTTTGATGTGTATGTACCTGGTTGAAAGTAAGGTTCATCTGAAACAACACCATCATTATTATTCCAAAGACATTTAAATACTTGATCAAAACGATTCTTGATATAAAATTTTCTTACTAAGAATCCATTTTGATCTATCTCAAGCATATCAACATCATCACGATAATAATCGTATGTTTCTCCTGCTACCCAATCAATTCGTTCAACTACTGGAGAAATATTATTCGTTCCTACTTTTTTAGCAACAAAAATATTTTTATATATTTTCTTTAGACTTTTTTGATCTTGAGTTGGTATAGGAGGAACATTTTCATTGGGCCAAGGATCAACTTTTGCTAAAAAGCAATAAAAAGTTTCCACAAAAGTGTCTGTAGCAAGTATCTGAGAAACAGGAGAATAGTATTGCTCTCTGACTCCTGTTAGCCTTGCACCGTATGTGATTATATTTTGATTTGCCATGGTCTATTTATTAAGCGTGTTGAACTGATACGAATGTGTTTGCCTGATCTCCATCAATACTAAAGTACCTCAAGTATGCAGAACTGGTTGCCGACATATTAAATGTTGTAGAATTGATAGTAGAATTTAGTGCTGTACAACCATGAGTAACTGTTCTCTGATTACCGCTAGTATTGGTTAACCAAACCTCAACTACTTTACCATAAACATAATTTGAAAGTGTGATAGTTAAATCCGCAACCAATTCTGCTTTAATCAATGATGTTGTTGAAAAATCAATTGTAAAGGCTGTCTGAGCACCTTGTAACATCGTCGGTGTATAAATGAATCCTTTTTGTGGTGCTACAGTACCAGTGAAATAAACAGAATCGGCATTAAATGAAGCGATTTGATTAACAACATTTGAACCATTTGGAGTATTGTAGAATAAAATTCTGGAACCACGTGCGGTATCTGTTTGATTTTCGGTAGCAACAAAATCAATTCTTGCTGCACCGAATGGTGCATATCCTGTAGTACCATAGGAGTTGCCAGCAATACGCAACAGAATATCATTGTTCTGTGTTGGTGTTGGCGCATTTACCGTACCCCTGGCACTTCTACCAGCAATGATAGAATATGCTGCATTTGAAGTACCAAAAGAATCAACAAGTATTCTAGTAGGCGTGTTTGCTTTACCGGTTATTTGCATCATTGTACCGGACTGCGTTGGAATTTGTGAACTTCCTGCTGCTGTAATTCTAAAGGCAGCCTCTGTTGCACTAAAGTTGCTGTTTGCAAGAACCATGGTGCTGTTGACAGTTACAGCACCCGTCATGTAGGTGTTTGCAATCATTGACACGTTGCCTGTAAGTGTTGAAGTACCACTTACAATTAGATTACCTGTTGTGATGGGACCTGTAGAACTTGTTGTTCCTAGAACTGTAACATTTCCAGTGACAGTTAAATCTCCAGCAAATGTTCCTGAGGTGTTTGCTAATGCATTGTTTGCTTTGCTGAATGCCGCTTGAGCAAATGTATTTACTGAAGCAATATTGGTATTCGTTGTGGACATTTGTGCTTGCAACGCCACAGTATTACCTGAAGCAGTATTTGCTCTACCGTACGCTGCTGTTGCTAGTGTATTGATGGCAACTGTATTTGCTGCTGCTACATTTGCTGTAGCAAAAGCTTCTTGTGAAAAGCTTGCTGATGCTGCTGCGGTATTTTGAGATGTTCCGTCAGCAAAAATGATAGGTTTTTTCACCAATCTAAAACCAGTATCATCAATCATTCTTGCAACAACGTTAGCTTGTTCAAATCCACCAATAATAAACTCAATTTGTTTACCTGATGTAATAGAACCAAGCATCAGATTACCACCAGGATCACCTGTTCCGTCACCAGCAACTACCAAATATCCATCTAATGCACTTGTACCATAATTTGAGTTATTGATACCTAAATCTATGTAATGGGTAGTATCTGTACCAACATCGGCAGTTGCAACATAATCTGCTGAACCATTTGCTACACTATTCAATAGATTAACTTGTAGATATGCTTCAGAATCTCCTGCAAACTGTGCAACAACATCAGGAAGAACAATAGGATTATCTCCAACGTTTAGAATGTTATTTGCATAAAGTCTATCTGCTAGTTGAGTTGCAGTAAATTTACCAGTGATTCCTGTGGGAATATCTACCCCAAGAAATAGACTGTTTGAAGTATTTGCATTTAACCCACCAGGAATATTTGGTAGCTGCGAAATTTTTACTGTTGACATGTTTTATCCTAATAAGATGATTCTATCGTCTTCCGTTGTAATTGTTTGTCCAGATTCAGTAATGAGTTCTGGATTATATTGTACTCCTATTGGTCCATAGATAACTACTTGGCCTTGATTTCCAAGAGTTCCACCAGCAGAGAAAGTTCTCAACACACTTAGATTTGCACCAGCGTTTGCTGTGACCGCAGAAGAAAGAACAATATTACCAGTTTCGTAGTTTATAGATGAAACTGTTCTTATGGCACCGTTTACTCTTACCTGATCTCCTACATATACAATGTCTTTTAAAGGATACGCAGTATTGCTGTAAATACCATTATTAATGATATTGTAAGTGCCAGTTAGTGATACTATATTTATTGTGGTGCATGAAGAAACCGCAGAAATATTCGCTACATTTGGGAATGTCAACCACGTATTTGCTGCTATGGTAATGGTGTTCGTTGCTGGATTAATTGAAGTAATTTCAGAGTGAACATTTGGTCCATTTGTTGGTGACAATGATATCGTGCTGTTTGCAAAAATGAAGTCTGCAATGTTGACTCCGCTACCCAAATTATAGAAGCTAATTGTATTACTGCTTAAATTTGCAAAATCTGTTCTGATTGCAGCATTAGCGGCCGCTACTTGTGTGTAGAAATATAAAGTTTTTGCTTGGAACGCTGATGTAGTTGTATCCAAATCAAGTTCGTTATTAGACTTGAGTGCATATCTTCCACGAAGTTTAGTTCCAGACGGGTGAAGCAAGTTAAGTAAAGTTTCTCTGTATTTCGCTATTTCTTTTTCTACAGTGATTTGATACGTAAATTGATTATGATCTTCATCTTGTAGAATACTAAATGCACTTGGCTGACCTCTAGTATCTAGGTATTGTCCTTGACTGAATGTTAATCCATTTAGGAATGAAGCATCTGCTTTTGCTGTTCCATCACCATACGTTCTAATTCCACTTGTAAATTGAGGACTTCCAGCAAAGAAATAATTTGCTGGATAATTATTATTATCAATATTTAAGACCATGTCCTGATTTGATATTTTTAATTGTAAAGCAGGATTTGGTGTTGTGCTATAATTATATACTCTAACTCTAAATTTTGATAGTTCTTCATTTAAATTAGGTTCAAGTATGCTAAAAGAATCAATACGAGCAACATAAGTTGCAACGTTTATATTAGCTCCTTGAAAAATTGTATTTCCTGTTTGAACTATTAGATTTAAATCTACATTTGAAACGATAATGTCTTGCACTCTTAAAGAAAGTGATGGTGCAGAAACATAATCTTCTCCTGGATTAATCGTATTGATTGTAGTGATTGCTCCAATACGATCAGTTGTTAATCCGAAATCAGCTCCTCTACCTAAAATACCATCAACATACAAGTTAGCACTAGTTCCTCCAGTTGATACCACGTTAAGTGTAGGTAACGCTTCAAGACTATAACCCATTCCACCATAAGGATAGTTACCGTCAGCAGAAACATAATCTACTGAAGTAATTTGTCCATTTGCAGCTACGTTGGTTACATTTGCAAATGCACCATAACCAGAACCTCCTGTAATGGTAATAACATCATTGATAACATAACCCGTGCCACCATGTGCTATTTGTATAGGACCTAATATTCCTAATGCACCTAAATTTCCAGGTGCAGAAGTATAGTTTGTTGGGTATGTTGATATAGCTGCTACACCAATTTGATTTTCTGCACTAATTCCTCCACCACCATTTAGAACAGAAACAGAACTTATAGGATAAGCTAAAAATGATACTGTGTTTGAAAATGCATTTGCTATAGTTGTATTAGCATTAGCAGTAGAATTTACGCTGATGAATGAATATACTGCGTTTCCTATAGGTACATTAGCAGAAAAAGTAATGCTAGTAGGAATAATTAAACGTACATTAGCTAAAGTTTTTTGTGCAGGATCAAATCCTGCTGGTTCTGCTGCTGCTCCTTCAGCATTTGTTAAAATGATGTCTGTATTACCATTTGCATTATAACCATATCCACCATCTAGTACACTAATTCTTTGTATTGCTCCTAGTGTTACAGAACCAACTGTTGCTGTTGCTCCGATTCCAGTATTTGAATTTAATCCACCAACAAAAACAACAGGATCTCCAACTTTATATAACTGTCCTCTAAAATTTGGATTGATTCTTATTTGACCAATTTGTCCAATGATTTTAGCACGAAGCACTTCACCATTAAACAATACTGGTTGATTGAACGCATCAACAATTTTTGCAAACTCTCCTGACTGAAAGAGTCTGGAGATATTTGATATATAAATTTCTGTTCTTGTATTTGCTAGTACAGCATTTTCAATTGTAGCGATTGTTTTTGATGTTTCACCAAATAATCTAAGATTTTTTGTGCCAAGAAAGTTTGGATCATCAGAAGCTAAACGAACACTTTTCGCAACATACCAAGCACCATCAGATGCTTTAAGAACAGAATCATATGTATTGAAATATTCAAAATCAGAATCATAGAGAACTCTGAATAGAAAACTATACGATGCTGGTGTTCCTTTTGCTTTATATAATTGACGAGCAATTTTTATTGCTTTTCTTTTGTCTATTAATGCATCTTCTGGAAAATACGGAAGAAAATCATTAACAAAATAATCAATAAATTCATTTGTCGTTTCATCAACATCTTTATAGCTCAATAGATTTTTTGAACGATCCAAAGCTTGACCGTTCTGTTCCATCCATTCATAGTATGCTTTAAGAAACTCAACAAATTTAGAATAGTCAGGATTGTCCCTGATGAACTCAGGGAGCTGCGATGGTATTAATATCGAGGTCTTTTTATCTGTTGCCATTATTATGACTTAGCTGTTAAATTTACGGTAATAGCATTTGGATCAAAAGGATCCACCGTGATTATTCTATTATATGATGATGAAATAATTGTAGAAACTGGAGTAGCACTGATGGTGAGTTGTCCTAAATCATTTGTCACACCAATAGGAGCAAATGCATTTAAATCTATTATTCCTGTTTCATAGTCAATAGTTCCTACTGTTCCTATTATAACCTTTACGCCGTTTGAGTTATAATAGTATGTTTGTAATGTACCATATCTTCCTTCAATATTTGCTACACCAACACCTAAAGCTCCTGTGGTGTCTCCTTCAGTAGGAGTTATAACTACAGTAGCACTAGTGTAATTATTTCCTTTTGCAGTTATGCGTATTGTCTTGATTGTACCGTTAGGATTAATTTCTGAAATTGCTGTTGCTCCAGAACCATCACCATTGATAGTAACTTTAGGTGCTCTTTGATAATTAATACCAGGATTTAAAATAGAGATAGATTCAACACCACCAGTAGAAGATGGAGTTTCTTCAACATAAACGTTATTCAATATGTTTGAAACATTTTCTGGATCTCTAAAATCCATTGCTGGAAAACTTGTTACCCCACTTTGGAACATTCCTTTTTGAAGTTTTGTGCCAAAAAACAATTTATAACTTGTAGGAACTGTTAGTGTAGGATAAAACTTTTTCTGAACTCTTAGCGACAACTCATTTGTTATGATAGAAGGATCTGAAGATTTAATCGCATCATTTACATCAGTAGCTAAGAATGTTGAGTTGAAAGTATCTAGTGTATCGTTGGTTACACTTACTATTGCAGTTTTTATTTTATCTTTAATTTGTGCTGCTGTTAAGTTTGTTTTTCTTGGATCATAAAGAGCATTTGCTGTTATATTTAAATAAGTATAATCTGGGTCAACCAAAACAGGATCGACAGTTAAAATAGAAATTGGCTCAATTACATCCTTTATAATTCTTTCTTTTTGCGTATCGGTAAATGTAAACGCACCGACAGGCTTAATTGACACAAATACTTGTCCATATACAGGAGGATCATTTTCTTGTCCTCCCCAAACATTAACAGCATCAAAAGCATATCCTAATTGATTCTGTTGAATTAATGTGATATAATCATTTTTTGATACTGCACGATTTTGTGCAGCGTATGACTTTGGTGCTTGAAACTTGATAGAATCAATACTTTCTTTTTCTCCACCATTTGTTGCTGGTGTAATTGAAAATATAGAAGTATTAGAAAACCCTGTGAGAGAATCAAGCAAAATGAAACTATTAGCACCAGCGGCTGCGGTTCCGTTGGTTGAAAGATAACTTAGACGAACAATATTTCCATCAATTAACTTCTTACCTATGATATTATCACCAAAGTATATTTCATAATTTCCGTTCAATCCTTCTTGTAGGAAATATACTGTGCTTGTTCCGTCTAGTAATAATACATCACTTGCCTGCGTATATATTGTGCTAAATGAGTTTGTTCCGGAATCTTCTACTGTAACTTTTAATGTTGTTGTATCTATCGTTTCATCTGGAATTTCAAATAGCAATTCAGGATTTGATGTGGTGTCAACAACAAAAGAATAGTCTACAGGAGTTCCTTGTTTTAATGTCACATCAGTAAAGTTTGCTTCACCTGAAACAACCGAAACTGTATATGAATCATCATTTACAAAAATATAGTTGACACCATCAATTGCTTCTGAGATAAACTGCGTAAACTTTGGAAGAGTCAATAAACTTGTCGTAACACCATACGATGTCAAATTGATAGTTGCGGCTGGTGCAATCGTAGATTTTGGGGTGTAATTCAGAACTTTTGCTTGTGATACAACAGAACTTCTCTGTAGTGCAGTATCAAGAAACATTTCGTTTCCTACCATATTCAGATAGTATGCATTATATTGTGTATTGTACGCAAGAATATCTAATAGAACAGAAAGACCCGAACCTGAAAAGTTATAGTCTTTAAATGTATCTTGACTCTTTAAGAAAGTAATTAAACTTGATTTAATATCTGCAAAATCTAAATCTGCAAATTGTATACTTGAGTTGGCTGTTGCCATTATCTTGACCTCTCAAGAAGTAGATTAATAGATGACGGTAATGTGTTATTTCCAACAAAGAATTGTAGTTCAACAAAAAATGCATTCTGATCATCTAACGACAACACATTAACATCAATTAAATTGACTCTTGGTTCATAATTTAAAATGGTATTTTTTATTTCTGTTTCTAGTGCCGAAGCTGTTATTACTGTTGTTGGCTCAAACAAATAACCATTAACATTTGAGCCTAAATCTGGCTGAAATGGTCTTTCATAAAAGTTTGTTAACAGTAGATTTCGGACTGAACGAATCACTGCGGTGTCATCATAACTCAAAGAAACGTCTTTGGTTATAGGATTCATTGCAAATGTTAAATCCAAATCTGAATATATTTTTTGTAGTGTGGTAGCCATCTTCTATTTATTATAGTTATTGTGCAGGTGGACCGCTGTTTCCTATTCCTCCACCGTTTATATGAACATGATTCTGTAAACTTACTGGTCCGGCAGTAACATCTCCACCATAATCTCCATAACCATCTACAATAACATTTCTGTGTCCAACAAAGTCAAGTTCTGCTTGAATATTTTTATCGGATGAAATATTACCTTGGTTAATGATATTCCCCGTAGAAGCAAAATCTCCTACTTGATTGATAGGACCAACAAAATTAAATGAATCTGCTATGGCACTAAACGTACCATCAACTTTCATGGCAAAATTACCTTTGACCTCCAATTCTACAGAACCGTCTACTTGTGCTTTCACGTTTCCTTTAATGTATAATTTTAGACTTCCTTGAGTAGATTTTTGTTCATTACCCATAATATACACCTGATTATCTTTTACAATAATCTGTACATTATCATTGAAAATTTTCTCAACTTTTGATCCATCTGGATGAATTTCTGAGAATGTTCCTGATCTATGCGTTATTGCTACTCTTTCAGCACCTGGTGTATCATCTAGTTCAATAGAGTGACCAGATTCGGATGTTATAGAATGATTATATGGATACTTTGAATCATAAGGAGTTTTTGGTTCACCATACGAATTGTTTGGGTTTACCACGGCCTCAAGCTGATCGCCTTTTTGCTCATACTTTGGTTTATTTTGTTGAATTTCACCAAGTGCTTTTGTTTGTGCAACAGATTGATCTATTGCTTTTTCCAAATCTGCTTCTGTCGCCATTTTATGATCCTTGTGTTTTTAATTCATTACGTTTAATAGTATACAATTTTTGTAACTCTGATTGAGTTCCTAACAGACCATCTGCTTTTTTTTCTAAATCTTTTGTGGGAGAAATATCTTTCCCAGCTTGAGTCAATGCTTCTTCAACTTGATCAATTTTCTTTGCAATTATTTTTAAACTTCTTTCATAATAAAGATTGAAGTTAAGTAAATCTACATTTGTATTCATGTTGTTTACGAGTCTATAGCAGTTTGATGCTACTTTATCGATATATTCACTAGTTAGCATGATCATATTCTCTGTAGACTTTTCTAGTGTGCTTCCTACTTTTTCCAATGGAACTTCATTAGGAATTTTATTGGGGGCATAAACATTGACTGCTGTTCCTGGTGCGACTGCACCCAAGTTTGCCTTTGGTGTGGCACTTACAGTTTTTGGTGGATCTTCTGGTGGTCTTGGATATCCTGCTGCATCTAGACTTGATAATTTTCTTCTCAATCTTTCACGATTAGTTCTATCCCAAACAACAGGATCTTTACCGGCGTATATTAAATTTTCATCTTTAGTATTTTTATACAAACTTCGTTCAAATGATATTCCAGTTTCAGTAAGTGCTGCTTTATCACCTACATCTAATATGACAGGTGTTTGTGTTGTCAATTTTCCAGGACTTAAGTTTGACATTTTATTGGAAATATTTCCTGCTATCTTACTTGCTTTATCTCCTAAAGAATCTAAAGATTCATTCAATGATGCTGCTGCTTTTTTCTGTGCTTCTTGTGATGCCTTCAAAGCATCTTTAAGTTGTCTATCAACATCTTGTTGTGCTAGTTTTTGTTTAGCCTCTTGAATTTTTTTCTGTGCTGCGGAATCACCCCCAACAAGTCCAGCCCCTAAGTCGAGACTTTGGCCTAATAACTTTGATAGACCACCAGGTGGAACTTGTATTGAGTTTGCTAAAGAATTTGCATTTGGCACTAAGCTCTTTAAGTCTTGAGTAAGACCTTGTGTAACAGCAGCCGCACCTTGTGCTGCACCAGCAATGGCTGTATTGACACTTTTTGCATCTGGTCCAGATATACCTTCAGTAGAATCTAAGTATCTTGATGCAATAGAAGGTGGAGGATTTTTTGGATCATTAATCGCTAAAAGATTTGTATTTGGATATCCAACTGTAAGAGGATTGGGGTTTCTTACTGCTGGTTGATTTTTTACAACAGTTCCTGACCCATCACTTAATGTTGAAACTATGGGAGTGTTAGGAGCAGTTAGTAACTCTGCTGATGTTCTTGGATCCGAAAAACCTTTTTGTGGATTATTCACATAAGGTGTGGGAATACCCGGCAACACACCAAAGTATACGGGTGCTTGACCTAAAGGACCATCAAAGAAAAATCCTATAACCCAGTCACCTTCAATCGGAGTTGTAAATGTTTTTGAATTATTTACAGGAAGAACTGGCTGGGCCCAAGGTAAATCTGATGTAGGTATTAAATTCTTATCATCTGTGTGCCAACCAAACACTCTAATTTGACAACGACCAACATTTAATGGATCTTTTCTATTTTCAACAACACCTATCCACCAAACAAATCCATTCATTCCTGTAAAGACAGTTGTTTGATCCATTATTTTTTCACTCCTGCTACTGTATTTTTAATTATAGGTCTTTCATTATCAACTTGTAGATATGCTTGAGGTAAACTATCTTTTACAACTTCAATGATTGTATTATATGCAGCAGTTTGAATAATGTGTCTTACCGCAGTCACTAGATATTTTCCAGAATAATATGGGTCTAATTGTTTTGGATCATTAGTAGAAGCAGGGTCTTGTGATAACAAATCAAAATTGATTGTCGAACCTACAGTCACATTAGGATCTCCAGCAATATACAATTTTGCTCTGGTGTAATTAGCAAGACTTATCTGAGATTTTCTTTGTGAGAAGAATGTCTCAACGAATATATCTTTTGTAACAGAACCTGGTCTAGCTTTGATATAATCTACTTTTTCCCAACCACTGTTTGTTCCTGCTAATTTGAAACAAGCTTGTGGTGTTTCATATAAAGCACTACCAAATCTATTTTTTAGATTATTGACAACAGGGTTTTTATTTAAAGATTTTGATTTTTCACGATACTTAAGATAATTGAAATCTGTTACTTTATAATTACGAAGAAGTGGATCTATTGTAAGTAATCTGTTTGCAAAGGTACCAGAAGAAATTCCTTCAATTACGTTAAATGAATTCAATATTTCATATCCAAGAACATTGAATATTTCTTGATTGATGTTTTTATCATAGTTTTCCATACTAATATTCTTTGGACGATATTCGTATGTATGATAAGGATCTTTTTGAAACAAAGATTGTAATGATGCGAAATTATATCCTTTTGCATTTTCAAAGAAAAGCATATCTGCACCAATTTGCTTTGATGCTTGAGCATACAAAGAAACCATATTGATAGCTTCAAATGGTTTTAAATTTGGAACTATGATGCTATAGACACCTTTTGTCTGTTCTATGTTTCTAGCATCATATTTGTTCTCTGGTACTCTTAAATAGGTAAGAAGAACATCATTTACAATTTGAGATATACTCTTACCGTTATATGATTTGCTTATCTTGTATTGTTCAGACAAAACTAATTCATCAGAACAAAAATGTATTACATAGTTTTCTGTATCAAATCCTGTAGTTTTCTGTCTATTGCTTATACTGTATATTCTGAATATCTTATCGATTCTTATATTAGGATTTTCGTCTTTACCAAAAGCCATGCGGATATATTCATTTCCATGCATACCCATCTTTTCAATCACACCTTGAGCATCACTTATTAAAATTTGACCAGATACAGAGTTACTGTAGATATCTTCAAAATAAGATAGTTCTACTAACATTGGTTTCAAGTCTAATGTAATAAATTGGCCAGACAAAACATTTAAAGCTATCAGATTATAATCTTTTGCATTTCTGATACCACTTTTTGTACTGTCTGAGGAGTAATCTCTATTTACTCCAACTGTAGTATTGTCTACTAATGTTGTTGTCATATTATGTGCTCAATAATGATTTTAATCTTTCTTCCATTGGGCCAGCATATAGTCTATTAACAATATTCACTTCTCTTTTTGCTTCATTTGTTTGTAGTTCATAATCGTAAATGTCTTGTGCCTCTCTTGTCTCAGTCACAGTAACATAACTGAATTCATCAAAATATTTTGTAGTTACTAGATTGACAGGAAGATTAGCATATGTTTGTGCATCTACGTTATACTTCATCGTAGTTTCTGTTTGTGTACCAGAATCATATGTATGCACAACTTTTTTATAATATTTGATAGTTGACTTTGTATATGCAATAACTGTTTGATTATTGGAGTTTGCAGCATCATAATATTTGTTTTGAAGATATGCATCAAAATTTAAATTTGATAGAGCAAGATCCCATTGAGGATCCATTACGTTATTTCCATACAAAAATATCCAATATCTGTATGGATTATCATAATATTTTGATCCTATGATTTCTGGTGTATCACCATCCTGCATAGTGTACTTATAGTAAAGAGCAGGATTCTTTAATAAACTTGGAACTAAATTTACTCTAGCTAAAAGATTTGTTGATAGATTAACATTTCCTTTACCATCTGAAGTAATAAGTTTTGGAAAATTACTGAAATATTTCATTGCTTTATCTCATTTGGTCTATTGAAGTGTTCATTCTAGTTCTATCAAGAATATCCATTTCTTTGAATGACAGAGTTAGTCTTGTTTGAACTGGTGCACCACCAGAATACGCTGCCCATCCGTTTGGTGCATAATCTACTGAGATATCTTCTAATACGCAATCACCAACTTTGTATAGTCTGTCATTTTCAACACCAGTAGATGCAGCACCAAATCTCTTAGCTAATGAAGTTCCTAATGGAACTCCAGGAATAATACTATTCCCCGCCTTTTGTAACATATTCGTTAAGCTAGAAAATTGTCCAGTTTCAGCCACCTTAAAACTCAGATTGAATATTGACGGTGGAATAAAATACATACCGTTCGTTTCTGTTTGAACCGTTGGTGCTGCTGCATAAATGAAAGAGTTTATAATTGCAGAAACTTGATCTGATTCCTCTTTTGTGCTAGGAGTGAAAAGAAACTCCATGCTAAATGTTCTAAATCCCACACCTTTATAAACTAATTGAAGCTGAGGATTGATTGCTAATCCCATTGCTCTTAATCCAAGAGTGGTTGTTTGCATTCCTGTAGTTGCATCTACTGCTCTGAGTGCTGCTTCAGCACCATAAGCATTAACATTTTTAGCTATACTATTTTTAAGATTATCTCCACCAACACCACCTTTTTGTAAATCTTCCGCTAAAGAACCAATGGCTCCAGCAACTCTATTCATACTATTAGTTGCATCCATAATAGACAATTCACTATATTCAGCATGATAGTTCATTGATAAAGTATCGGGCATATACAATGATATTGTTGTTGCTACTTGCTTTCTGTCTGGTTTTAAGTAAGATTGTAGGTTTTGTGCTACATCAGCACTTTTTGCGGCTACCGCTTGAGCCTTTCCACCAACTTCTGCTCTTTTTGTTTGGCTTATTGAATCTATAGTACCTAAAACGTCAAACTGTTTAGGAATTATGTTAAATATGGTGAATTGCACCATGTGCATTCTTGAAGGTTCATTACCTAAACTTGCAGGGTATTTGTAATTAAAAGGAACATTTTTATTACCAAAAAGTCTGTCTAGAGGTCCTTTGAGAACTCCAGTTAACCCACCTGTGGATATTCCACCAATTTGATTTAAGAGAGCCATGGGTGTTAAATAGATAAGAGATTAATGAAAGTATTTATATGGCATACTCTGGACGATTTAATCCCACAAACCCACAAAAATACATGGGAGATTATAAAAATATCATCTATAGGTCATCATGGGAGTGTAGAGTGATGAACTGGCTTGATAAGAATGATGATATTCTACAATGGGGTTCAGAAGAACTCATTATACCATACAAATCGCCGGTAGACGGTAGGTTTCATCGTTACTTTCCCGACTTTCTAGTGAGAGTCAAAACCAAAGACGGAAAAACAAAGACTATGATTATAGAAGTGAAGCCCGACAGAGAGACTAAAGAACCCAAACCTAGAAAGCGACTCACCAAGCAGTATTTACAAGAGGTGACAACTTACGGTATCAATCAAGCAAAGTGGAAAGCAGCACAAGAGTATTGCTTAGATAGAGGTTGGGAGTTCAAAGTAATCACAGAAAAACATCTTGGCATCTAACATAAATATTCAATGGAATCTAAACTCACTCAATTAGCACAAGAACGATCAATGCTTGACTATGAAATATTGTCAAGGCAAAGTGTTCGTTGGTTTCAGGAACAAGTAAGGAATCTTCGTAATCCTTCACGAATGTCCAGAGACATAATTCGTGAGCAACAAAGAAAACAATCAAGGGTCATACTAGGAAACTTATACTTCTTTGCTTATGATCCAAAATATGCTGATGTTTTACCTTATTATGATATATTTCCATTAGTGTTGGTATTGAAAAAGATGCCAGAAGGCTTCTTAGGAATCAACTTTCATTATTTGCCACCTATGGTTCGTGGTATGCTAATGGATGCATTAATGCCACTTGCCATTACCGACGATGACGGAGAGGGCATAGAAAGGGTCAGAATTACAAACAAGACCTACGATATGCTGGCCTCATCCAGACGCTTCAGAGCCTTTCTACCCTGTCTGAAGCACTATCTTTATGAGCATATGGCCACACGACCTCTGAAAGTATTTCCTAAAGAGTGGGAATCTGCATTGTTCTTGCCAGTGGAAAGATTCCAAAAGCAAAACAAGGGTTCTGTATTTAAAGAATCTATGAGAAAAATAAGGAAAAAATAAATGCCATCATTAAACGAATTTAAGGCAAGTTTCAAAACTGACTTAGCCAGACCAGCCAGATTTGATGTGGAAATTGCAATTCCACTTAAACTTGTGGCATACTTAAACACGGGAAGGCAAATAAAATTAAGATGTGAAAATGCAGAGTTGCCAAGCAAGACACTAGCAACAGCAGAAAGAAAGATTTATGGTCCAACAGAAAAACTTCCATATCTCACAACCTACAATGATACAACAATGACTTTTATGGTAAGTGATGATATGAGTGAAAAGAAACTGTTTGATGCTTGGATGAATCTAATCAATCCAAGAACAACATATGACTTCAATTATAGACAAAGTTATGTTACACCAATTACTGTAAATCAATATAACGTAAAAAATCAACTTTCATACTCAATTACTTTAGTTGATGCTTTTCCGATTTCAATTAATCAATTGGATTTAGATTGGAGTAATGAGAATTCACATCATAAACTTGCTGTGACTTTTGCTTATTACACTTGGGAAAACAATTCTATTGCAGCATTTGCAGAGAATCTTATTAATGCTGGTGTTGAAACCGCTGTTGACATGGCAACAAGTGCGTTAACGAAATATGCTGGCGGAACTTCATACAATCCTTTCAATAGCAGTACATCAGGGAAGATTTATGATATGACTTCAGTTGCTCAAGGATTTAAGACTTAATATATTATAGGAGATTGTTATGGCTTTGCCAAAAATAGATACACCGATTTATGAACTTGATTTGCCTTTGTCTGGAAAACACATTCGTTTCAGACCATTTCTAGTTAAAGAACAAAGAAACTTGCTAATGGCACTTGAAGCAAGTGATGAAAGTGCTATAGAACAGAATATTCGTCAAGTGTTACACAATTGTACTTTGACTGAAGATATTGACATAGACAAACTTCCTATCACAGACATTGAGTTTTATTTTTTAAACTTGAGAGCAAGGTCTGTGGGTGAGATTGCAGAAAACAAATACCGCTGTAACAATGAAGTTGAAGGAAAAGAATGTGGCAACATCATGGAAGTCAATATTAATCTATTGGATATTAAAGTTGATAAACCTGAAGGAATATCAGATACGATTAAACTGACAGAGAATATAACAGTTAAACTAAAGTATCCTGAGTTCTCTATTGTAAAAGAAACAAGGAACACTACAGATATTTCTGAGTTTGCTTTAAAAATGATTGCAGATAGTATTGAATATATTCATGATGGTGAACAGTTCTATTATGCAAAAGAAGCAGATCCAAAAGAATTGTTAGAGTTTGTAGATTCATTAAATCAACAACAATTCAGTAGATTAGAAGAATTTTTCAATAACTTACCAAAACTAGAAAAGACTGTTGACTTTACATGTAACAAATGTGGTTACGAACATAAACTAGAGATTGAAGGACTCAACAATTTTTTCGTGTAAGTTTTCGTCATGATACATTGCAGAACTACTACAAGACTAACTTTGCTTTAATACAGCACCACAAATATAGTCTTGCAGAAATTGAGAATATGCTGCCATGGGAGAGAGATGTTTATGTCAATATGTTGATTCGTTATTTGGAAGAAGAAAATGAAAAAATAAAACAAAAACAATCGCAGAGAACAAGTAGATGAGTATATTAGGAAGTCTGTTGGGTGGTGGTAATAACAGACCAGAACCATCAGAAACAATGCAGAACAATACAAGAGGATTGATGAGTAATCTCAATCCTTTTAATTTGGTGTCGGGAATATTTGGTAGAAAAAAATCTGCTACCGATAACTATGCTGGAACAAAAGGTGGTATGAGAAAAGGATTAAAAGATAGCAAGAAAAAAGATCCTAAGTTTGTATCAAAAGTTGCCAGAGCAGATGTACCTCCACAGAAAGGCGAATCTATCACAGACATTGCTGGTAAGTTATATGGTTTAATAAGACGAAACGAAGAAAAGAAGAAAAAAGAACTTCAAATAGAAGAAAACTTTGCAAAATCTTTCAATGAAGTAAAAGAGAAAAGAAATCAACAATTGATTGAGGCTTTAACTAAACAACCAAAAGGTCTGAAAAAAGAAACTAAGAAAATTAAAAAAGAATCAGACAAAACAAAAAAAGAAATACAAGATTTGAAAAAAGAAACACCTAAAGGAAAAGGAATAGAAAAACCTGAAATCCCAAAAGGTGCAAAACCATCACCTGGTGCTCAACCACCAACGGCAGCGGCACCTAAAGGACCTACTCCCTCAGCAACACCTGCGCCTAAAGGACCTACTCCCTCAGCAACACCTGCGCCTAAAGGACCTACTCCCTCAGCACCTTCTTCTGTTCCCAGTGCTGCAATACCAACAGCAGCAAAAATAGGAATTGGAGCTGCTGGAGTAATTGGAATGGTAAATGCTCAAGCAGATGAGTTGGGAGTAACCAATGAATATGCAAAGAAGGCTATTTTAGCAAATATTCAAAAAGAATCTAATTTTGTGCCTCAATCTGAGAATTTAAAGGCATATGCAAATACTAGTAATAAAAGAATTAGAGAAATATTTACTGCAAGAGCAAACAAATATTCTGATGAGGAATTAAATCAAATTAAGAAAGACCCATATAAATTTGCCGAAATGGTATATGGAAAAGACACTAAAATGGGTAAATCAATGGGTAATACGGAAGAAGGTGATGGGTTCAAATATCTTGGTAGAGGATTTATACAAGTAACCGGAAAAAATAATTATAGAGAGTTAGGAAAAAAACTTGGAATTGATTTGGTAAGTAATCCTGAAAAATTAAACGATCCTCAGATTGCTGCTAGAGCTGCAATTGTTTTTGTCAGAGATGGATTAGGAAAAAATAAAATAAATTCATTTAAAAATCAATCTGAAGCAAATAGAGAAGTAACACAAACTATTGGTGGAAGAGGATTAAATTTATCAAAAGGATATGGTGCAGAACTATTATCTAAAGTTGAGAAATATTCTTCTAATTTACCAGAAGGTTCAACTAGTTCATCTGGTAAAAGATTAGCTGAAACATCTACAGAAAACAAAGACCTAAAAAAACAACAAGCGGCCGCAGCAGGAGGACCTGTCGTGGTAAATCAAACCAATAACGTAGTAGCTTCAGCAGACAATTCAAAAACTATGACGGTACCTAGATCAGACGCATCAACCTTTGCACGAGGAGCAGCAACATAATGGCGACAGCACAAGATTATAGACAAGCCAGACGAACTGGTCAGATATCACTTACCGATTTAATAGCAAGAAATATTGCTGAAGGTGGAGGGTTTGGTTCAGTCGGTAAGGCGGTATCACAAAAATTTGCTGCAAAGAGAACACGAATACGAGAAGCATTCGATCCTTTGAATATTGCAAGTATGCTTGTTGGTAGAACAAAACTTGGTACAGCAATTCTTGGTAGAATGATGGGAAGAAGTGCAGATGACATTCAATACTTTGCAAGAAAGGGTGCAGGTCGTGAAGCAGCATATGATCCATTCTTTGCAAGAGTCAGTCCAGGTTCTTTACAACCAGTCAAACAAAGTGAAGGTGTTGCTGATGTATTTGCAAAAATTTATAATCTACTTAAAAAGAATATTGATGATGAGACAAAGAGAAGGGAAGTAGAAAAAAACTTTAGAGAGGAACAATCATTAGAAGATGAACGCCGTTTCAAAGAATTATTAGCAGCAATTACTAGTAGTGCAAGACCTAAAGCAACACCAGTTGAAAAGAAAGAAGGTGGTGGACTTTTAGACTTCATTAGAAGTATGTTTGGAAATATCAAAGATATGTTTACAAACCTAATGAAATTTTTAGATCCATTCATTAATTTGGCTAAAACAATAATGACATCATTCGGTACTGGATTTTTAAGTTTAATTGCAAGACTTGGAGCTTTTCTATTAAGTCCCGTTGGTATAGCTTTGTTGGGTCTTTTGACTGTGGCGGCCTTGGGTGCATATGTCTATGATCTATGGTTAAATAGAGATAAGACAGGAATTCAGCAGCAAAAAGCTTTATCCTCTGGTCAGGCTGCTGGTGGTGGTTATGGTGGTGAAGCAGAATACGAATCAATGAAAGAAAGTCCAGAAAAAGAAGCAGCAAGAAAAAAAATAATTGATAAATTTAATAAAGATAAAAAAGGTAATATTGCTTCTGCCACATTAACCGAATTAAATGCTTTGCGTGAGGACATTCTTCAATATGGAAATCCTAGATTTCAATTAAAATCTAATCCTTCTCCATATATCAAAGAAAAATCAGCAAAATTAGATGCCATTGAAGCTGAAATAAAAAAGAGAAAAGAAAAACAAGCATCTGCAACACCAGTACCTTCAGGAGCAACATCAGGTGGGATGAGTGGACAAACTGCTTCATCTGCAACACCAGTACCTTCAGGAGCATCAAAAGGTGCTGAAGCTTCACCAGCAGGTTCAATTACATCTTCTGCTGGTGATGCATCAACTCCAGCAGCATCTACAGCAACAACACCAGGTTCAGCATCATCAGACATGTCTACAGCAATGCCTAATGTTCCTTCAGCACCTCCTGTTGCAACTGCTACTGATCAAAATATGCAGCTAGAATCTGAGATCATGGATTTTACACAGTCGGCACCTATGATAATCAATAAGAGTTCAACAAATGGAATAAATTTAGGTGGTCAAGATGCTGGTACTGCAACTGGTGCTGCACCTGTTCGTGATGATGCAATTGGAAATATCATAAACAAACTTCAACGTAGAAGTTCTGTGATGTAAAAACCCCGCACTAGGCGGGGCTAAACAAGACCGTCTAGTCTGTTTAATCTTCGGCTGCAAGCTTTGCAAAGTAATTCATATCATCATCTTCATCTTCATCGATTGAAGGTGTTTTCACTGGAGCTTTCTTTGCAACAGGCTTCTCCTCAACTTCAGTTTCAAACATATGAGAACTATCTTCAACCGTGGTTCTTGGTGCAGCAGTTCCTGCTAGACCCAGAACTTTATCAAGGCGTGCTTTGATAGCATCATATGATTTGAACTTGCTAGGATCAATCAGCTCTTTGAGAGAGTATTCTTGCTTCCATACTTTCTCTAGGGCATCATCGTCATCTAGCAGAGGTGCAGGTGAATCAAACTCACACTTATCATAGTTTTGATAACCATCGACTTTACGAATCTTGACTTTGAAGTTAGCACCTTTCCACAAGTCAAATGGGTTCATTGGCTTCTCATCTTCAAACTCAGGATGCATTGCACCATTGATTTTATCAAAGATGCTCTTACCATATTTAAATAGAAAAACTTTGCCGTTGTTTTCAGGACGTTTAGGATCCTCAACAACATAGATGTTTGAAACATAAGTTAGCTTACGCTTTTGATCACGGGCAATCTTTTTGTTTGCTTCAATGCCTGAGTTCCACAATTGTGTATTGTGTTCACAAACAGGACACTTTTCATTGAGTGTAGTACGGCAATCATCAATCAGCCAACCACCAGGACCTTGAAAGCCATGACGGAACATTTTGACCCATGGGAGTCCATCTTCATCTTGTGGTGGTTCAGGAAGAAAACGAATGACTGCATAACCATTACCAGACTTATCTAGTTCAGGTTTCCAGTAATGATCGTCATCGGAATTTGAATCGGAAGAAGTGTTGACTGCTTCTAGTGCTTTGGTGAGTTTGTCAAGGTTAGACGAACTCTTTTTGAGTTTTGAAAAATCCATTAGTATCTCCTAGTATAAACGTAGTATAAACGACTTGTCCACATACAGCTCATTATATCATAGTATTTAGTCATACTGCAAGAGCATCAAGTATCAATCTCTTAGTATTGCCTAAATCTCTATGTAATATACCGATACCACCATTGTCAATGAAACCTTCTATAACATAGTCAGTATCATCAACAAGAATGGTACTGGCACCTCTGGCATAAGTACCTTTCAATCTGCTACCTGGAATAATGTTTTGCTTGTACTTGATGCCATGATCTTGTAACCACTTCTGTTTTTGTTCTGTTACTTCTTTGTGATATTTTGGTCCACCACTTGAACTTAGAATTTCAATATTGATGTTAGGAATAGAATCAACAAACTCTAATAGTTCTTGAGCACCTGGCCACCATTCAAGTGTTGCAAAGTTACCACCTTCAATGAATGTTGACCAATCTGAATTGAATTCTTTTAATTCTCTAGACCTATTAGCAGATTTATTAAAAAGTTCTTCAAATCGTTTTTCAAAGTTAGCCAACACTCCATCCATATCCAAGTATAGTGTTTTCATAAGTATTTCCTCACAATATCACGAAATTTTATTTTATCATAAACAACGAACGGCGTATATTTTTTTATCTTTCTTTTCCAAGTTGGCCATATTATATCATCATCAATTTTTTTCTCCCACATTGGTAAAAAGTTCATCAAGTCATTAAGTATCACGACAGTTTCTAAAGTCACTTTATGTCTGAGTAATTCGTCATATAGTTTTGGTGATGCAGATTTGACTGATATGAAATCTTTATGGTGGTCAAACAAGTAAGTTATATCATTTTCAAAAGTATATGTCAAGGACTGTTTTGTTTTTAACCAATTTGTGTAATTATCTTCTGCTTCTGGTGTCAATAGTTCACCGACCCAATGAAAGTCTTGGCGAACAAAGTTAGATACCAAAAAGTCTCTACAATCTTCTAATGAATATTTTCTGGATAATTTGTAAAAAGAATATTTGTTTTTGTGAGTAAGAAAAGATTCTTTTGTTGTATTTGTTTTGCCGTTATATTTGAAGTAATCGTAACTGTCAGATATAAAATGCAATCTTAAAGACTGATACATCATATAGACGGCGTATCCGCCATTTTCACTCATAGAGGTAGTCTGTTTATTTTCTTTAGTTGATTGTTCTTTTCGGCTTGTTCTCTGATTTTTGACTTGAGTGCTGATGATACAAGAGAGGATGCAACCTCCACCTCTAAACCTGTTTGTTCACAGTGATGAAGAATTGCATCCAATAAGTCACAGTTCATTTCTCCTGCCATAGTTTCAATCATCAAACTGAATGTTTTTATTTCTTCTCTTGTTGGCATTATGTTCTAGTATAAAATATATGATTACCAATTTGCATTACCACACCACTCTTTTTCCAACCAGGATTGATGTAGGCTCCATGAAAATACATTACGTTATGTGCTGCTATTTTAGCATGAGCAATAGGTTCTGTCAATGCTTTTCTGGCAATGTATTGTGCTTCTTCCCATAGGTATTGGTTTTTATTTGTGTGAACTTTTTCACATACCCAACTAAATTGGCATAACATTCTTCCATTGATTTTATCTTTTTGATAGACAACGCCACAGATTGTATTTGGATATCTGTTTGACTTTGTTCTATTGATGGTAACCTGTGCTACGGCAAGTTTTCCTTCAAAGGATTCTCTACCTGCTTCGTAGTAGATATTGTTGGCAAGACACTCAACGTCTTTTGCCATGACTTGTTTAGTTTCTCGTTCAATTTCATTTGCAACTTGATCTGGTATTGTATATGCAAATACGGACAGAGATAATAGTGTTGCTACAATTAAAAAACTTATTCCGCTAAAAATATTTGTGAACTTATCTTTAAGCATTATTTCTCCTTAGTAGTTAGGGAGAGGCCGAAGCCTCTCTTGTCCCGATCAGGTAGACTTTTTGCTAGTAGTCTTTTCTGTTGTGATGTTTGAAACAAAACCGTTCAAGGACTGTGCCTTGGTAATAATTTCGTTTTCTGTGGGATATGTTGGATATGCTGGATGATCAGGTATTGGTTGTCCGTTTAGTTTTGCAGACTCTACCTTTACATGCCATTCTTGTTGAAGTCGATCTTTGTTAGAATGATATTCCTCTAACAAAAGTTCTTTCGCCATTCTTAAAAGTTCAAGACGAATTTCAAAAGGTGTAAGATTACTCATAGTTTTCTCCTTGTGTGTTGTGTGTAAGTGGTGGTTTTTTAGGATTGCTCCTGGGTGATGCCACCAAAACCCAGTGTATAATACTATTTATAGTTGTCCAGCTTTGTAAGCCTCAAGAGTTTTCTTGAACTTACCTGCATGAGAACGTTCTGCTTTTGCAAGTGTTTCGAACCAATCTGCAATTTCATCAAAGCCTTCTTCACGGGCAGTCTTAGCCATACCTGGATACATATCGGTGTATTCGTGAGTTTCACCTTCAATGGCAGATTCAAGTGCTTCTGCAACATTATTTACTTGCATACCTGTTGCAGGATCGCCAGCGGAACCATTTAACAAATATTCCATGTGACCGTGTGCATGTCCAGTTTCACCTTCTGCTGTGTGACGAAATACGGCAGCAACTTCTGGTGATCCTTCAATGTCAGCCATGTTTGCAAAATATAGATAACGGCGATTTGCTTGTGATTCACCTGCAAATGCTTCTTTCAAATTCAATTCAGTTTTAGTTCCTTTGACGCTCATAGTATCTCCTAATTATCGATTCGCAATATACATTGTGATTTCAAAACCAAAACGCATATCGTTTGCTTGTGGTGTCATCCAAGTCATAGTAGTCTCCTAAAAATGTCGCAACAAAATGTTACGACTAAGATTATATATTGACTAGATGGGATTTGTCAAGTAGTGAAAATCATGATAATCATCTACTGATAAAGCTCTCTTACCATATCACAGTCATTGAAGTCTAGTGAAAGTAAAATTCTTGGATATGGAATACCAGGTTCGGTATCGTATACCCTATGTGGAATGTTATATTTGAACAGTAGAGGACGATCAAATACAAAAGAGGTGATTTCAGATTCTACATCACACATTCTATAGATACCAGTTTCATTCTTAGAAACAACATCTTGGCTTGGTGGTTTATATGGAGTTTCTCCAGTGGTTAAAAGATTAACCGCATCAGGTTTCATCTTGTACATCGTTGTAGTAGTACCAGGTAAACATTGATATATTGGCCAATTAATTCTGTAATCTATTTTACTTATAGATGCATCAGAATGAAGGCCTAGGCGAAACCCAGAACCATCTCCTGCTGTTATAACAAGCACCGAGCATGAAATGACTTCAACGCCTAGTTTATCTAATGCTGCTTTTAAATCAGGACATCTTTCAAATACTTCTTCATGATTCAAATAATTCCAAAGTAAACCATGTTCTAATATATCATACTTTCTTTGGCCTGGTCGTGTTGGATGAAATGTGAAAAGAACATCATTGTTAGGACGAATATTCAAATACAACTCATTGAGCATTAGGTACTCAAGTTGTTTTGTAATATCAAGATGGTTTTCTATGTCTAAAAATTTATATGGTATCATAGTGATCTAAAGTATTTAAAAATTAATCTCAAACCAGTTGATTGGGTAATAAGGACAACTGGTAAAACCCCAACTAGCTTAAGCGGCTAGTGCGAAACGCTCATCATTTGCGTTTATAGATTTGCTTGATTTACGGTCATCGCCTACCGTGTTGTCCATCTCTTTACTCATTGCCCTGTCGAAACCAGGTCAGCCCCATCAGAAGTGTCCTGCTGTTCACAGGTCGGGAATTCCAATCCTTAGAGTCTTGTTAAACTCTTACATATCACCCTAAACAACACTTCTGGTGGAGCTGGGCGGAATCGAACCGCCGTCCAGAACACCTTTCAGTCAACTTCATACAACAATACGGTACACACTATGTAGGATTCTCACCTACGTTACCGACCAGCGGTATCTTAGTTTCTTCGTCGCCTTTGCCACTTCTAGATGAATAGTGTGATATTTTATTTATCGGTTTTGCCCCATTTTATTTTTAACCAAATCCTTTCATGTATATAATAGTCCAAGCTCAACAGAATATGTAGTATCGTAGCAAATCCTGTGGCCTGTGCTATACTACCTGTAAAGAGGTAAGTGTAAAATATAGTGAACAACCAAGCTGTAATTCTATAGCTGATCATTCTTGCTATGGTTCTTTTATGTGTTTCTGTCATTTATTGCTTTATCAACAAAATAGATATTTACTGCATTACCAAAGGTAAGCAGAAAAAACATGGTTAGTCCCATGATTGTCTCCTATACGTAATGTAAGTATCCTCCAACAATGTACTTAGGTCCACTAACAGGAGGCAAAGCAAGGTGTGGATGTGTCCATAAAGGAGGAAACATCAATAACTTTCCTGTTTTAGGTTGAACTTTTATACTAGGAGAAACTTCCCTGTTTAATTGAAATACTGTTTCGCCACCCTCATTAACGTCATTCAAGTACCAAAAATAAGCTAAAAATCTTCTTGCTGAAAGATAATCTTTAGAATCAACATGAAATTTAAATTCATCTTCAGTATTTGGTAAATATCTTTTTATTCTTAACTGCTCATACAACATTTCATTTGGCCAAGACTCATCATCAATATTGAGATCCGATTTGTATCTTTTTAGATACTCATGCATTGTTCCAAAGAGAACTTCAAACTCTCTACCCCAAACATCAATGTGGTGATTGATGTTTATCTGTTTAAAAGAATGATGGTTTTCATGGTAATTTCTTACCTGATGTGTGAGATTAGACTCAAATTTTTTTATGATATGTTCACATTCTTCTTTCGATAGAACGTTATCATAAGTTTTTACATAATCTATCATTTAGTCACTATACTAAAATCTTAATTAAATGTCAATGTTTATTCTGGTGATAATACTTGATGGCTTCTGCTAAACCGTTTAGGTGATCCTCAGTTCTCTCTTTGAAGATAATTGGTGGTGAATCTTTAACTGCCATAATAACAACCAGGTTATCAATAGGGATACCAATCAGTTCTTCATACATTAAAGCATATGCTGTAGTTTGCCAGAAATAATCTAATACATCATCTCTTTTCTTTGGTCTTGCAGAGGTCTTAAAATCAATTACAGAAAGTACTCCGTCATACTCTGCAATACAATCTACTCTACCAGCCATACCTATTGCTTTAGACCACAACGCTTGCTCTTGATAATGAATGTTGTTTATCTTGTTCAGATAGGGTTTTATTGAGAGAAAAAACTCAACAGCATCAGGCATCACACCTTTCATATAATCCTGTTTATTATTTAGATAGTTCTCACAGATAGTATGCACATTAGTGCCACGGGAAGTAGCTTGTTTAGAGATACGATTGGCTTCCTCTTCGCCGACTCTTGCTCTCCATTCCATGATAGCTTTTTTCTTTTTGGATCCAACAACAGTAGTTACAGATGGCAACTTAGTACCATCTGGCAACTTATAGTATCTTTTACCGTCAGGAAAAGTTTCTGATTGTAGGTCTTGTAGTTCTTTAGGTGGGCAATAGTTAAACATTATTTAAATCCTGGACCACCAACCCACAATACTAGTGAGCGGCGAATACCTCTAGTGACTGGAGTGACACGATGTAATGTCCATGACGGAAAAAACCATGCACGACCTTTTTTCTGTTCCAATTGTTTAATATCATCATTACCATATTTGACTTGTAATTCACCTCCTTCGAACTCAGAAGGATCACTTAACATCAATGACATTGATAATTTTCTATAAACATGATTTGAATTGCATAGACTAGCATCAGTATGCCAATCGTAGTGTCCTTGATCATGTTGTGTATATACACCTAGCTGTGCTGGTTCATAACAACCCGTTAGATCAAATTGAAAGAATTGACGATTAGCAGACCAAATTGCATCTGTTATCTTTTCCCAAATGTGATGATTTTTTCTATCAACACGCATCCAAGAAACATTGGTTCTACGTTTTTCTTTATCCACTAGTCCAACACCATCTGCGCCAATTTGAGCATCATGTTGGTCATGCCACTCAGGACGAGAAAGAATGTAGTTGATTTCATCATCAGATAGAAATCCTTCCCAATAACAAATATCATCTTTCCCCGGTGCATTGAATGGTGCAACAGGAAATATCAATTGTTGTGACATAATTAACTCACTTTCTATACATATCAATCATACGATCTCTTACAAAAGGATGTTGTCCATTCCATCTCTTATCACCAATAAACTCAGCATATGGACCATTAGCACGAACAAAATGACAGAATACTTGTCCAGAATAATAATGTTCTGGACCATCACATGGCTTTCTCCAATGCAATAGATCACATCCTTTATATACAACACCATCACCTTCTGCTAAATCATAACGGTGACCTGCCATGTATATAGGCCAAGAATAATGATGGGAACGACCTAGTTGTATTGTAACAGATATTTCACATGAAGGTCTATCAGAATGTATCTTTAACTCATCATCATTACCATATAAACGAGCATACGAGTATGTGGGAAAGAGTTCTTCCTCTAACGCTTCCTCTAATCTTGGCCATACCATTTCTAAAATAGTTTCACAGGCAAGTTCACCATGACCTGCTGCTTTTGAGTTTGGTATTTGATCGTCGCCACCTACTCCCATCGCACCTTTTACCGCCAGCAGATGAGTCATAAACTTTGATATTTCTGGTGATACTATGTTTTTAAAAAGCAAAACACCTTGTCTGTTGAAATGTTCACGGGCACTCATATTAATTCACCTTTTACTTTTAATCAATAAAATTCTTCAACTATAACGATTCCTTCACCACCACGAACGAGAACTGATGGTGGTGTGGGTGAAATGGCTGGTCCACCAGGGTTAACACCACCATGACCACCAGCACCATAAGCAACTGTAGAAAGTGCAGGAGTTCCCGGTGAAATAAAACGGCCTCCTCCACCAAAAATGGAACTTCCTCCTTGACCACCAACGGCGTTGAATGATATTGGTGTTAATTGTCTAAGACCCTGGGTGCCTGCACCACCAGTAAAATTGACATCTCCTCCCGATCCAGACCCTGCATTTATGCCGGCATATATACTAGAACCCGAATCTCCTGCTGTGGCTGAAACAACAGTTAGTGGTGCTGCCCCAAAGGAAGAAGTTCCATTTGCTTGCGTCACGCCTGGGCCAGGTAATGATGTACCAACAACATAAGGTTGAGGACCAGGTATTGATGGACCAGGATAATATTTAATTGCTGCCCCACCACCAGCACCTCCACCAGCACCTTGTTCTGCACCTGGTCCAGGAAGAACGGCATTTGGTCCACCAGCACCAACTACAGTAACCTTTATTGCCTTTAATGAATTCTCACCTGTTATATTAGGTCTAGGCCAAGTTCCTGGACCTGATGCTGTGTAATACCTTGTTATACTACTACCAACTGGATTACAATATGCTGTTGTTTGTCCACAAGGCTGATTATTAAATATAATTTCAGTATTGCTAAATGTTATTGGCATTTCTTAACTCTTTAAAAAAATTCTTCAATTATGACGATACCCGGTGCACCCGAACCTGCGGAAATATTAGGTGAGGCTGTGTTTGCACCTCCACCACCTCCACCGTAACCAGTTCCTGGTAATCCAATAGCACCCCCACCACCTAAAATAGAGCTACCTCCAATACCAGACCAAGTTGTTACATTACTTGATATACTACGTCCTGATTCTCCCGCCTGTCCCCACATAGTTAGTGCTGAACTCTTAAGTGGATTAGCAATAGGTACGCAACCATATCCTGCTGCTCCACCAGATCGATTATTAGCTACATCAGGAAGTGTATTACCGCTACCAGCATATGCTATAATCTGAACTGACTGTGCCGATGCAGGTCCTGTTGATGGTCCACCAAAGGTTGTATTTGAAGAACTAACAATAATTGATATAGGTTCAACTATGCTTGGGCCAGGATATATTATGACAACTGCACCTCCTCCACCACCACCTCCACTTGATGTATTCGCATCAATATTACCTCTCCCAGGACCGCCAGCGCCCACCGCAGTAACTTTTATTGCCTTTACACCTGGTGCTTTAGTATAAGTGGTATCAGAAGTATAGCTAAACATTCTAGGAGTACCACCGACATAATAAGGCACGGTTTGTACCGTACCATCATTAAATGTAATTTGTGTATTATTGGCTGTTATGGGCATTTTTAATATTATTTTTCGAGTAGTGTTTTCGTATTTATTTTATTGATATTAATAGTATTCTTCAATTATAACAACACCTACACCTCCGAGGCCGAAGGAATTAGGAATTCCTGGTATGCCACATCCAGAGGCACCGCCACCACCTCCACCGTATTTGTTTCCATCACTACCTGATGCACCTCCACCACCTAAGGATGACATTCCACCAACTCCTCCATTATACAGTCCTGATATGAGGTTTGCTGCTCTTCCTCCTGAACCACCTCTAATATTAATGTCTCCATTTGTACCGATACCACCAGTACCTCCCGAAAAAGCTGTTCCGGTGTTACCGGCAGTTGCAGAAATAACTGTTAGTGGAGCAACACCAAAGGAAGATGTATTGGCGGCTCCTCCAGCTCTGTATGGTTGAGGTCCGGGTATTGATGGTGCTGGATAATATCTTATTGCTGTTCCTCCGGCGCCGCCACCACCAAAAGCCTGATTAAAGTTTGAGGGAGTAGGAACTCCTGGGGTACCTCTACCACCTCGATTACCACCACCAACAACGGTCACTTGTATTCCTTTTAACCCTGTAGGTTTAGGCCAAGTTCCAGTAGTATTGGCCGTAACAGATGGTCCTTCATACACTCTCATTATACGATTTTGTACAGCGGCAGTTGGATATGCTGTAACTTGTCTGGTATTGTCGTTAAATGTAATTTGCGTATTATTGGCTGTTATGGGCATCTTTACCTCAGGTTGTAAATCTATAAAGCAAGCTTTTCTTTTACTGTTAGATATTCTTTGACGAAACCACTTCGGACGATATCTTCTAATCCAAATTTGATATGATGTACGTCTTTGATATTATTTAGTATACGGACAGCATCCGTCAAGCCAGACTTCTCTTTCTTATTGTTTAGGTCATTTTGATTATAATCTCCACACAATATAAATCTACAATTCTCTCCTATGCGTGTCAATACTGTGTCGATTTCATGAAATGTAGCAGATTGAAATTCATCAAACACAATAATACAATCTCTAAATGTTAGACCTCTTAGAAAGCTGGTTGTTTGAAACTCTACAATTCCTTTATGTATTAAGAAGTGCCATGCATCGCCTCGACCAATCAATTCGTTGACGATGTTCTGATACGGTTCTTGATATATCTTTGCTTTTTCTTCAAGTGTACCTGGTACAAATCCTAAATCTCTTGAAGGTACTGCTGAACGAATGATAATGATTCTGTTGTAATGTGATGCATCGTCTAACAAATCTTTAAGACCAAGATACATTGCAAGAAAAGATTTACCTGACCCTGCTGATCCTGATAAGACTAAATGATTACCTGCTTCATATGCTTCAAATGTTCTTTCTTGATTCTCTGTTAAAGGCTTTATTTTTTTAAGTGAAAAATGTTGTGATTTGGCTTCTGCTGCTGCTGTTCTTTTTCTTGGTGCCAATTGTTTCTCCTTTACCATTCACGAGGCATTTTAGTTTTGTGACCATGCTTTACTGTATTGTGTGGAACTTTTTCTTTGATGCGACCTATAATCTCTCTTTCAAATCTTGCATCGGGTTGACCAATACCAGGAACAGACATACGCATACCATCACCTAAGATGGGTGCTTCGTCTATGTATCTTTCTAAGTGGGGATTTTGTTCTTTGAATTTATCATACTGTGATATTCTCATAGTATGTTCTTCAATTTCATTGGTTTCTTTGTTCAAGAATTCGTATGTTGGCATAGTGTTATATCATTAGGTTTGTCATTAATAATCGCAGTAGAGGTTACTCTATCTATTTGAAGGTAACCGTGACACACAATATTCCAATGTTGTCCATCTTCTTCAGATTCACCTTTACATGGTACATTGATGGTCACATTCTTAAAAAGATATTCTCTGTTGTTTTCAAATACTCTCCAAACATGATCAGGTGTGCCTCTACCTGGATTACCTCTTGTTTGATTGTATCGTATCTTATATTTATTCATATGATAATTGTTTCGGATGGTGGGTTATAATTTTTAATTCTTCCTACACCTAGATTGAAATGAATAAATGTGAAGGAATCGTCATTTCCATTTCTAGTAAATCCGTGAGGCAACCATGAATTAGTGAAATATAACATCCCTGGCTTTGGATCAAAAAAAGCAATGGTGCTTGCATCGGTCAACTCATTCACGTTTTTGGGAGGCATGTTAATTTGACGTTTTGCTGGTCTTGGATCATATACAGAAAACTTACAAGAATTTTCTGGTACATCTAAGAAATATATTCCTGTCAGTTGATTACCAAAACCATGTACATGTTCTTCGTGACCAGAATATTTTTCGTGTTCTTGACACCAAAACTCCCTACACGTTACGACCCATCCTTCCATATTGTAACCTTGTGATTCTAAGATATTATGTCCAGTACCACAAATATATTCAACCATTGGATACAGTCTAGAATCATCCATATACTCTGTCATGTGTACAGGATATGCAGGATTACAAGTGGATTGTTTTTTTGTTTCTGCTAGATAGGCATAAGAAACTTCTTTCGCTATCTCAAGATATTGTGGGCTGTGTATCCAGTACACATTAGAAGGATAAAGACTTTGTACATTCAGCATATTTTCCATCATTCAATCTTCCATAAAATATAGTATAATTATATATGATTGTAACGTAGTAGTCAAGTATATTTAGTTCCAATACTTACTAGCATCTAAATTCTTCCAATATTTCTCATTGTTTCTATTCCAAAAATTCTTGATGAGGTACCAAGCCATACCAAAGTAACCCATCTTTTTAAATCGTCTAGCATCTTGGCCAAAATAGTGATTTATTATTTTAAACTTTTTGGGATCATACATTCGTGAAAGGAAGTAATCTTCTGACGTTAAAAACTTATCTTGAAACCCACCAAACTCATCAAACTTACTCTTGCGAGTTAACATGAATGCACCAACAGCAAAAGGAGAGAAATGTTTTAGTATATGATTGATCTTATTGAAAATCATAAACCCAAGTTCTGCTTTCCAATTATCTTCATAACACTTGATGTTTGCTCCAATCAAATCTAAGTTGTTGTGTTCCATCTCAAAAACAGCATCACGAATTGTGTAATTATCAAAGAATATTACATCGGCATCTATGAATAGAATATAAGGTGTCGTAACTAGTTTGGCTGCATTATTTCTTGCAGTTGCAACAGGACCACCTTCAATAATTTCAATATTCAAAAAAGCACGATTATTTCTTATTACTTCTCTAGTGTTATCTGTTGAACAATCGGCAATAATAATTCTAGTGTCACCTATCTTCTGTTGACGTAAAGAATTAAGCAAATGATTTATATAATTTTCTTCGTTCCTACAAGGAATAACAATAGTAATTTTATCGCTTAGTTTCATCTCTTTACACACTTTCCTTCAACTTTGAAATTATCAAACTTCAACCAGTATGTCATAGACTGTAAAGTTTGTTCACATTGTTGTTGTGTTTCAAACTGCAAATTAATTCTTCCTGGAATGTCCTTTGGATTGTTTATGTGTACCGCTATCAATATCATCAACCACATTATCGCTCTCCTGTGTCCATGTGACTATTTCCCATCTGCCATCATGATGCTCAACAAGTGCAGTCAACGATTCAACCCAATCACCATCATTCATATAAACAACACCATCAATTTCTTTTATCTCTGCATGATGAATATGCCCACAAATTACTCCATCAAATCCTTTTTTCTTACAATATACTGTTAAATTTGTTTCAAATTGAAACATGAAGTCTACTGCTTTTTTTACCCGGTGTTTAAGATAGCGACTGAGACTAAAATAACCAAAGCCCATTCTATGTAAGATGCTATTGATTCTAGTATTGAAAGATAAAACGGCGTCATATGCTTTGTCTCCTAAAAATGAAAGCCAAGGGGCTAGCCTTGTAATACCGTCAAACAAATCGCCATGTACCACAAGATAATGTTTACCATCAGCACCAATATGTTCTATTTGATTGTATACTTCTACCATTCCGAAATTTAAATTGTATTGTAAATACGGTCTGAGAAACTCATCATGATTTCCCAATACATAAACTACTCTAGTGTCTCTCTTAGCATGACCTAATATTCTGCGAATCACATTTGTGTGACTTTGTTTCCAACGCCATTTATTCTGTTTAATTTTCCACGCATCAATTATATCACCCACAAGATATAGTGTTTCACATGTATTATGCTTGAGAAAATTGTTAAGATGTCCGGCTTTACAATCTTTCGTTCCTAAATGAACGTCGGATATAAAAATACTACGGTATGTTTTTTGCATATTAGTTCTGGTTACGGGTCCAGAGTCACCTTATCATTGTGACCGATTTATATAATTAGAAGTTTAGTTGGCTTCTAAACATAATAGCACGGTCACCATTCACACGGCTACCTGAGCTACCTACAAGTGCATCAAATTTAGTGTCAACATAGTTCACCATGAAACGCATATTATCGGTAACAAACCATGTGATACCATAGGTCATGGCAGTAGCACGATTTGATTTACCAGTAGCAACTGTGATATTGCTGGCATCAAACTCACTCATACGCACATTGACTTGCACGGCACCTTTACCACCTTTGTCTAAAGGATTAGCAGGTTTGATTGCACCAAATACACCATCTTTGTAGTTATATGATTCACCAGTCAGATTGTATGCTGCAAGAACATAATAGCCTTTAATTTCTTGATTGTTTCCTGTTGTAGGATCATATATGAAATTAAATTGTTCTGCTTGTACTTTCAAAGCATTATATGCAAATGCTGCTTCAAGGCCTTGACGGGTTCTCTCAGTTACACCACCTAATGCAGAGCCAGTGAACCAAGCATTTTGTGAACGTGCTTCTGTTCTGCCACTTGCTGGTGCAACACCACCTTTGATTTCACCTGTACTATATGCAGCACCTAAGTGTAGTGTATATGCTTTGCTACCTTGTAGTTCAGCAATGTTTGTAGTCACACGGCCAATATAATCAAATCCATCCGACACAGCGTCTTTGTTAGCACGACCACGACTTGCTGCAATAGCGTATGTCAAACCAGGCTTAGGAATACCGTGAATCATAAAACCAGTTTCTTTACCAGGAATAAATTCACCTTCAACTTGACCAATCAAACTACGCTCCATCATATCAAGATTGTTGGAACTTTGCAGTTGCTCAAGACTGAATGGCATCTTGAATAAACCGAATTGGTATTGTAGTTCTGGATTGGCTGCATAGTTTACCCATGCAACATCCATTGTGGTTGATGAAGATGCTGCACCGACATCATTACCAAAGTTACCAGAGAATTCATATTTGATGTCTTTTGCGAATTGTCCACGAACACCAAATCTACCACGGCGCATCTCTGCTACGTTTTGATACGAATCCGTGGTTTGACCGACACCGTAATTTGGTGTGTACTGTCGATAGTCCATATGTAATCGACCTGTAAATTGAATGGTGTTGTTACCATCTTTTGATTTAAGTCCGATTCCATTTTCTGTGACTGAACCATCGTTTGCTCTGGCTTGTCTATATTTGACTGAATCGCTAACGTCTTTGTCAATTCGCTGTTCTGCAAACTTTTTGTTTTCTTCTCTTTCTTCATATGCTTTGAGTTTTGATTCATATTCTTTTTGAGTGATTACATTCTTCTCTCTGAGAATATTCAATGTTTCTTTATACTCATCAGCATATGCAGGAATTACTGCGGCTAGTGCAACTACGATAGAAAGTTTTTTAAATAGTTTCATTTTGTCCTCACTTCCAGATTGGGTTACCGTCAGGACCTTTTAGATCCTTACGCCAGTTGTCTTGTACAAGTTTGATTACGTCTTGTGGCATATGAACATATTCTAGTTCAGTTGCCATCTGAGCACCATTCTTGTATGACCAATCAAAGAATTTGAGAACTGCACGACCTGTTAGTGTATCTGCTTGTTGCTTGTGCATAAGAATGAAACTTGCACCTGTTGCTGGCCAAGCATCCTTACCTGTTTGCCATGTGAGTAACAAATACATACCTGGTGCATTTTTCCAATCTGCATTTGCGGCTGCTGCTTTGAATGTAGAATCATCAGGTGATACAAAATTACCATCACGATTTTTTAGTGATGCATAAGGAATTTTATTTCTCTTTGCATATGCATATTCAACATAACCAAACGCACCTTTCAGTCTTTGTACTTGTGCTGCAACACCTTCATTGCCTTTACCGCCTACACCCACTGGCCATTTAACTGCTGTACCTTCACCTACTGCTTTGGCAAATTCTGCATTGGCTTTGCCTAAAAAGTTTGTCCAGATAAATGTAGTCCCTGAACCATCTGCACGATGCACAACAGTAATATTCATTGCAGGTAGATTAACACCAGGATTGATTTCTGCAATTGCTTTATCATTCCATTTTGTAATTTTACCTAAATGAATATTTGCAATAATCTCAGGTGTGAGTTTTAGTTTGCCCGATTCAATACCATCTAGATTAAATACAGGCACAACACCACCGATGATTGCAGGAAACTGCATCAGTCCTTCTTTATCTAATTCGTCTTGCTTCAATGGCATATCACTTGCGCCAAAGTCAACTGTCTTGGCTTTGATTTGACGAATACCACCACCAGAACCGATTGATTGATAGTTTAGACCAATGCCAGTTTGTGCTTTGTATGCTTCAGCCCACTTAGCATAGATTGGGAAAGGAAAGGTTGCACCTGCACCAGTAAATTCTGCTGCTGATACAACCGTAGAGAGAAATAGGAAGGATGCTGCTAATACTTTTTTGAATTTCATGTTATCTCCTTTGGTTGAACTGCTTAAACACTCAAAAAGTAACGGAACTGTCACAATTTGAAATTTTTTTTAAGCGTACAACCCAAGTTCTTGGTTGATATCAACCATTTTCTGGAGACAACCTTCAGTATACCATTTAGGTATAGGTCTTGAATTCACTTTACCTTTCCATGATGCAAGATGCGTCTTATTATTTATGTAATAATTTCTGTAAGAAGCAATGGAATCACCAGAAATTTTTACATCTTCAGGCATAGCAGGTGTGGGTTCAGTAAATACTCTATCATTGGGAATATTCTTAGGATGAATTCTCAATGCTTGTACTAGGCCTATCTGCTCACACTTATGCACCTTACCGTAACGATAGGTATATTCTTTACAGAGAGCCATCAACAAGTGAACAAGCCAATCATAGTTTGCTGCCGATTGTCTTGCCCAAACAGCGGATGGGTGACTGATATGAGTAGCAGAGTAGTAGACATTCTCCATCTCATTGTTCAGTACCCAACGCTTAACATTACGACCAGTTTTTGATTTGGCTTGAGTTTCTGTGCCATCTAGAATACGGTGAGCCGTAGAGAGTAGCTGACAGTATTCTAGAATCATTTTAATGCAATGTTTGTCGTTGTGCATCTCTGCACACTTCACAGGATCATTATGTAGATAAAAGATGTTCATGATTAGAACTTAGGGATCTCCAGTTTATCGGTTTTCTCTTTTGATTCTTTCTTGGTTGGGAAACGAGCAGAAATAGATTCTGCCGTTACTGTTTGCATTGCAAATTGTTTGAATTGTTCATAACTATCTTTTACGGCATATGCAGACTTACCATTAACAGCAGCAGAATCAGCAAAGAACAATACACAACCACCAGCAGCAAGTGGAGCAATCTCAATAATATCATCAAGATTGATGATTACTTTACAGCCTTTTTCTACAGAATCAACTTCAATAAATGTAGCCATTATGCCTCCAAATCGGGTTTAGAATTATCTTTAATTTTTGCTTGCTTTGCTTTTGCTTCTGCAATCTCTGCCCCAATGAAAAGTTTTTTCATGAAAGGAAGATTCTCTTTTGACGTTACAGAGAGCATACGTTTTGTTTCTTGTGACATTTTAAAACCAGAATAAGCTTTCACATTTTCTCCTTAGCGAACTTTGTTACAATCGGGTACAGCAACAAGATAGTTAGTGTATTCATTGTGTGGACGTACAAAGTAACAGTTACCATTTACATCCCACACTAAATGATTCTGTACACCTTTTACATCAGCAAGTGCAGGTGGGTTCTTTAGTTCTTCAAAACTTCTTTTAGCAGTCAAAAACAAAAGAAATGCCAGACCAATCAAAACAACAGCCATCATAACATAGTTTAGATGATTCTTCAAATATTCAATTACTTTCATAGTTTATAACACTCCTACATGAATAAAAACAGCATATGTAATATAACACACTAACGAAACAATTGCAACACCTAATGCATAAAGTGCCAATCTACCAACTCTTTCTTGGTAATATTCTGCTTCAAACTTAATCATATCTCTCTGTGCCCGCATCATAGGCGATACATCACCATCTAACATGGCGAATGTTTTATCTGCTTCTTCTAATCTGCGTTTGGCACTAATGTAATGAATAATGGATATCATGCTATACAGTCCTTCATCTCTCTCCAGTAGTTTCGTTCTGCCCAATGCACAATACACCAATCCTCTATGCATCTTTCTGTTGTTAATTCTTCTGTAGGTTGTTGATTGTTAATCATCTTTGTAAACCAATGCACCCAATACTGTTCTATTATCTCTTGCTCCGATAGTGTTTCCCAATGGGTATATTCATGACCCAAAGTGGTCACATCAGGATAACAGATGGTATAATACTTCATTGTCAATCCCACAGCCCACTATAGTATTTACCAAACAGTCTTAGACCATTCTGTACACGGTCCTCTACCTTCTGCATACCTTCATAGTCACACACATAGGTATGTTTTGGCCCATGACCCATCTGGTAGTATGAGTGTTCGCCTTTAGGTACTTCGTTACCATCTTTATCAACAGGTATCCAAAGCATATCGATTTCACCAGAAGCAAATGATTCTTTCCATGAATCATCTACGATATGCTCAAAGGCAAAAATCATTTCATTCAATACCCATTCCCAACGACGATGGGTGATATCCCAAGAGTCTTTTTGATATTGTTCTTGGTTTTCAAACTCTAATATAAATTGTGATGATCCACCTTCATAGCCAACTATGCGTAGTTCTTCTGGTACATCTTCAGCATCAACTATAGGTGAACCATGTTTGGTATCACGCAGTTGTTTCAGCATAGGAAGAATGATATTGGAGAGAGTACTATCCATACTCCATGTATCCCAATGGTCAATCTTAACATATCTAATGGGAGGATGTATCTTATCTAAGACAGTTTGAATACCACGGGAAATAGGTGTAAGGAAATCAGCAATCTTATCCACCCATTCGGGATGTTCAATGTACTTTTCATCCATAATGATATTACGATTACGGCTGCATTTAGACCAATCAGTCCAAAAGAAAGCATAATCAATCCATGTATATGGTGAATACCAGTGATTACGATAATTGGAAATATATACACGCATTAATCATTATTCTCCATAATATACATCATAACAAAGAAACCAATTATTGTCAAGAAAAAGCCAAACGGATCACCAAGACGAATGGCAAAAAATAAGAAAAGAAAAAAGACAAAGTAGATTAAACTATTTTCCATTTATGATGGCATTGATTTGTTGAGCAGGGATGCCAATATCATAAGCCATGCAATGATGAGTCAACAGTCTAATGACAATAGCAGCCTTATTTATGAGTATACCACGCTCATGCTCACCGAATTGATTTTGAAGCATAGCATACTCACCTAGTTGCTCAATGAACCTATCAACGACCAGAGAGTCTTTGACTATTTCAGTCATGTTCTTTTCCATCAAAGACAGGAAACAATTTCAAAGCCTCAATCTTATCTTGATACTCGGCAATGTATGCTAATTCTTTTTCAATTGCATCCATCAAATCAGTATGTTCTGGTAATGCTGTAGGATTACGCAGCATTACCTCAACATTTACACGATGTTTTTGAATATGGCTCTGAAAATGAATTAAACTTGCTCTTAGGATTTCACCACGCATACTACACCTCCACATATTTGAGTTTAAATTGATCGGCACGATCTTCATAGCCATCATAGCCACGAGGATTGCAAACGATACGGGTAGTGCCTACCATGTAATCAAACTCATCATGGGTATGACCATGCGTCCACAGTTTGATGTTACGGTGATCAAGTATGAATTCTACTAGGTCACTTGAATATGCACCATTGATTTCATGATCCTTTTTATATCTAGGCTTAACACTTTCTTTTGTTGGTGCATGATGACCAACAACCACAAACTTAGTTTCTGGATTCAACGTCAAACAAGTTTTTAGTTTAGCCAAAAACAATTTATGATCTTCTACTGCATCTTGTGGAAGGAAATTACAGTCCTCACCAACTTGTTTATTGGTCACTAAACGAAAATCATTCATACCACGTTGTACACGATAGAACGTAAAAGGATCTTCTTTGTTCATATCAGTCCACAATGTACCGCCAAAGAAAATTGTATCGCCTATACGGATACTTTCTTTATCTAGTACGACTAAATTTTCAAACTTTAGGTATTTGCGGATTAATGGCAAAGTTTCACTAAAGTCACCATTATAATGTTCGTGATTGCCTACAATGTAGAGGACCATCTTAAATTCTTTGCAGCAGTTCTCCACAAAGGCATAGAACCGTTCAGCCATTCCTATTGTTTTAGGAGAGGTATC